CGGCGGGGTGCGGCTGCGCCGCGATGGCCGCGATGCGTCCCTCCCCCCTCCCCGTGGGGGGTGGCGCGTGTGGGCTCGATGCGGCGTGTCTGCGGTGTTGCGTGGGATGCGCACGGGATTTGTGGATGCGTGAGTGTGAGAGCCGGGACGTGGCGTTTACGCGATTGGCTGTGAGCCGTGCTGCGGGGCGCGTACCGAGACGGATGCCCGGATGGGGTGATGTGCTGGATGCGGTGCGCGCGTGCCGTGCGCGGGCCGCTACGGCGCCCCATGGATGCCGTGCCGTGATGCGTGCCCACCGATGTAGGTACTGGCACGCGCCGAGGGGGAGTGCCATGCACGCGAGGGGGTGGGAGTGCCACCGCGTACGGGGCTACTTGCGGGCCGACTGCGGGCATGCGCGAGCACGGGCCTACCCATGTGGCGGGTAGCGTGCGGGCAGGCGCTCAGCGGGCACCGCACGCGCCTGACAGCACGCGCTCAGTGGAGCGGCCTACAGGGGTGCGGCGCAGCGGTGTGCTGGCACTCGTGCGGGGCCTGCCCGTACGCGCGAGCGGCCCGGGGCTACCGGGCCGCTCAAGGGGTGCGTACGGGGGGCTACAACGCGCGAGCGGCCCGCACGTGGCGGGCCGCTCAGGGGGGCTACTTGGTGGCGTACGCGGCGGCTAGCGGAGTGGGCTGCACCCGCACCCAACCGCCCTCTCCCGGCTTGCTCACCGGGCCGTTGGCGGCGGCCATGCGCCTAGCTCTCGATCGGCGTGCTCTCGCCGATCATGGCGGCGACCATGGTGTGGCCGTGCTCCGGCACGCTGCTCGTGCCCTGCTCGGCCGTGCCCGCCTTGGCGGCCTGCCCGGCACGCGCGGCCTTGGCGGCTTCGCGGCGAGCGTTGCGGCACTCCCGGCACACCGGCTCCCGGCGCACGCCCCCGTTGGTGTGGTGCCCGGCCGTCGGGAACTTGGTGAGCGGGAGCGGCACGCCCGGGGCCTGCACGCACGCCTTGCCGCTCGCGCACACCTGCTCGCCCTCGGTGGCCACACCGGTAGCCTCGGGGCGCTTGCGGCCACTCGGGGTGGCGTACTGCTCGGCGAGCGCCAGCAGCGCCGGGCCGTACTCCTCGCACGCGGCCTGCGCCTTGCTCAGCTCCCGCGTGAGCGCGGCCCGCTCCCGGCCCGCCTTGGTGTCGCGCACCTGCTCGATGGCGCGCGCCGTGCTCACGAGCGTAAGCAGGATCTCGCGGGCCTGCTCGGCGCGCTCCGCGCCCGTGCTCGGCTGGTCGGTGGCGGAGAGCAGAGCGGCGGCCTGCGAGGCGGGGGTGCTGGTGGTGGTGGCCATGGTGGCTCCTAGCGGTTGGCGCCTGCCCGAGTGGCGGGCGCTGGGTGGTGGGCAACTGCAACCCGAATTAGAGCGCAAAGCGGTCAACTGCACAAGGGGTCGAGCGAGTGTTTTCGCGCCAAACTTTCAACCCGGGCCGGGCCGCCTGCCCGCCTGCCAGCACGAGCACCCGGCGCCCGCATCGGCGGGGGCCTGCACGAGCACCCGGCCGATGGCCGCATCGGGCAGGCGGCCCGCGCGGCGGCAACCCGGATGCGGGGGCGCAGGCGCCCATGCGGATGTGCGCATCCGGGCGACGTGGATGCCCGCATCGGCGCATCCGTGGCGGCGCCCGCATCACGCTTACCAACCGCTTTTTTTGACGCGTCAAACTTGCGCCGAGATTTCCGCATCCGCAGACGCCGGCATCGCGCGACGTATGCGACCTCGCGAGCGCGCGATGGGCTAATCGGCGCCGGCCAGGAGCCAAACAGATGCCGCAATCGCCGATGTTGCGGTCACGCGCGATTGAGAGGATGCGATGCGCTCACCAAGCCGCCCGAGGCGGCTGTCAAAACATCGGGAGGGTCGCGCGGGCCGCGAACTGGCCACGAATCAGGGCGCGGCCCGCGCGAGGGGATCTGGTAGGTCCCGATGGGTGCTTCGGGCGGCAACCTACACCACAGACCACACCATCGCGAACACGCACGCAGGATTGGCGCATCATGGGGACCAGGCAATCGCCGATACGCGGGGCGCGTCTGGCCGATGGCGGCATCAGCGTGACAGACACAAAGAAGCGGCCCGATGAGCCGCTTCCTTGCCTCAGCGCGATGCTGTTAGTTCAGTGGCGCCACGGGAGCCGCCACCGCGCACGAGACGAGCGGTTCGTGACAGCACGCTCACGGCGAGCCTGCGGCAGCGTGATGGCGGGGTCGAGGGTGCACTCGACGAGCTGGACGGTGTGGCGGTCCGCGCTCATCGCTACCACTCGCCGTCCTCACCGGTGGGACGCGGAGCGGGCAGCTCGCGCACGACGGGCATTGCGAAGTTGGTGTGTGACTGTGTGGTGGGCATAGAACGACCATACGCCTACGTCTTGGTCACGTCAAGGGTGTTTCGTTCGTTTCTGATCGATGTGTCGGTACGCTGACAAACCGGCCGCCGGTGCATCCCCAGACACGGAGCGGCTACCGGATGAGCACATCCGACCCACATGTGCAGTCCACGCGTCGTGCAGTCCACGCGTCGTGCAGTCCCGCAGTCGCAGTATCGCGCAGTCCTGCCATCGCTGCGCAGTCCCGAGACGCAGAGAGCCCCGCCAAAAGCGGGGCTCTCCACACCGTCAACGCATCGGTAGCAGCCAAGCGTCGGCCGCCACCCTAGCAGGCTAGTCGTTGAACACGCGCACGCGGATCGCGCCGTTGCGGTCCCTGTGGTCGGCGGGCAGCAGGTCCCACCACAGCAGGTCGCCGTCCCGCCTCTCCACGTGCTCGACCACGTACGCCATCCGCGCCTGCGTGACCTGCGACACAAGCGTGAGGCCCTCGTCGCACGCATCGGCGTACACCTGCCCGAAGTCGCCCGGGAGGCTGCTGTGCTCGGTCACGAGCATCCGCTCCTCGGGCACCCACGTGAAGATCTCGCTGTTCGTGGCGAGCATCAGCGGGTACAGCAAGTTCGTGTTCTGGCGGGTACGGCGATTGCGGCGGGTACGTGCGCGGGTGGCGGTGGTGGCGGGCATACGCGTATTCAACCGTGCGGGTGGGTTCAGCGCAACACGTAACGTTCGTACGGCGCGCCTTACGGGACGACTACGGCCATCGCGACGAGTGCGCACAGGGCGATGACGCCGACGGCCGCGAAGACCCACTGGACGGATTTGCTCTCCGATGCGAGCCCGAAGCACGGACCGAAGATTCCGACCAGCATCAGCACGATGACGATCATTGCTACAGGCCCAAGCCGTAGCTGCTCGCGTACATCATCTCGCCGTACGCCTCGGTGCTCGCGGCAAGCTCGGCCTCCTCGTCGGTCTGGTCGACCTGCCACTCGGTGTGAACCAGCGGCTCCATCCCATTCCGGGCCGCGATCCACGTCGCCGTCTCGCGCGCATCGCGGCAGCACGACCCGGCGCACACGTACACGTAGGACTGCGTGTCGCGCATGTAGATGGCGCCGACGTGGCCTGAGCGGCGTCCGAGAGCGCGGAGTGCGTCACGGGCCGTCTCATGCATCCCGGTGTGCTCGTACTCGACGTGGTCGTGCGTCCAGCCGCATCCGCCGCAGTGCTCCGCTTGCGGCTTGACGTATCGGCGAGCGTTGTGGAGCATCGACGGCTCAGGGTCGCTTCCGCACGTGATGTGCGGCGTCGCGAACTCGGGCATGGTGGGCAGGTTGGTGGGCATGCGCGAAGACTCTCGCACGAGCGCAGTCATTGCAAGTGACAACGTTCGGAGGGCGGCCGGGTGGCGGAGGATGGGCCGCCACCCGGCCGAGGGTCCGGATCTGCCCGCGAGGGACGCCAAGCCGTGCCGGGGTCGACGGAAGGCTAGGCGAGCCCCAATGTAGCGCATCCCGCAACCGATGGCCGCATCGCCGGGCCTCGATGAGACGCAGAACCCGCCTGGATGGCGGGTTCTCGTGCGCGCGCATTATGCGCGGACGCGCCTACGCGTGCCCGTATACGCGACGGTCCGCGTCCTCTGCGAGCCATTCCACGGACGCGTGCTTGTCCAGCAGCTCGTCGAGCGCCCGCGACCGCACGCTTTGGTCGTCGAGCCAGATGCGGTCTTCGTTGGACCACCAGCCGCGCGTCTCGTAATCCTCCGGGCCGGTCCGCTGGAACGATCGCACGAACGAGGCGTGCACCTCAACGCGGCCGGCGCTGATGCGCTGGTACACCTGCACGTGCTCCCGCTGCTCGACCCCCTGCGGGTCGTCGTGCGGGTAGTCCACCCGCACCCGCACAAGCAGCGCGTCGAGTACGGGCGCGGGGGCGCGCAGCAGCACGAGCGGGGACACCTGCCACGTGTGCGCGAGGAGCGTGGCGGAGAGCGGAGCGGCTTTGGTGGGCATGCCGCGCATGCTACGCGCGCGGCACGGTCACGTCCAAAGCAGAGCGTTCGCGGCTAGTCCTTGCCGAGGTACGCGGCGATGACCGCCTCGGCATGCGCCTGCGCCGTGCTGCGCGACACGACCATGCCGTACGTGTCTCTGATCCTGTCCTCCGCCTCGGCTGCCATCAGCGCGGTCGTCGCACGCTTGATTCCGGCCTCGTGACCGCGCTTCGGGGTCACGCTCGACACGGAGTCGGCCGGCCTCGGTGGCGGCAACATCGGCCGAAGCATCGACGCCGGCGGTTCCGGTAGCACGGTGAGACCGGCGTTCTGGAGGACCTTCGTGTTCCGCTCAGCGCGCTTCCGCCACCGGTCTCGGTCCTCAGTCAGGAGGGCGACTCTTATCGCCAGCCAGATCACGATGATCATCGGCATGACGACGAGGGCGATCACAGTAGCGCTCCTGCCGTCGCCGCAGCCCAGGAGGCACGGACCTGGATGCGGCGACGGCCGGCGCTCTGGCCCACCACGCGAATGCCCGGTCGCGTAGTCCCTTCTCGGGCCAAGATTGTCACTTCGGCACTTCCTGGCGTGCCGTTACCTCCAGGTAGACGACACGGTTCACGAACTGCGTTTCGGCGAGTCCATCCCCGTGAACCTGCACGTAGAACTTGCGTGTGAACTCCAACGCCACGGCAACATCGCGCAGGTCGTCTCCTTCCAGGATCACCGCGAGGCCATCTTCCGGTTGCGGTACGCGCGACGGCGGGCGTCAGCGATGCGCTCGCGCCGCGCCCGCTCATCCATCTCCACCTTGCTCGGCCGCCAGAAGATGGCGCTCGCCAGCGCCATCATGCAGATACCGGCAGAGACCGGCCACGGAAGCCTCCCGAAGCTTTCGCTGATGAGCGCGGCGCCTCCGCCGCCCATCAGCACAGCGAACAGGAGGATCACGCCGCCCTCGCCGCGAGCGCGGATCACCGCGTACCGGCCGATGGGCAGCGCCAGCCGCAGCAGCGTCACGCCCACGATGATGTGCCACAGGTCGACGGCGAGCATCAGGCGGCCACCTTCTCGATCTGCTCGTTGATCTCCGTGAGCGGGATCGTGCCGTGGCAAAACTTCCCGTTCTCGCCGGACGGCGCGTTCGGCAGCGGCTCCCACGACCACACGATGTCCCTGACCCCGCACCGGATCGTCGTCTTCCCGTACAGGCCGTCGAGCGCTTCGCGGAGCAGCGAGTGTGCCGCCATCTTCTCGTCGTGCTGCCGCTTCGTCGCGTTCCACTTCGCGCGGTCGCCGGCGTCGGTGAGCGGCAGGATCATGCCGACGTTCTCGACGCGGCAGAACTGCTCGCTGTCCGGCCCGAACGCGTTGAACTGCTTGTCGACGTGCGTGTACGCCAGCAGGGCGCCGCTGCCGAGGTTGGCATCCCGGACGCCGGTGAGCACCACGTTCAGGATGGTGTGGCCCGTGCCAGTGTCGGCCACGAACGCGACGGGCGCGCCCTTGAGCGCGTCCACGGCGAGCCGGAGGTGGCCGGGCGTCCATCGCGTGTACGCGCGCTCCGTCACGTTCTGGCAGAAGTCGCTCGGCACGAGCACGCAGCTCGTGAGCGCGGGAGTGATGGGTGAGCGGGTGCTCTCGGTGGTGGGCATGGTTGAAGAGTACGCGCGCTTGCCGGTCAGGGCAAGCGCACACTGTCGAGTCTTGGTCAGTTGGCGATCCGGCTGTACCCGGTGCGGTTGATGTGGACCGTGCCGTCGTCGGTGACGGTCATGATGGTCTGGTCCTTGCCGAGGGAGACGTCGGTGAACATCGGAGGGCGCTTGCCGGCGCGATGCGCGCGCTGCGCGAGGATCATGTACGCCTGCGCCTGCGCGTCGGTGATCCCGGACCATCCGTGACCGACGCACATGTACCAGTCGACGCGGCCGTCGTGGCGGATGATGCCAACGAGGTCGTTCGCGCTCAGGGACGGCAGGTCGTACCCGGCGAGACCGAGGCGCGCGACGTCGTCGGCGGTCACAACGTTGAAGTAGCGGAACACGTCCTCGAGGTCCTCGATGCCGTCGAGCGTGCTCGGGTACGCGCCTTGCCATCCGCGACCCGCCGAGACGACGAAGACGCACAGAGTCTGCTGTGTGGTGGTGGGCATGCTCGAAGAATAGCCGCGTGCGTAGTCATTGCAAGCGGTTACTTTCGCTGCGAGTCGAAGAACGAGATGCACCCAATCGCCAACCCGCTGAGGGTCGCGGCCACACACACGAGCGCAAGCGAACGATGCATCACGCCAACCGCCCACACGGTGGATGTGACCATCCCGACGCATAGGCCAATGGCATACGCGGCGCTCCTGTTCACATCTGCACCGGGTCGTCAATGCCGCCGCTCCGCTGGACGGCATACCAGTCGGGCCAGCAGATGCCCGCGCCAGTGAGTGTCCACGTGCGGCCATCCGACGCCACGGCGGCGACCGTCTGCCATGCCGGCTCGCCTTCGACGAGGCCCGATTCGAGTTGGGGGTTCGGCGCGAAGAGTTGGACGCTCACTGGCGGCTCGCTGAACGGCAGGGTTGTGCCTTCGCACCAGCCGTCGTCCATGAGCCTCGCGAGCGCCTGCACTTGGTCGTTGTTCAGGACGGGGCAGGTCGTTACCTGACCGAACAGGACCTTGAATCGTGCGCGGTCTTCCTGGAGTCGCTTGCGTGCCTCGTCGGGTGTCATGCGCTCGCCCCCTTGAGCCGCAGCAGCATGTCGACAGCCGTGAGCGCGGCGTTGACAAACGCCTCGTGGTTGGGTACAGGGCTCTTCGCGAGCAGCAGTCCCGGCGGGACCGGCCCACCGCCGACGGTGTCGACGATTGCTGCGATGTCGCCGTCGAGCACGATGACGGTCGTGAGCGAGAACGGCCGCTGGCTACCGATGAACGGGCCTTCGTCCTCGCCGTACACGCGGACGGACGTCTCATCGGCCGCGATCGTCTCCTGGAGCGCGAACAACTGGCCGCCGTAGAAGTGCGGCTTCACTGCGCTGTACGTGCTGCTCACGCAGTAGTAGATGCGGCCACACGAGCGGATGCAGTGCCGCAGCTCACGCGCGATGATGTCATCACCGGCCGGCGTCGCGTAGTGGCCGCCGTCTTCTCTCATCGCATGACCTTGTGCGAGATGTGCGTGTCGAGTGCTTCGAGGGTCGGGCGGGCGCGGCTGCCGGCGCGCATCTCGAGGGCGATCTTCTCTATCCGTTCGGCCTTCTCGCGGCGTGCGCGGGCCTTGTGCGCTGCGCGGTGCTTCTCGACGAAGTGCGCGGTCGGAAACGGTTCCGAGTTGTTCAGGATGCGCAGGTCGCGGGAGTCGACGATGTCGATCAACTCCTCGTGCTCCTCGCTCTCCCACCGCACCGTGCAGATCACGATGCCGAGTTCGGCGTCGGCCGGCTCGCACCACGTCTCTTGCAGGTGCCCGACGCGCAGCCCCTCGTCAGCGTCCATGAACACGACGTCGCCGTCGGGCATGACGCCATGGTTGCTCCCGCCGTCGTAGAACATGATGCGGCTCACGAGAGCACCGTGACCATCTGGATGCTGTAGCTGCACAGCACCTCGTCGGAGTCGTACGCGTCGAACTTGCCTTGCGCGTCCGGGGTGCTCGCGACGACGCACCCCTGCTCGAACTCGGTGTCGAACTCGCGTCCCGGGCGGATCTCGCTCGGCTGCACGCGCATCTCGACGCGCAGCGGGCTAGTGGTAGTGGGCATACTCGAAAGCTACGGCCTGAGCGCAGTCACCGCAAGCCGCAACGTTCAGGTGAGCGGAACCCCGACATCGCCGACAGCGAGGTGCACGCGGCAGCCGTTGTGCCGAGGCGCCCATCCGCTGCTCGTGAGCATGCCGTCGAAGTCCTCGTCGGGCTGCCATGGTGCGACCAGCATGGCGTCACCGATGAGGACTTCGGTGCCGCCCTTGAACCGCATGTTCCGGATGGCGCGGCAGATGGTTGCGTCGTCGCCGGACATGTAGCCGATGTCGCATGCGCTTGCGCTCTCACGCAGCAGCAGGCGGCACACGTCGACATGCCCTTCGTCGAGGAGCTTGTTCGCCGACTCCTGTACGACAAGGCTTGCCGCGTCGAGCGCACGCAACTGGAAGATGCTCGGCGCACGCGTCGCACGCGTCGACTCGATGACGCCACCGGACGGGAGCTTTCGCGTCTCCGTCGCACCGAACTCGTAACGAGCCTCGTGCCGCGCAGCAGCAAGCCTCTGGATCTGCGACTCGAACGGCTCAGGGAGTACCACGACGATCACGCCCTTTCGGCCAGCATCGCGATGTACGCCTCAGCGACGATGTCGGCGACGCCTGCGTGATTGAGGCCGTACACGTCGTCCTCGATCTCGACGCGCATCGTTTCCATGCCGTCCGGCAGGCGCTCGCGCAGCGCCGTCCGCACGCCATCGACCGACCGTGCCGTGAGTTCGGCCGCCCACGGCTTGCCGAAGGCATGGCCTGACTGGTGGACGGTGAACTGGCCGGCCGGGGTGAGCTTGACCGTGATGAGCGGCGAGTCGGGGCGCGTACCGATGCGCGCCTGGTGCTCGAAGGTTGCTGTGGTGGTGGGCATGCTCGAAAGACTACCGCCGAGCACGGTCGGCGCAAGTACGTCCTGTCACGCCTTGGCAGGGTGTGGCACCCCGGCACGAACACGCCAATCGAACATGAACACGGAAACGCACACGCGTTCCACTTGCGACGCCTCATCGAATGATGGGGAATGCGCAGCGGCGTACACGAAGTCGGAGATCCCCATGACGATGTACGACGCAAGCGGGATCCGCTCCCACGCGTCCCTGTCCAGGTCGGGGTGCCCTACCGCATACGGCACCACATGACGCGGCATGTCGCCGCTAGACACGCGCAACGCCGCAGCGGTCGCACGTGTGCCCGGCCCGCACGAGGTGCGTGCACGACACCGGGTCGGTGCTCGGCTCCACGATTCGCTTCACGTACCACGAATGCGAGCCGAACCAGTCGGTCCCGTACGGGGCCTGCTGCATCAGCCACGAGCGCCAGAAACGCGGCTTGCTCGGCCGCTGCACGACCAGCTCCGTCCCGTCGGCGAGCGTGACGCCCATCTCGACGGGGCCTGTGGTGGACGACTTGGTGGCGGGCATGCGTCGAAACCTATACGCCTTGTCGGGTCAATGCAAGGCGTTTTGTTCGCCAGTGTCAGGACGCAGCACGGACATCGCCTTCGCGCACGAACGTGGTGTACGACCACTTCGGTGCGCGATCGGCGAGCGCGTCCTTGACCATCTCGACGGCATGCGCCTCTGGATGGTCGACTTGCGTCGCCACAGACACACGGACGATGACCTCGACGACGTGGTCGTTGGCCATCAGTAGTGCTCCACGCGGACGCCGCCGCGCGGCCCCATCGAGAGCTGCCGGTCTGGGTACGGGTCGCCGTGCACGTCCTCGGACGTCGGGTCGTAGAAGTACACGTTCCACGTCGTCGTCTCGTCCGCCATCTCGTGCGGGTCCTCGCAGTACCGCCAAAACGCGTCCTTCGCGCGCTTGAGCGAGGAGTGCTCCGTCACATCGCGCGGGTCGCGCGGGTCGCCGGGAGTGTGGTTGTAGTCACCGTTCGGCACGGTCCAGACCGGGCCACGGTGAGAAGGACGGGGCATGAAAAGAAGACTACGGGGCTACGGCAGTCACCGCAACCCCGTAACGTTCAGTCGGTCGCGACGTGCGCGCTCTGCTTCTCCGTCGTACGCAGGACAACGATGAGAGCAGCGATGTACGCCTCACGGGCCGGGTCCACATCACACCACTCACCCGTCTCCTCATCCTGGACCGGTGCGGTCTGCGGCAGGACCCATTCCCACCGCACATCCGTGATCCGCCGCACGAGATGGCCGCGATAGAACGCGTACGTGTACTGGTGCCCGTCGTGCGTGTGCGTGACGGTGTTGGCCTCTCCGTCGGAGATTTCGAGGGCGTACATGAGCGGAATGCGTTCGCCGTCGCGAGGCTTCTTGACGTGATACGTGTCGATGACTGGCTTGCTGGTGGGCATGCTCAGAAATCTACCACCATGCCAAGGTCAAGGCAACGCGTAGCGTTCGCGGGAGCGCTCAAACCCGAGCGGCGTCTTCCCGGCAATGTCTACGGCAGGGCACGCCATGAACTCAGCCGGCAGCATCGCTTCCTCTCCGTGCGCGAGCGGCGTTCGCAAATGGAACACCGCATCGCCGAAGTCCAGCCGCTCCAGCATCGCGTCACCGACCCCGTAAAGCAGAGTCTCAGCCGCGCGCTCAAGTACCCGCCGCTCAGCTCGACCCAGCCGTGAGAGCGGCACCGGGCCTGTACTGGCGTCCAATAGAGCTACCGAGGCGTGCCACACGGGCCGCCCACCGAACGCGTCCAGTCAGCGGTTGACGGTGAGGATGCTGGAGAGCAACAACCCACGCCGCGACGGTACGATCTCCCGGAAGCGCGGATGCATGGTGTCATCCGCGAGCTGGCACGGGTGCTCGAACGCAGCCCGCTGCCGAGGCGTCATCACTGGTACACCTCGGGCTTCCACCCGACCGGCGGAAGCTGGTCACCGTAGTGCGCGGTATGAACGTGCCGCCACATCGCGATTGAGTCCTTCCGGCGGACGTCGCATTCGGGGACCGGGCACATGTACGCGCCGGAGTCCGACTTGTCGTAGACGGCCTCGATCGTCGCGATGCTGTCGCACATCGTGACGATCTCCCACTGCCGGGAGATGATGCGTTCGAGTTGACGTTCGTCTTCTGTCCTAGGAACGGGCCGCATGGCGCTCATCGTACGGCGACAACCGGGCCGCCGCACTGCGGGCACGGCTTCAGCGTCGCCTGCTCTTGCGTGTCGGCAGTACGAGTACCGCCCTTCCACTGGCAGTACCCGAACCCGTGCTTCGTCTCGACAGCCTTGTCGTTGGCCGCCACACAGAACACGCGCCAGCTACGAGGACCGAGACTCACAGGACGACCCGCTCGATCCACTCGATGTAGCGCTTCGCCGTCTCCTCGTTGCATGGCACTGACCCGCCAGGATAGTGGCACCTGAACGCACACGCCGGCCGGTCGAGCTGGTACGTGACGTAGTAGGCGCCGCGCTGCCAGTACAGCGGACGGTCGCCCGGCTTGAAGTCGGCGGCGGTCGTGCCGGGCGGATACACGATGTCGCCTTCTCCGGTCGGGCCGAGCTGCGGGAACAGCGTGTTCGGCGGCACGCGGTGGCCAGCGATGTAGTGCACGCCGTCGGTCATGACTCGCACCCGTGCTCGATCGCGTACCAGTCGCCGCGCATGCGCTGAAGCATACCGCCGTACCGATGACCGTCGACGTGGACGACGTACCGGATGTGGCCGGTCTCCCACAGCCGCCGGAACTCGCACGGGCCGACGACCCGCTCGTTCCCGTACAGCGTGACGATGCCGCGCTTGTGGTTGCCCATCTTGGACCACGTCCAGCAGGGCATGTCCTCCGTGCACTGGACGGAGGCGTTCGCGACGATTGCGCCGACGGTGCTCGCGATGAGCGCGAGCGCGGCGAGTAGCGGCAGCAGCCGGCGGATCACGACTGCTCCTCGAGGATGCGGGCGACCATGGCGAGCTTCTCCGGCGTGACGTTGAACCAGTGCGTCTTGCCGTTGCCGATCGCCTGCATGTGGAAGAAGCCGGTCCCCGGGATGGGGCCGCGCTCCAGCAGGTCGGTGATCATGCCGGTGGCATAGCCTTGGCCGAGCGGCGCGGTAGCCGGGTCGTTCCCGCTGAGCCTGTCGTACGCGTCCTGGTACCGGCCGACTGTACCCGGGTCGAGGTACTCGGTGTCGTTCTCCAGGACGTATCCGAGCGCTTCGGTTGCCGTGTTCAGGGCGTCGGTGTAGGTGGTGGTGGGCATAACAAGAAGACTACGTGCCGTGTGCGGTCGCGTCTACTCGGTACGTTCACCGAGCGCGGCGCGGAGTTCTTCGGGCGTGCCTAGGACCATCTCGCCACGCTCAAGGATGTGGTCGCTGTACTTGTTCGCGAGGAGCGTCTGGTCGATGCGCCATCCGTCGAATGCGTCGGTGCCGGCGATGATCTCCGGCTTGAGCGTGACGTTTCCGATGACCAACGCATCGGCGCGTTTGGTGAACAACCACGGATGCTCGATGCCGGCACACGAGACGCACCCGCGATGATGACGACCGGATTGCCTGCGTGGTCCCTCTGACGGCGAGCCCACAACCACGCAGGCGCGGTGATGTACCCCGGACCGAGAAGGTCAGCGATGATGTCCATCAGTTGTCGTCTCGGATGAGCTTGCAGGACAGCACCTCGTCACGGCTCGCGCGGCGCGGCGGCTTCACCATGCGGCCGCCCTCTTTGATGACCTCGTGCTGGCCGTTCGCGTGGAGCACCACGACGAACCCCGACGACTTGATGGCGGCCTTTGCGAACTCCGGAGCACTCGACGTGCCGTTGCTCTGGAAGGCGACGCGCTGCTTACGCTGTGCAATGGTGGGCATACGACAGACACTACGGGCCGCGAAGCATCTCTGCAACGCGGCCCGTTCAGTTGGTGGAGCGAGCGCCCGGATTTGACCCCGGCTACTGCCACTGTCACTCGCCCCGTGGGATCCCGTGGCTCAGGCGGAAGGTACTACGACCAGCTCGAACGCGCCGAGTGCGCGACGGCGTGCGGCTGCTTCAGGGCACGCTTGTGCGCGTTCAGCGACCGCGCCGACTCGTTCTTCGAGCCCTTCCCGTACGGTGACTCGTGCGCGCTCGCGCCCGCCGCCATCAGCAGCACGACCATCAGCATCACCGCGAGCGCGGCGCCGGCGACAGCCACGGCCTTCCCGCCCCCGATGTGACCCCACTTCACGACGTTGGTGCTCAGCATTGCGACCCTATCCTTTTGGTCCCCGCTCCGGTTTGGCGGGGGCTCACCACTAGTAACGGCACGAGCACCCCACACCTTTAGCGCCTTCAATCGGCGTGGCGCGTGGGCGCTCATAGAACGCGGACGGGCCGCTGATCAGGCGGCCCGTCCAGTTGTCTTCAAGGTCCTGCGAGTCTTGTATGAGCGGCTTGCCGAAGCCGCTGTCCGATGCCCCAGTCCCGGCTCATGTCACTCAGGTGGACTGGCGCGAGCGAAGTTTGGATGCTGTCGTCTTGTCGTAGCGGCGAAGCGCCGCTAGATGGGGTCTGGCGCAGGCCGGGGCGGATGTCCGGCACAGGCCGACCCGATGCACCGAGGCACGCGGTCGGCAACCCGCAGGAGCCAAATCAGCAAGGCCACCTTCGGTGGGAGCCGCAGCTCCATGACGTAGATCGTGAAGATCATGCGTTGGAGTGTGTGAGCCTACTCGCGCTCGGCGTCCTGCTCAAGGATGGCCTGTGCCTCGGCGATGGCTTCGGCGAGCGCGGCGCTGATGCATGTCGCCAGCTCGATGCTCTTGTCGCTGGCGCTCGCGAGGCTGATGCGCGGCTCGCCGTGCAGCCCGAGTCCGTCGGTGTCGGGGAGCCACAGCTCGACGGTGTGGTACGGGCGCAGCACGTTGCTGTCGCGCCAGATGTACCCGTCCTTGTAGATCGCGAAGTGGATGAGCGATCTGCCTTGCGGGACGCGCTTGAGCGACCACCCGTCGGGCAGCTTGTGCGTCGTGATGTCCGTGGTGGGTTCTCGTGTGGGCATGGTGAAAAGATTACTCGCCCGGCTTGGTCGACGCAACCCCATTTGGTTCGTCGTCGAGCAAACGCATCCCGAGTGCGACAGCCACATCCTGCCGCATGCGCTTGAGGCTGCCGCCCTGCTTCATGCGTTGCTCCATCACGGCCACAGCCGCTTCGAACGGACCGAGCACGAACACCATTGCGTCTTCTCGCCGCACCGTGATGGTGACAGTCTCATAGCCCACAACGATGTCAGTCGACATACCGTTCCCACTTTCTGCCGGTCAGGGCCGACCACTCCTGCGCGGCCGTGTCCATCGACTCCCCGCACAAGAACGCGACGCCGTCGAGCCGCTGCCCACGTTCATCATCCGGCCCTGCGCGTAGCTCGCAAATGGAGGCCTCTAGCCGAGCGAGCACCTCGTCTAGGCGCGATGGAGGTGCGGCAGGAAGCGGCACAAGCAGATTTTCACTCACAGCGAACGTCTGCCCCGATGCCTTGCGCAGCACGACGACCCAGCCCGGGTACCCGTGCAACCACTCGAACCCGATCAACTCCTCGGGCGTGCCGAGCACCTGCACGACCTCCATCGACTCGATGTCGCCGGAGTAGTACGCCTTCGTCAGCCGTGGCAGCATTTCTTCGCCTTCCTCCCCGAACCGCACGGGCATGGCGCGTTACGCGACACGCCACTAGCCGCACGCCTGAGCACCTGCGGCGCCACCCGCTCAAGGCGCGGCATGCTCTCCCACATGGCGTCTGTGCGCGGCGCGAGCACGCACACCGGGCACACCAGAGCGGCGTCTCCGCCGAGCGCGGGCACGCCTTGCCAACCGCACGCATGCCGGTAGACGAGCCCTGCCACGTGCCCTAGTGGGCGCTCGCCGTCTTGGCCTAGCGGCCCGTGCTCGTCGATACTGAACGGGAGCGCACACGAGTCGCAGTGCTCACCGCAGAGTTCACGCTCACGTGCATCGGCATGGTCGAACGTAGCGTCGGCCATGACCCCGCAGTACGGGCACCTGACCTGCTTACGCACCTTCGGCGCAAGCGGCGGGACGCGGCTCATAGGTTGCTCCAAGTCGATGCCGGAGTTCGGACAATGCCGTCCTCGCACAGCAGCAGCAGCGTGAGGGTGCGCAGGCCGCTCGCGGGATGGCCGAGCACCTGCCGCACACGCTCCTGCACGTCCACGATGACCTTGCCGTCGGCGCGCTCGTGCGGTGTCACAACGCAGTGCGGGTTGTTCTTGCGAACCAGCTCGACATACGCTTCCTGGTCAGTCGTCATCACGCAACCATGACCTTGACGCCCCACGCCTTGGCCTGCTCACAGACGCCGGCTATCGCCTCGAACGCCTCGGTGAAGTAGCCGGGCCGCAACCCGCCGACGAACACGTTCCCGTGCTGCGTCGCGGGCATGCCGCCATCGTCGACAGGCGGCACGGCGCGAGCCAACGTGACACGGCCTAGCAGCTCATCAGCGTCGATCTCGATGAATCCATCCGTGAGCGTGTACCCGAGCGCACGCAACACCATCGTCCCGTTCATCACGGACATGCTCGGTCCGTCGTACCAGCCGGCCGCAAGGCGCTGCTCAAACGTCGGCTGAAGACGACGATCTGTCTGGTCCTCCCACCCGCTTTCGAACCAGTCGTCGTACTCATCGAGCGGGCCGTACGACCGGTCCGGATCCGTGTGGTCTGGCCGGTAGCAGTAGAAGGTCACGCCCATGGCGTCGGGGTGGTGGTGGCGGGCATACGTTGCATTCAAGCGTGCTGTGGCGGTCAATGCAACCCAGGGTTTGTTCGAAGATCATGAGCCGGCCTCTCTCATCTTCTTGTTGTACGACTCGATGATCTCAGGCTGCCACACAGCCGGGTCCTGCGACGACCCGCCGTGCCCAACGATGCCGCACAACGTGGACCACGTGATGTGCACCACGTTGACGTGCGTGCCATCCGGCAGAGCACGAACACCGCCGCCGTCCTTCATCATGGCGATCTGCTCGGCCACGCCGAGCTTGTCGGAGATGGCCGTGCCGTACAGCGCGTTGTACACCTCGCGCTCATCGTGCAGGTCATCGACCACTCGCTCGGAGAGGGTGTTCTCGAGGCCTGCTCTTGACCCGGCGTGCTCCCTCGGGCCGACGTGCTGGATCTTGTACGGCATGGTCTCCACGGTGTCGAGGACGAACTCGGACTCCACCTTGCCGCTCGGGAACAGCCGCAAGTGAACGACATCGATCGGCCGGCGGCGCATCCTGGCCTGCTTACGGGCACGCTGACAGATCGTCGCCGGGTTGTCCCAGACGCGGCCGGCGAACTCTCCCGTCTCGGCCACGCGGAACTCGAAGAGTGCGTTGTGGGTGGTGGGCATACTCAAAAGACTACAGAGCACGCACAGTCGCGTCAAGGTGTTTGTGTCGCAGGCGCATCCACCGGTACGACCACGTACTCCTTCTTGACGCTCACACGATGCCCAGTGTTCTCGGCATGACGGTTATGAGCATCCGCGCTGTACTGCTGACCCTTCCTGTGGACCGCGTGATACGTCCACGAGCAATCAAGACACGCCGCGTACAACGTCGTGCGGTCGTTCTCAACGCGTGTCCTTGAACCCCTTACAGGGCGCGCCAAAACGTCGGACCCTCCCACAAGATGCGTTCAGCGTACCCCTTCCTGGCAAGCCACGCCAACGTCGCCTGCACATTCCGCCTGCCGTACTCCACCGGCAGCTCGGGGCCGCGACCATACCGTCGCCACTCGTACAACGGCAGCATTGCCTGAACCTCGTCGCTGTGGCACCACCCGCCGTCATGGATGAGACCGGCGGCGCGTAGGGCTCGCCATGTGGATGCGAGCCCCGGCGAATGCGGCGTGACAGTCGAGTCTTTGAGTTCGGGGTGCGCGTCGGCCGCGATCACGACCGGAGGGAGCTGTCCAGCGCGTACTGCCCGTCCTGGAGGCAGCGCTCCATGATCATCGCTGTGCGGCCCATGTACTCGACGAGGTGGCGGGCGACGCGAGTGTCCCAGCACAGCGGCACCGGCCCGGGGGAGAACGGGTCGCTGAAGTCGTTGTCGGGTCCGTCGGGTCCGCCGAGCGCGAACACGGCGAGAAGGTTCCCGTAGTTCGCGAACGTGGCCGTGAAGACCCAGGGGGACAGCGCGAGGCGCGTACGCCCGTCCTGGTCGCTCTTGTCCTTCGGGCACAGGATGTCCGGCACGGTGTCGCCGATCATCCACATGCCACCGGCGTTCACGATGCCGCCATCGCCGAAGTACGGGCCGGTCATGTGCATGCACGTCTCGGCCGCGTAGTTCACGAGCCCGAGCACGTCGTCGATGTCAATGACGTGGTCGAGGTCGATGTCGATGAGCCTGCGGCGCGGGGCGACCATGTACTTCGTCCCCATGACGTCAAAAGTGTTGTACGGCTCTTTGCGTGCGGTGGGCATGGTAAGAAGACTAAAGGCCGCTTGCGGTCGTAGCAAGCAGCCCGTGTCGCCTACAGGACGGGGCGCGTGGTGCGCTGGACGCACCACCGTGAGAGCTTGTCCGGCTGCACTCCTTGCCGGTAGCTCACCGCACCGGGACGCACCACGACGTAGGAGACCAGCTCGCCGCCTTCCTTCTCCCACCCGAGGTCGATCTCATCGTTGAAGCCGTCGTCGAGAGAGAAGCCTTCCTCGGGCTGCACGTCGTTCTCAGGATCGAGCCCCACGAGCGCGACAGCCTGCGACGGCTTGAAGCCACCCTCGTTCAGGTGCTCGACGATCTCCTTCGCCTTGGTCGCAAGCCGGTCCGGCGGGAGCGCGTGATGGGGGTCGGGGAACCGCTCCGTGTCGTGTACCACGGGCGGATACGCGCCGTTGTCGCCGAGGTAGCTCTTGTACGCGGCGCCGAGCAGGCCCTCCGGGTCGATCCCCATACGCGCGGCGGCATGCAGGATGTTCGCGACCGCATCGCGAACACCGGTGAACGGCTCGTTCAGCGCCCAATCGGGCGCGGCGGCGTAGATACCGCGCTCGCCCCAATCAGCGTGGCGGTCATTCTCTGTGGTGGGCATGGACAGGAGGCTACGTGCGGTACGTGGTCACCGCAACGCTCAACGTTCGCCGGAGCCGGCATCGAGTTGAAGCCTGATGTCGGCCGGCAGCTCGTGCCCCTCCGCTGCCGCCTCGACCATCGCCTCTATGTCGGCGCGTGCCTTGGCGACCACGTTCTCCACGTGCTCCGTCAGCGACTCGGCCGCGAACTCCATGTTGCGTGGCGCGTTACCGATCGTGTGCCCGAGCGAGACAAGCGCCTCGCGTTGCGCCCGCTTCCCACCCATCTCGAACGCCGCCTTCAGTTCGTCGTAGGCTGCCTGGACCTGTCGCAGCGCCTTACTGCCAGCGTCGAGGACCTCCCGGTGCGACTCAGCGAGGCGTGAGTCCGGCGGCGCCTGCGGCACATGCCCTTCTCCGACCAGCATCGTGAGTGTCGCCGACGCCCCACCGCCGTCCCCGATAGATGAGACGAACTCCGCCCACTGGGAGAACGACATGTTCATCTCCAGCAGGATGTTGGTGCTGTGCTTATAGTCGCGGTTGAGGGTGCGGTGCCGCTTGCACCGCGAGATCGTCACGACCATGTAGTGGTTGTGCTGGATCTCGCTGTCGAACAGCCACGCACCCGGAGATGATGAGACGCGACTTGCTGTGAGCAGAAGCCACGACTCGTGCATCTCGTTGCCGTTCTCGTCGATGCGGATCTGTGTGACCTCAGCCGGCATTGGGTGCCTCGACTGGCTTCGGGAGAGTCGCGCCGCATTTGCATGTCCCCTGCCCGTACAAGTTCACAGGCACGGTAGCGCCGCACTCGTGGCACGTCATCACGTACCCCTGGATGCGACCATCGGGCAGGACCTCACCCATTGGGCTGCGCCTCCCGGATCTCCGCCAGCTTGCGCAAGCACGCGACGGCCGCGTCGTTGAGCGTCAAGCCGCGCCGCTCCAACACCTGCCGCAGATAGAACAGGACGTCGCCGGCTTCCTTGAGGAGCGCGTCGTCAGCGTCGTCCAGGGCATGGCCGGCGAGCACGGCACGGTCCATCTTCTTGGAGATGTTGGCGAGGGAGGCGTTCGCCTTGGCGAGCCCGATGCACATCTCGAACGCCTCGATGACCTCGCCGACCTCTCCGGTCAGGCCGTTGACCCAGAACGACAACAGGCCATCGTCGATCATGTTGATGGCCGGTGTCGCGGCGTCGTGGAACGCGTCGAGGTCCACTACCTCTCGTCCGCCTTCCGGATCAGTTCGAGTTGCGTGGAACCGACCCAGCGGGGTTCCCCGCCGCGCTCCGGCAGGATGCTGACATCCCAACCGTAGCGGTCGTGCTGCACGTCGAGGACGAGCGCCGGGTACCCGTGCTTGCCGAGCACCCGGACGCGGTCGCCTTCCCCGAAGGGAGGCTTCGTGGTGGTGGCGTCCATCAGGAGATGATGCTTCCGTCCTCGAGGCCGCCGGTGAGCGCGGCGACGAGGCCGCCGCCGCACACGAGCAGGATGACGGCGAGCCACACCGGCATCTCGTCGAACGGGGCGGGGAAGTAGGACTTGGTGGTGGTAGGCATGAGCAGAAGACTACTCGCCTGAGCGGTCAACGCAACCGGACGCGTTCGCTAGTCGTTCGGGACGTTGTCACTGTCGATGAGCGGCACGCCCGTCACGTTCATCATGAGAGGTGGGGTGCCGTGCCCGAGCGTCGTCAGCTCGATGTTCTCACCGGCCGCGATCCGCTCCCGCTCCTCGTCCGTCGGGACCCACACGGATGAGATGCAGTACCCGTACTGCTCGTGCTCACCCTCACGGACCCACAAGTCGTTCTCCGGCTTGTTGTCGGGCGGCAACGTGTACTTCCCGGTCGCCGTCAGGAAGTTCTGTGCTCTCACGAATACGTCCTCTCGATCAGGCCGGCTTGCACGTACATGAGAGCGACCATACCGAGGCCGATCGCGAACGCGAAGAACTTCTCGGGTGGATCGCCGGTCTCGAACCGCATGCCCGGCGGCAGGAAATGCAACCGCTTCTTCCCCACCGGCCTCGGGATGCCATGCAACGTGAGCCCGTCAGCGGCAAGGTGCAAGGTGTACCCGAGCGCCACCCCCACCCCCAGCAGCCCGTACAGCGGCCACCTGTCCACGCACACCAGCGCCAGCACGGCGCAGAGCAGGACGCACGCGGGGTGGTGCGTAGGCCCCCGGTGCGGTATCGGACCGAACTCCAGCTGGTCCGGGAGCTTGCTCGCCGCTACGGTGCCGGCGACGATGAGCGCCATGTGCGTCGGTGTGGCGTCCAGCGCGGCGCAGATGCCTAGCGCTGCTGTCGTCCCTATCAGTACGTGCGTGGGTCCTGTCACAGTCCCGAAGATACAGCTAAGCGGCGGGCATGTTGACCGACGGCCGAAAGGACCGTCCGTACTGGACGGCATCTTGACAAGAGATAATCGACTGTCGAGCGGCCCGCCGCTCAGCTTGTCCACGACGTGTTAGGTCGCCATGTAGGTTAGCGCGCGGCAGCAGCCGGTAGCTGAACCCCCGCGACCCACTCGGCGCTGTCAACGCGAAACGCGATGACGGAGGAGAGGGGGATGTACCGATCCTTGCTCCGGCCCGAGGTCTGGTCGACGGTACGCACGAGGATGTCATCTCCCTGCGAGCTGCCGCGCGTACGCTGGACCATCACGCCGGTGAATCGATGCTTCACGGTGTCGGCGGTCACCATCACCTTTCCGACGCCCTTGAGCAGTCGCGCTGCGTCTGCGACGTCACGTGCCGTCGTGATGATGTACGCCTTGGAGGCAAACTGGCGGCCCACGAGCTGCGCCAGCTTCTCCATCTCCGCCACCATCTCAGGGGTGGCGTCCTTCTCGTCCTGGGTGGGCATCTAGCCTCACGCTCCCGGTCGTTTGCCTTTGATTTGATCGATGAGACGTATCGCTTCGACCCTGAGAAGGGAGAACACATCGTCTGCGGGCTCCCCTAGTCTCAGCAGGTACTTCGCTTGCCGCTCGCTCAGCGGCCGTCCCCTCGACACCCATTCGTGCGTCGAGTCTTCGAGAGGATGCAGCAGGAGCAGCTTGTCCATCAGCCGCTCCGCGTCAGTAGCGCTCGCGCCGGCCCCGAGATGCACGATCTGCGGCAATCCCCGCTCCGCAGCAAGATCGTTGATGTAGTCGATCTGTTGCTGCCATGGCGCAAGGCTGTGCGCCCGGCGGCTTGCAAGCGCCGCGCTCATGGCATCCGCCACCGGCGCGGGCGGGAGTCGCGCACACGAACCACGAGTCCGCGCTTCTCCAACGTCCCGAGCACGACGTACGCATTCGGGTAGTCGTAGTTCAGGGCGCCTGCAATCTCGTTCGTCGTGTACCCGTTTGGCTTGTCGTGCTCCGCAAGCCATTCGACAAAGCGAGCCTGCGCAGACCCGAGCTGATGCGTCTCCTCTTCTCCTCCGAGCGCTTGCGCTAGCGCGATGTGCGCACGGCCGACAGCGGCATGGAAGTCGGCGTACGCTTGCCGGGTCGAGTCGTCTGGCGGTAGGTCGGTGGGCATAGAACGAAGGCTATATGCTGGTTATGGTCGTAGCAAAAAGGAAGGTTCGTAGCGCGTAGCAAGCGGCCGGACCCCGTAGCGACGCCCGGTGCCCGGCGGCCCCTGGCAAACGATCCGAGCACAGGGACGGCGAGGCAGTAGCGGCGCGAGCCGGTAGGAGATCGCCGCTGGTCAGGCGGCACCGGCATAGGGCGCGATGGGCTTGGAGTCGGCCGCTTGCTACGGGTTACGAACCTTGTAGTCCTTTGTGGCCTCGCGGCCTTGGTCGGTGATGCGGTACTGATGCTTCCCGGCGCGCACCAGCTTCACATCGACGTGGCGTAGGGTGCGGCCCTTCCTGAGGCATCGGTTGACCTGGGACTGGCTCAATCCGGTGCCGTTCTTGAGCGTGATCACTGCTGCGTAGCTGTGCTTCGCCAGCTCCGCTAGAACCTGGAAGTACGCCCGGTCGCTGACCCTGATCTCCTCCGCCGGAGTAGCGGTGGTGAACCCGTTGACCGCCGCAAGCACTGCCTGCGCCGCATCGACTTCCACCTGCGCCTCGTCTCGCACCCTGGTGAAGTAGTCGAGACGCTGCTTCGCTGCGTTGCGCAGGTCATCGAAGGACGGCAGCTCGGGAAGGTCGTCGCTCATCGGTGTCCTTGTAGAGACGTCGCCGCCGCCGATACGAGCCCCGCCACAGGACCCGGACCGGCGGCGACGTTGGCCCTAGTTGCCCACCGGGCCAAGATCGAATAGTGGTGCGTGGTGGGCATGCTCAAGAAGTTAGCGGCGCGGTTTAGTCGCTGCAAGCGCTCAGGCGCGGAGGCCCCAAACGGCAATCGCTACGAGCATCACGCAGGCGATCACAATGTACGCGCCAAGGACAGACGGGTCATCCGCAAACCTGCCGACGCTCACAACGCCGTACACCACACTGAACACGATCACGAGCCAACAGCATGTCCTGTTGCTCATCGGAGCACCCGCGCATCTCCGAAGTCATGCTTGAAGAACGCACGGCCAGTGTTGCTGTGTCCGTCCGGACCTGTAATCAGGATGCGGTCGTCGTACGGTTGGTCGTGGCGCATCATCCCCACGTAGGAGTGACCGTACCGGTCCATGACACAGACCCAGACTCCCCCTTCGACACGCTGCTTTGTTTCCTCGAAAGTCATCGACGTATGCTGCTGATGCTCTCGACGTTCTCTGCGACGAACTTGGCGTACACGACTCCTTGACCCGAGCCGACGAACATAACCTTCTGGATCGTCAGCTTGTGCCACGCGTAGTTGATCCAGTGATGTATGGGTGCGTCTGTCGGAGGCTCCAACGACTTGTCTTCGAACTGTGATGGATCGAGCCTGTACGTGGCTCCCGAGACAGTCCGAATGACCAGCGTCGGCGCAGGCGTGGGCTCGGATTCAGGAGTGGTGGGCATGCCAGAAGACTACGGTGCCGTACTGGTCAGGGCAAGGCCCTAACGTTCAGAGCACTACCCACCGGCCGCACACGACAGACAAGATGCGGCCATCGGCGTGCTCATCCGGTGTCATCGCAGGCCCCGGCATGCGGCCGATTTCGCTTCGCCAAGCACTGCTGTTGAGCATCTTGAACGCCGCAGCGTCCGCGCCGTCCTCGAACTCCCCAACCACAGGCAGGCCGGTCAGGGAGTACAGGACGACGCGGAAGCGGTTCATCTAGCGGCCGTGCGCGGCCGACATGATGGTGTCGTGGGCGGTCTGCGCGGCGCTGAGCGCGAGCACCGCCGAGAGGTACAGCTCGTCGGTGTCCTCGCCCTCGGTCGCCGGGTTGACCCAGACCGGCTTGCGGGTGCTGAGGTCGACGATCATGACGACGCCGAGGGTGTGCGGGTCGCCGTTCTCCCCGAGAGAGAGGACCACGCACTCCAGCGGGTTCTCGATGTCACGGAACGGGTGGTCGACGAACGCGTTGTAGACCGCGAGGCTCGTCACGGACATGCTGGAGCGCGAGAACACGTGCGGATCGATCTGCGGCCCGTTGTACTGCTCGTCTGGTGTGCTCATACCCACCAACGTATGCGCCACGCCACATCCGGGCAAGGGCTAGTGTTCAGACACCGACAAGGCTTCTACTTCGAACGTTTTAGGTTGGCACCGCATCCGTTGCACTTCAATCGTTTGGGCATAACAACTGCGCCCAGCCCGATCGTTGCTACGCCTAGCAGCTTCGCCTTCCCTGTTCTTTTGACGGTGAACGAGTTCTTAGCCCCACACCGAGGACAGCAAACGTTGCCATCGTCGTCGACAATCGTCTTCTTCATGCGGACACCCTCTCGACCAGCTTTTCGGCTTGCGCTCGTGTGATGCGGTACGCCTTGAGCCCTTCCATGAGCGGCCCATCAACGATCCACGTATCGGATGGGAAGAGGTTGTGGTATTCGCTCGTGCCACCGTAGAACGCGCCGAGGATGACGCACGCCGGGCGCATCGCCTCGATGTTGAAGACGATGACGCCTTCGTCTGGTAGCGGTCTAGTTCCGAGGGGCATATGGTTCTGGGTCGTGCGCGTTGAGCGGCCTCATCATGACAACGTCCTCGCGGGCGATCGCTAGCTCGTGGGCGTTGCCGGTCGTGTCGCACGAATGGTTGTAGGTTGCCCGGGTCATGCCGGTCTTGCGCATAAGTTCAGCAGCAGAACGCGCGATCATGACGCACCTGACTTGCACCCCATGATGCATGTCGGTCCACCCGTAAACCTTCAGTTCTCGTGTCATGCCGGGCGTACCTCGTCCCAGCGCAGCATTCGCGGAGACGCCTCACCGTCAAATAGCACATAGATGAAGCATCCGCTGTGCTCGTACCCGGCGATCTCTCCTTCCGCTCCAGCGGGCAGAACTCCGTAGCTGTCGTAGAGAGACACGCGCCAGCCGTCCATCCCATTACGCCAACGTGAGTCCATCAGCGTTCGGCCACGCCACCGCATTCGGGCTGACTGGCGGCGATGCGATCCGCCAACTGCCGCCACTTGTCGCCGAGCTGCATGTCGAACGTCTCGGCCGCCTCGCGCCGGATCAGGGCCACGATGCGCTCGCGCTCAGCCTCCACGGCCCCCGCCAGTCGGTCTGCGCGGACGTACTTGACCGAGCGCACGTTGTCCGGGCACTCGTGCCGACGGCCGGTCTTCTCGCACCAGGACGGGTGGAACCGCAGGTGCTCGTTGCAGTCCGGGCAGACGTTGACCTTGATCGATTCAGGCCCGATAACACGCGTTGTGTCGCTCATCGCCTACTGCTCCCAAGGGCGGCATGGACCTTCGCCAACACCGCGCTCCGGCGGTCGGCGACCTGCGTCTCCGTGTCGTCGGTCAGCGGGCGGCGAAAGTAGTCCTCGACCGCCTGCACGACCCGAAACAGCAGCGCCCCACTCGCGCGGGCCTCCATCTCCCGCTGTGGACCGGCATCGTCGCGCTGATCCATCGCCACGCGGACGGCTCCGCTCGGGAAGCGCAGCATCCACCAACGCTCGATATTGCTCATTCGGTCGTCTCCTGCGCCGTGTTGAGGGCGGTCACTATCTGCTCGTCGGTCGCATCGATCGGGAGATGGATGCCGTGCTCACGCAGCAGGTCAGCGGCGAGATCGCGACCAGATCGCGGCTTGGCCTCGATCGTCGTCCCGTCAGGAAGCGAGACCGTGCCGCCCTGCTCGGTGAGGTCGGCGAGACGATTCATCAGGTCTTCGTCAGCCGGGACGTCGAGAGCGCGGAGCGCGGTCCAGAACTCGCGCGCCTCCAGCGTCACGACAGCCCGAGAGGAGACCACCGTGTCGATGCCCTCAGGGCTCGCGATACCGGCACGGTCGCGTGAACGCTTGGCCGCCGCGCCGAGTGGGCTCGGCCGCGTCGTGGTGATCAGGAACGGCATCAATTGCTCCATCGGTCACAGTAGCATTAGCCGACCAGCCAGACGCAGAAGAAGGCTTCGAGTAACACGAGTCCGGCTGTGACAGCCGCTTGGTGACGGACGTGCTTGCACGTGCGGGCGCCGAGCGCTCCAGCGGCCACGCTCCCGGCGCCTACGGCAACGTGGTACAGGGTGTCTGGACGGCGGCTACCCGTGGCAAGGAGCACGAGCAGGACTCCAGTGAGCAGCAGCGCATACGGCACGGTTCCGTGCGGAAGTCTCGACTTGCGCGGCAACGGACCACGATCGGCGGCAGTCTTGAAATCGACGAGCCACATGACCTTGCCGTTCTCAAGAAGACCAGCGGCTTCGAAGTACATGTCGGCGGGAGGTAGGTCCTGCTCGTGCCACGGCTCACGCGGCGGAGGAGGAGGGAAGGCGGCAGGCATGCAAGAAAGACTACGCAGCCGGCACAATCAATTCAACGTATTAGTTTCGTTACACGCTTCACAAGCTCTTCGACCTGGCCGCGTCGAATCTTGTACAGCTTGAGCCCCGCGACCTCGTCCCCCTGGACGATCCACGACTCGACAGGAAACGCGTTGTGATACTCACTCGTCGCACCGTACGCGGCCGCAAGGATCACGCACGCCGGCCGCATCTCCTCGACGTTGAACATGATGTAACCCTCGTCGGGCAGTTCCCTCTTCATACTCCCCACCAGAGGTAGCGACCTATCTCGTCGTAGTGTGATGGGTCGGAGCGCAGCGGCCCAACCTGCCCCGGGTCATCGACTGCTGCTAGGTACGGCTTCTGCCACCCGAAGCGCACGTCAAAGACGCCAGCGCCGTACCACGCCATCCCTTCGAGGTATAGCCCGAACGGCTTGATCGGCACCAGCAGGGACAGCAGCCAGTTCATACGGCCACGCGAGCACCCTCGGCCACGAGGGTGAGCCGCCACGAGATCACGTCCACGAAACGGATGGAGCGCCGGAAGTCGCCCTGCACAACGATGAACGTGTGCTGGTTGCCGGTGCCGGCGAGTTCCACCTTCTTGTCGACAAGCCCGTAGAACGAGCCATCGGCATCACCGATCGTGCACGTGAAGAGCCCTCCGTGCTCCGCCGCGAGCCGCACAGCAGCATGGAGGCCGATCTGGTTCACCGCTCGACGACCACTCCCCAGCCGGAGCCGATGCGCTGCACCAGGTCCCTGCGCGTCAACTCTTCGAACGAGCGGTACACGTCCGACTCCTCGACCGTGGTGTCCTGGATGACCTGCTGGATGGTCGCCCCGGGATGCTCACGCAGGTAGCTGACGACCCGCTGCATGGACGATGTTTCGTTCTGTGTCATGACCCTATTCCTAGTGCATCTCGTTTACGTTCGAACCATCTCCGCTCATCTACCTGGCCGCTTCTGGTATTCGAAGCAAGTTCCATCAGGGAACTTGCTCAACGCTCTCCCGACGACCTCTCCTGCGCCGCGATTCTCAGAAGAGTTGACGTATCGAACATCGGCTCCACTGCCACCCTCCCGCGACGCAGCGATCGGGTACTCATCACGGTCGTACCCGTGCTTGGTGGGGATACCTTTGAGCGACTCCGACCGGTGCAGGTCTGCGTCGCCTCGGTCGATGTGCATGCGCCGTGGTTCGCCCTTGTCGATGGCGTCCCACGCATGGCCGAGGATGTGCGGGTACTTCGTGTAGCTCAGGTTGACGACGACGCAGTGTTCCTGTTTCGCCGGCGACGCGGTTACCGGCTTTGTGCTCGGCTTGTCATGCCAGAAGAACAACGCGACGAGCACGACCGCGATGAACGCGTATGGTGATGCCATGCGCCCGCGCACTAATGCACCGTCACAAGATGCATCGCGACGACAAAGCACCACGGCAGGCACACCATGACGACAACGATCGCCGCCACGACGAGCATCAGCGTCCTAGGCGGGATGCTCACGCCTGCCGCCGCTGCCAGTAGTAGTACGCCCAGCAGAACATGACAAACAACCACGCGAGGGTGCACACGGCCGCGAGGTACCAGATGCGGTTTCCGTACACGTACAGCGTGAGCGCGATGAACGCGACACGCCAGAGCCACAGGCTCATGCGACGTACTCCTCGGCGCGCATCGCGGCTTCCTCCATCTCGCGCTCCTGCACGAGCATGCTCGCGTACCGGGCCGGGTCGACCTGCTCCGTGAACTCCCAGTCCTCCACGATGTACAGCAGCTCCGCGTCGCCGTCGACGCGTTCGATGAGCCACTGGTTCTGCCACACGTACGCGCTCGGTTCGTACCGCTCGTACTCGACGACGTCGAACAGGCCGGTGATGCAGCATTCGCCGGCGGCGTGGAGGTCGGCGTGCTGTTCGTCGGAGACAACGGATGCGACGCAGCCGAGGAGGTAGACACGTTGTGGCATGGGGGTGGGCATGCTCCGAAGACTACGGGCCGCTAGCGGTCAACGCAAGCGGCCCGTGTCAGGTTGCGGACGTTACTCCAGGATGCCGAGTGCGTCCTCGGTCTGCCAGCCGTCGCCGTCGCAGGAGAAGCCGATGGTCTCGCGCTGCATCCGGCCGCGCCGCGTCTCCCACACCTCGATGGTGCCGTCGCAGCCCTCGCCGTCGCTCATCCACGCCGTGAAGTCGCAGAACGCCTTGCGGCTGCCCATGTCGCACGGGTCGAGCGTGTACGAGTTCAGCAGCACGTTCCAGACGCTGAACTCGCCGTCGGACGTGTCGCCGTCGGCGTCGGTCGGTTCCTCCACGGGCTCGGTGATCATGCCGTCGGGGTACGCGAGGTTGTACGACTGCTCGAAGTACTCGATCCAGTCGCCGAGTTCGAGCTGCGCCTGCACGTACGCCTGATGCTTCGTCGGCAGCGGGACGTGCGCGTTCGCGGCCGGCGCCGCCGTGAGCATGAGCAGCTGCACGACGACCGCCAAGATGGCCTTCTTCATGTGACTGTGGCTTTCTGTTCTTCGAGTTGTGACCGTGCGGTGGCGAGCGAGACCGCGTACCCGCTACCGAGCCGGCCGGGAAACTCCTGCTCCATGAACACGTACTCCCCGAGCACGTCCTCGAGCTTGGCGCCGATGGCCTTGAGGTACGCGGGCAGGTCCACGTCCTCCTCGAGGTAGACCATGCCGCGAGCGCGATCGACGTAGCTGAAGTCACTCACAGTCACGCCGGAGACGAAGACGTCAACGGCGCGGACCTCCAACCATGCGTGACTGGGGTCGTTGATGAGGCGTAGGTGCGCGGTGGGCATGCGCAACAGACTACGCACGCTTACGGTCGCGTCAACAATGTCTCATCGCGCAGCATCAGCGCGAGCAGCCTACGGGACGGCGTGAGCCGCTGCACACGAGTACTCGCCCCCGGCGGGAGCATGTACCCGCCGCACATGTGCGCGTCCAACGGGCGCGGCGCTCGCACACCACCCCGGTAGTAGGACACCACCAGATAGCCACGGTGCGGCACCCCGCGCGGGTCGAGCGGGTAGCAACGGCAGTTCCGTCCCATGAGCGCCACCCCATTGACAGTGCCAGCCGCACGTCATCTCCGCAAGACGCGCGTGGCCCCGGACCTGAGGTTGCCCACCACCGGGTCCGGGGCCACGTCGAGGAGGTTCAGGTCGCCGGAACCTCGCTGTCTCGCTGGCGTTACTGCTCCACAAGCGTAGCGGCTGCCAGCGCGTCACGCCACTCGCCGCATGTCGCTACGGGTCCCACGGCTCGTCCACGTGCGCCTCGATCAAATTCAGGGCGCCGAGGACGTTGTCCTTACCGAGGAGCTGGTACACCTTCTTCAGGACGTCGGGGTTTTCGCCCTGCGCCGCATGGCGCGCCGGAAGCTCCGCATGCCAATCGCCAACACCGGCCAACGCGATGACGACAGCTCGCGCCATCTCCGTGCGCGGCACGGCATACCCCGGGAACAGAAAGCGGCAGAGCGCGTACTGCGCCCTCTCCATCGCCTCGTCGTCTACGACGATGGTGGTGCTCATGGGCGTGTCTCGCCCTGCATTGGGCTCGGTCGCAACGGGCCTACCGGTGGGCTCCGCACGAGCACACGGAGGTAGTCAGCGTGGACGTCGATGGTCGTGCCCCGAGCGCGCACGCTGCACATGCGCCCGGTGACGCCGGTGCCATCACCCCACTCCGACACGACCTTGCCTTCGAGCCCGAAGAACTCATCGGCCTCTATGATGACTGTGTCTCCCGGCTGCGCTACGAGGTAGCCGTTCATTGCTCCTCCTTCATCCTGCTGAGCGCTGCCGCCGCACGGATGCGGGCGCTCATCACTTGCGCCTCGGCTTCGGGTGAGCCGTCCGTCACGACCACGTGCGTTGGGTCGGCGAGCCGCAAATCCTCAGCCGTAAGATCCCTGTCTCGGTCGAGCACTACAGCACCTCTCTCCACCCCGTCGGATACCCCGGCACCTCGGGATCCGCGATACAGCAATCCTCGCGGTGCGGACGGCCACCATGGACCGGGCAATCCCCACCCGGGCACCACGGCTCCATCAACGCGACGTACGCGTTGTCGTACAAGGTACGGTGCGCGGCCGGCGACGGCGCGAACTCCATCGCGTACCCCTCCAGTACGTCGACCATATGCACCACGGCCGACCTGACACCCTGCGGGTAGGTGAGCTTTACCGCCGCACGCACCCGGTGCAGGGGCTCGCCCTGTAGGCACTCAAGCATGCCCGTACAGGCCCGCTAGGGGCTCACCGGTACGCGGGAGTACTCGCCGCAGTGCGCGCACGCGTACAGCTCTCCCTGGGTCAGGTTGCGCTTGCTGTCGGACTCGACCCAGTGGCCGTGACCGCACGCGCGGCACCCGTACCCCTGGAGGAAGATGACGCCGCCTTGGAAGGAGACGGGGCCGGTAAAGCCGAGGTCACCGTACTCGCGGTCGACGCCGCTCAGGTACGCGTGCGCCGCCTCGAGGGAGCGGTCGTCGATGCCCTTCTCGCTGCGCCTGTCCAAGAACTGCGTTGTGCTGATGACCCCGGTCTTGTGCTGCTGGATTGCCAGCAGTGCTTCGATGCTGCTCACGTCACAGTTCTCCAGTACCGCTCGTCGTGTAGGCGGTCGCCGGCGACGGTGATGCGTCTCACGCCGCCTTGCCACCTGCCCGTCCTCTCGCTGCGCGCCGATGAGACATCGTGTCCCAGCGGCGCCAGCTTGTACTCGTCCGCGCTGAGCATGTAGTCGGTCACGAGCCAGCGCCGGCCCGTCCTAGACCTGGCGCTGACTACTTCGCGGCCGAGCAGCGCTCCCATCTACGTGCCGATGACGACGTCCACGACGCCGCGTGTGTTGACCAACGGCACGTCCGTAATGAACGCCTCGTGGTTGCTGTCCGCGTAGCCGACGCTCTGCTCGTTCACGCGGAGCGCGTTCTCCACCCCGGCGGAGATCCGATGGTGCGCCTCCTTGGTGCTGAGGTAGCTGGCGATCTCGTGGGCGGTCAACCCCTCGGCTTGCACGAGCAGACTCATCCGCACGTCCACGACAACTTCGACTCCGGCTTGGCTCACGGTGCGCCCTCCACGAGGTAACCCATCTCCGACATGTGCATGTGCTTCCTGTCGACAACCTGAGAGCTGTCGATGTACGTCAGCTTGTCCGGCCCGTCCAGGTCCTCGCCGGCGAAGTTGACGCGATGCCCCGTTATGCGGAGCAGCGACACGCTCGGGCCACGCAGGTAGACGGACGTCTGCTCGCCGCTGTCGTTGTACGTGACGAGCATGTAGCGCGGCTTCCACGCCACGGGGTCTACTTGTCCTTCTTGGCGTTGCGGCGCGCGTCACGGCACGCGCGGCACTCCGTCGACCGGGCGCCACCGTTCGTCGTCGGGAACTTCGTGACGGGCTTCGTCTCCCCGCACGGGCCGGTGCAGGTCATCTCGCCGTCCTTGCTGGCCGCTCCCGGGCGCGGCTCCGCCTGCTTCCGCTTGGCGCGGCTCGTCGTGCCGCGCGGCACGAACCCGTCGCCGTTCACCGACGGAGCGGAGATGAGCCGCGTGTGCTGGCACGCGGCCAACGCCGCGACGAACTTGACGTCCACCTTGCGGCCTCGGTCGCGCTCCCCGTCGTCGTCGCTCTCGTCGCCTTCCAGGTAGGCGGTCAGCGCCTCCTCGTACTCGCGGCATGCCTTCTCCTCGAGGGCCTTGGCGTCGGCGAGCTGCTGCTCAGCCGGCGACAGCGCCTTGCCCTGCTCGGCGGGGAAGTGCACGCACGGGAAGACCTTGAAGTCCTGCCGGTACGTGTCCATCTCCGACGACTCCGGGTCGTACTCGAAGTCGCTCGGCGGGTACGTGGCCAGCACGACCTCGTCGAACTCGTGCGCGAGCATGGTCATCGGGAACTCGGCGATGTACGGCAGCCGGCGCGTGTCGGGGCATGCCGTAGCGTGCACGTGGAACGTCTCGCCCGGCACGGGCAGGTTCGGGCCGTACACGTCAACGCTTACGGTGGCGCGCTCTGTGGTGGTGTCCGGCGCGGCGGTGGTGGGCGTACTCATAGACAGAAGACTAGTGCAGGGTGGGCCGCAAGGCAAGCACTAAAGTTCAGGGTCGTAGCCGGTTATCTCTCTCAGCAGCCGCACACCCTCGCCGCCCTTGTACACCGACCAGCACCCCCGCTTCACCTCGACGGTCGCTTGGTGCTCATCGTGCAACCGGCGCAGCAGCGACCGCGTCACCGACAGCGACAGGCCGCACTCGTTTGCGACCTGCCGAACCGTCGAGTAGCCACGCCCGTGCCTGTACCAGCCATCCGACCGCCCTTGCAGACGGATGGTTGTCGCCAGCGCAACAAGAACCGCACGCTCGCGCTCACTCAGCGAGGTGGGCATCTTTCCGCTCAAGGATCTCCGTCAGGTGGCTGACAACGCGGTCGAGCTTGCCGGTGCGCGCAATGGTTAGCGCCTGCCTGATGGCCGTTTCGAGGCCTTGTGCACGGTCGGTGGAGTTGAGGGCGTTGGCGATCTTGAGGGCGTTGGCTATGCCCCGCTCGTTCCCGTAGCTGCGAGCGACCTCATCGACGAACGGCGTGCCTCCGACGACGACCACGCAGGCGATGTTGGGGTGAATCTCCAGCGCCTTGTACCGCTCGGTCGGTCTCATTTCACGAGGCCCCACACGATGTCCATGGCGCGGACGGGATCCATCTTGGCGAGCTTGTCGCGGTTCTTCTCGTTGAGCTTGTCGGCGACGGCGACGAGCGCCTGCGCGGAGACGGCGTCGATGAGCACGCCCTTGTACCGCCGCGCGCTGTGCGCCGCAACGATCTCCCTGCACGTGCTCACGAGATCTCCCTGCTGCCGCTCCTCGATCATGCCAAGCCAGAGCGCGAGGTCCGGGTCGTAGTCGGGTGACGTCTCGTCGAGTAGCGGGTTCATGCCGGCACCTCCTGCTTGCCGTGGTCGCGGATAAACGCCTTGGCGCGTGCGTTGCTGCACCAGTACGGCACCTTTTCGCCGGCGCCACCATGCGTCCGGCAGTACCCGTGATGGTCGAAGTCGCACATCTCGTCGTCGACATGCTCCGCGAGAAGGTTCGCGGCTTCTTCGACGGCATGCGCCAGGTCGTGATCCTCTTCGACGGCGAGCACCCACGTCACCCGGCCGCCGGCCATCGTCCGCAAGTTGAACGTCACGGACCGGTCTCCCTCGAACTGGAAGTAGACGACGTCATAGTCGCGGCCCTTGAGGTCGGGGTCGGACATATGGTGGTGGCCGACGTGCCCGTCCCTCTCCTTCATGTAGCGTCGCACGTCCTCGTTGTCGCGTAGGCTCGTGTCGATGGACCACACGCCGTACGTGGTGCCGGCCATGATGTGGACCCACGGGCGGCCGTCGGAGAGCGACTTGGTGCTTATGCGGATGCCGCCGTCGCGGGCGCCGTCCGTCCAGTTGCCGGGGCCGTCCTTGAAGTGCTCGCTCGCACGGACCTCGGGTCGCAGCAGATCCAGGTTCTCGTTGACGGCGACCCACGTGTATCGCTTGCCGACGAACATGCTGCGCAACCGCGCGTACACGAACGGTGCGTTGACGAGGGTCAGGTAGCCGTACGCGGACCAGGCGTTGACTCGCCGCTGCTCGCGGCGTTCGTAGTCTTGTGCGGCGAACAGGCGGGGCGCGGCGCGGCGAGCACGAGCGGCGTCATTGGTGGTGGGCATGTTGACAGAATGGCGTGCGGTTGCCATCGTGGCAAGCGAGACGTGCCGTACGGGCTAGCTGCCGAACGCCTTGCCGATGGCGTCGGCTGCACTCCCCGGCTGCGGCACGATGACACCGAAGACCTGGCCAACACGAAGGACGAGCAGCTTCTCTTCGTGCACGTCGACGTAGGCGCCGGCGTTCGCAGGGAACACGACGTGATCGCCGACCTTGACGGGCATCTCGATGTCGTGCTGTCCCCACCAGTCGAGGCCGGGGCCTGCTGCGAGCACGATGCCGTGATGCGGCGGCATCTGCGCCTCGTAGCGGTTGGCGGGGAGCACGAGGCCGCTCTCGCGGACCTCCTCTCGCTCCAATTCTTTCACGACCAGGTAGTCGAAGATCGGTTGTAGCTGGTCGGGCATTAGATCCACCCCGTGGCGCCGGCCTCGACCCACGGGCCGGTGTCGTCCCACTCCCAGATGCCGTCCGTGTCGATGGTTCCGACGTCGCCGTTGTCGCACTCGTACCTGATCGTCAGGTCGTGCGGGTCGAAGCGCCACGTGACGATCGGTGAGGTCTCGTTGATCTCGGCGAACGCACGCTGCTGCTCTGCGCTGGGTTCCATCAGTGAACCGCGATCCCTTCTGAGTTCAGTTCGGCGAGGCGAGCTTGCAGCGCCAGCGTGGCGTACGCGTTCCCCATGGTCGCGTACACGGCGCCGTTCTCGGGGTAGACGGCGCGTTTGTCGTCGGCGAGCCGCAGGCATGCCCGCGCCCGCGACTCGAAGTAGTCAGCGCTCGCGTCGCTGGTGTCTTCGTCGGTGAGTAGCGCGTCCAGGTGCATGGTTAGGACTCCTGCTGGGGGGCGCTGTCCCCGCCGGCCCACGCCGGGTCGTTGCGCAGCTCCTCGCGGCTGTACATGCGCCAGTTGTAGTCGAACAGGTGGTTGTGGGAGTTGCCGTCGAGGTTGTACTTATTCGGCGACACGCTCACCTTGAAGAAGGAGCGCATGCCGCCGGGGTCCGGGATGATCGGCGTGCAGTGGATGACGCTCGGGTCGAGCCGGTAGATCGTGTTGGCGTCGCCGTCCATGACCCTGATCTTGTTGTCGCCTCGCATGGCGGAGAGTCGGATCTGCTGCTCGAACTGGTGGGCCGACTCCACGTGGTCCTTGCTGATGTCGTCGAACTGCCCGACGGCGAACCTTGTGGGCCACTGGTCGGCCCAGATGTAGTTGATGTCGTCGCTGCCGAAGCCGTCGGCGTGCCAGCCGGGACGGTTGAGCGGGTTGCCGGGCGTCGCAAACCCGCGCTTGGCGGTCACGTACACGTAGTGCCCGTCGTTGACGCCCTCCGCCCACACGATCCCCTCGATCGTGTTGCGCATGAACTCCAGGCTCGGTGGCAGGAGGATCACGTCGCTGTGCGCCATGACGACCGGTAGGTACAGCCACGTGCAGAACTCGCGCCACTCCGGCAGCAGGTGGTCGCGGTCGTAGATCCCCGGGTGCTGCCCGTATTTGTAGTCGGTCATTGTTTCTTCGCGAAGAGCGTGTTGTATTCGAAGATGATGTCGGCTGTGCCGTAAGTGCCTTCCATGTACGACGCAGGGTCCACGCTCATCTCTTCGCACAAGTCGACGTATGTGGCTGACTTGATGCGCAGCTCGCGGCCTTCCTCTGTCGTCACCATGCCCTCGCCCTCTGCGGTGAGGTCGACGTGGTACGTGTCCCATGCGTACCTGAGCGCGTCGATCTTGTCCCACGCGAACGCTCGGCGCTCGCGGTCGAGCCACAGCAGCTCATTGTCACCGTACACACCGCACGAGCACGTCGCGCCCTCGTCTCCCTCGGTGGGGTGGCTGTGCCGGTAGGAGCATGACGGCTCGTGCTCCGCCTTCGGCTGCTTCGCGCATTCGACGACCCACGGCATCAGGGCACCACCGGCCCCGGTTCGACGTCTTCTTCTTTTTGGGTCGCCCAGTCTTCAGATGTGTCTTCGCGTAGTTCGTTGACGTAGCCCTGCCACGTGTCCTCGGGGAGAGACACGCTCTCCTCGCCGACGACGATGCTGACGTACCAGCGGCCTTGCACATCCCACCGGCGCGCTGTCCGTACGTCACCGGCGCCGACGCCGATGGTGTAGGTGCGGCCGGGGTACCAGCGGCCGGCGCCGATGCAGAAGTCGGTTGCGGCCATGCGGATCGCTTGCCGCAGCGAGTCGCAGTGGTAATCGGTCGGCGACAGCGACTGCTCGCCTTCGGACTCCCATGCGCTGTGGATGCTGATGCGCCACACGTAGTCGCTGATGCCGTCCTGTGCGATGAGGAGCGCCTCTTTCAGGCGGGCGAGTTGCGCCGCCGTGCGGGCCGCTTTCTTGCTCAAATCGTTGAGCACGTACTCGTCGAGCGTTGGCACTAGGACTCCCGGTACATGGTGGGCATTGGCGCCGAGGATACCCGCAGGCACCCTCGGCACAAGGCAGAGCGTTCGGCTACTCGTCGACCACGGTTGCTTCGAGGAGGGCGGCTACGGCACTAACCGCATCCTCGTGGTCGACGTCGAGTTCTACGGCCCAATCGTCGGCCCAGTGATCGGGGTCGAGCCATGCCGCGAAGTGCATGGTGTGCCCGCCGATCGTCAGCTCGACCTCGGTGCCGAGTTCTTCCATCACCGCGTCGCGTAGTGCGTCGAACACGGTGTCGTCGTTGGTGAGGTAGCCGGCGGTGTGAGTTGCCCGGAACGCGCCGGGCACGAACTGGAATGGGAGCTTGCGCATGCGTGCGACCTCAGTCGTTGATGAGCGCGACTTCGATCTTGCCGTGCAGGTGCAGGAGCCTGATGAGGTCGCGTGCCTCTGCTGCCTGCTCCGTCTCAGGACCAGCAGCCACGACCCCCTCGAGGAACGGGACCATGGACGCGGTGATCTCCGTCCACCCGCCGGTCAGGCTCCCGTCATGGCCCCACAGCTTCGGGGCAAGCGCCCACTTGATGTCGTAGCCGACCGGCTGGGGCTCCGCCAACGGGCGCCAATGAAGATGGCTATGCGGCATGGCATAGACACAAGCGGGGACCACACCCTGAGCAGGCGTGGCCCCCGGCGCCGTGTCTCTCCCTAGCTCGCGGCCTTCTTCGCGGCGAGCCGGGCGTCGCGGCACGCCCGGCACTCGTCGCCGCGCTTGTCCCCGCCGATCGTCGGGAACTTCGTGACGGGGTGCAGGCCGGCGCCGAGCTTGCAGTTCGCGCCGTTCTTGCACTCCTTCTGGCCGTCCTTGCTGACGGTGGAGGCGCGCGGCGCGCGGCGCCCGCTCGCGGTCGTCTCCGCGTTCGCGGCGGCCTCGCTCGCGGCCTTGGCGGCGTCGGCCTCGGCCGCCTTGCTCGCGCGGACGGCGGCGGCACGCCGGGCGGTTGCGGCACGCGGGTTCTCGTCGGCGTCCTCGCCGTGCTCCGCCATCCACGCGTCGCCGACGGCGATCATCTCCTCGACAGCCTTGGCCTGCTCCGGCTTGCCGGCGTCGCGGAGGTCCCCGAGGAGCCCCTGCCACTTCGAGATCGTCTTGGCGTTCTCGGCGGGCGAGTTGCCCTCCAGCTTCTTGAGCGCCTGCTCACGCGGCGTCGGCGGCGTGGACTTCTCGGCCTTCGGCGCGGCGGTGGCCGGCTTCTCCGAGCCCTTGCCGTTGATCTTCTCGGCCTCGGCCTCGGCGAGCTTCTTCGTGGTCGGCTGCCCCTTCGGCTGGCCGTTGACCTCGACCTGGAACTTGCGGCCCTTCTTGACGACGACTGCCGTCTCCGTGCTCGTGCTCACGGTGTGACTCCCTTTGTGGGTAGCGGGTGGTGGGCGGTACTTGAAGTGAATGTACAGCACTCACCAGGTATTGCAACCTTCTTCCATCAAACCTGTGGGCAACCGTTCGGGTGCACACGCTTGTACGTCAACTGCATCTCCTCCAGCACCAGCGACCTTGCCACCGACTCCGGCATCGCAGCGTCAGCCGGCATTGAGACGCGGAAGATCGGATTACCTGGTCGGCCCGTGTTCGTCTCCGCGATCCAGCAGCCCTCAAACCCTCCTATCGGACCGCCCTGGAACCCGAGCCACCGCATCGAGAAATCCGGCCACGCCGGTATGTCAGCTGTCACCATGCTCGACAGCATAAGGTGCGCGGAGTAGGAGTCGAACCTACGCAGTCAGAGACGGCGGCTTTACAGGCCGTTGGGCTCAAAACCACATGCCCAGGTCCGCGCACAAACAAAGCGGAGGGCGCGGGAGTCGAACCCGGAGCTGGTTAGGCTCGCACGATTAGCAATCGCGCTGCGGCACCGGACGCTCACCCTCCAAAGGAGGAGTGGGGTATCGCCGGTGACTACCGTGCTCCCGAAGAACGGTGCGAACGCGGTCGAACAAGCTACGGTCTGAGCGGAGCTTGATCGAACGAATCGGCTTGCGCCGCAGAAGGTGCGGGTCGAGCGGCACGGCCGGGCAGTGTAGCCGAGGAGAGCGGGCGGCCGGGAGTGCACATCCCTGCTGGCCGCCCTCCTCTCTCTCTGTGGGTCGGTCTCCCGGCGGTCCGTGTCGGGAGACGGTGCACTTACCTCACACTGCGAAGTTTACGGGGCTCGCGCCCCCGATAGCTTGTCGACGACGCGAGCCCTGATCCTGCGAAGCACCATCTCAGCCGACTTATGTCCGGATGCCTGGCCTGGCAGTTCAGGGGTTCGAATCCCTTGCCGGAGTGCCCGAGTTCACCGAGACCCCTGGCGCTCAGTCACGTGTCGCGACATCTTGCTAACGAGGAGGCAGGGCTACTGCTCTTGCAGTCGGGGCCACTGGTGGTGCTTGGCAGGCAAGGTAGCCGCCAGCGGCCCAGCATGCAACTTGAACCGTTCGGCTAGTTGGTGACGTGCGGCAGCGCATTGATCGCCGCGAGGGCGTCGGCCACGTAGATCGTGGCGCCCTCGGCCGGCGGCGTCGGGTCCGGGGGGGCCGGCGGGTCCGGGTCCGGGGGCGGCGTCGGAGTCGGCGGAGCGGGCGGGTTCGGGTCGGGCTGCCCGCCGAGCTGTTCGACGTCGTCGTTGAGCTGTTCGGCGTCGAAGCCGTTGACGCTCAGGCCGTTCTTGAGCATGTCGTACGAGAGGACGCCGTACCCCTCGTCCATGTACTTCTTGATCCAGGACGGCGCGACCTTCTGGAGCTGCCCCCACGTGACCACGAGGAACATGTCCTCGGCGACGAGATAGCCGACGACGATGACATCGTGGCCGCCTTCGATATGCGCGCCCTTGACGACGGTCCACGGCTCACCGGCGTTGAACTGGTTCATCGCGGAGTCGGGGAACTCGACACCGATCGACGCCGCGCCGAACAGGTAGATCGCCATCTTGAGGTTCGTGACGTCGCCTGGGGTGATGGAGACGTACGCGCCGATCTTGTGGACCGAGCCGTCGGTGGCGAGGTGCATGCCCGTCTTGCGCCGGTAGTTCAGGGCGTCGAGCATGACGGTGCCCTGGTCCGTGTTCGGCTTCTTCGGGTTGAAGCCGGTGATGGCGGTGTAGAGCGCGAGCGCGTCCTTGTCCGTCACCGTCACGGGCGTGCCCGCCTCGGCGTTCCACAGCATCGTGCCGTGCCCCGCGTCCGCCTCGACGCAGTCGCCGTACTCGTCGTTGCCGAGCATGCCCCACCCGTCCGCCGGGAACAGGTCGTAGTTGCCGAGGTCCGTCGTCGGCAGCAGCGGCAGGTCGATGTCCTTCGTGTACCGCGTCATCTGGAGAGTGCGCGGGTCGTACTTGGCCGGGGCTTTGCCCAGCGGAAGAGGAGGACTCATGCGCGGCATCGTAACCGCCGCCGCATGAGAGCCTTCTTACGATGGGCGCAGCGGCCAGTAACCGAGAGTCACGGCCACGAGATGTGGCAGCCCCCAGTCCTTGCCTTCCTGCCCCCTCGTGCCGAGCCACAGCAGGCACTCAGCCTTCGCCCGCTCCATCGTCGGGCGCGGCTCTGCACCGCCCATCTCAGCTTTGACCGCCGCACCACCCGGCGGGGCGGTCATCTTCTCGACGGCGCCCATGATGGCGCGGAGCTGATTCTGTGGCACGAGCCGTACCCACCGGTCGCGGCCCGCCTGCCAGTTGGCCGCTTGCTCCGGCTGGTCGTACTCGGCGTACATGGTGAGCGGGGTCATAGGATCGCCGGCCGTCCGTTCCTTTCGATGACTTGCACGGCCGACAACTCTACCGGCAGCCCACAGGACCGACAGAGCCCCGTCTTCCTGTCCTTGTTGCTGATCACGTCAACGCACGAGCAGAGCATGCCCCACGAACGGAGCCTGTCCCGGTTCTGCCGGTCGGCGACGGCTGCGTGCTCGTCGCACAGCTCCTCGATGTCGCTGATCGGCTTCTCCATGCCCTTGATCTGCCTCCACCCCGATGGCACGCGCCGCGCCGCTTGCCGCTCGATGCCGGCCTTCTTGCACCACGCGCACGGGCCGCGCTCGATCCGCTCCTCCTCTCGGCGCGTGTAGTACACGTTCTTGTCGGCGAGTCGTTGCGCTCCACGTGAGCCCGCCCAATGCTCGACGACGACCGCCGCACCGGGGTTCTCGAAGTCGGGGAGCGCCACACCGTCCGGCGTGAACTTGCCGCCCGTGAGGTCGAGCGCCGGCACGGCCTGCCCCATCTCGGGCTTGGCGTTCCACAGCTCCCGGCCGTCGAGCGGGTTCACGTACGTGTGGTGGTTCTGCATCACGATGATCGGCTGCGCCCTGAACAGGCTCCGCCGCGTGAACCACTCCGGGAAGAAGTCGGGCTTCTTGACGCGGGCTGCTTCCATATCTCGCATCACGACGAGCCCAACGTCCTCCTCTGCATGCTTCAACCGCTCACGGAAGTTGCTCGGCACCGTCGCCACCAACTCGTCAGCATCGATGACGAAGAACCAGTCACCGGGGTCGCTCACACCAAGCGCCGTCGTAAACAACGACGTACGCTTCTCGACCTCACTCTCCCACGGATACGGCGGGATGTGCAGTGTCACACCCATCCCCAGCTTCGCACACACCAGCACAATGGACCCGAGCTGGTCCCCCGGACTCATGTGCTCCTTGCCCGGGTAGAGCTTGTACCTGCCGTCCATGGCGACAACGTGGTCGACGCCGGCGGCGGCCATGCGCGTCAGGCAGCCGGTGAGCACCTTGATCGGCTCGTTGAAGAACGAGAGCAGCGCGACGATCCGTTCGCCGCGTGGTGCCTGCACGTGGCGCGGCGGCTGCTTGTTCTCCCCGACCTCGTCTTCCGGCACTTCGATGTCGTCGGGGACGTCTGTCCACCGGACGGCTTGTGGCTTGGCTCCGATGAGCAGCCGCTTCTGCGGCGCTTCGTCGAGTTGGTTCCACCGCTCCTTGACGTGGAAGACGAAACCGTCTCGCGGCGAGATGATCCCGATACCTGACTGCGCGAGGTTGTACGAGAGGACGTAGTCCATCTGACCACCAAACTCGCTGACCTCCAGCGGGTGGTCGAGCCACAGCTCACGGGTCATGCACGTGAGCGCGAGCCCCGCGAACGTGGTGTCGATGACCTCGTACTCCTCGACCTCGTCCTTGGTCATGAACGCGTAGCTTGTAACAAGCGGCGGCGGCGGCGGCAGCACGTTCGTCGTCAGGTTCATGAGTGGTGTGTCGGCCGCGAGCTGGCAATAGCCGGTCACGCACAGGTCAGTGTTCTCATCGTGGAGCGCGAGCACCGCCGCGAGCGCTTCCGGCGTCGGCCGCGTGTCGTCGCTAATGACGACATAGCGGTCAAAGCTCGTGGCTTTGATCGCCTCGTTGATCGCCCATGCCGCCTGCCGCTCGGGCATGTACTGGATCCAGCACTTCGCCACCGGGAGAGACGCGAGCGCTTCCATGCAGTCGGGTATCTCACGCGGGTTCAAGATCATCAGTGCGGTGTTCATGCGGCTCCCTCTAGCACAGGTGCCGCGCCAGTCTCACGCAGCTCTTCGACTCGTTCGAGGACGTGCAGTGCGTCGGTGAGGCTGCACATGCCGGAGCGCGACCCCATGAAGTTGTGCCACTGCGCGAACAGCGGCTTGAGCCGGTGCGCGCATAGGTCAAAAGCGCGCTCGCCCCACGCCGGTCCGACGGTCTCGATGCGGCGCACCATCTCTGTGTAGTTCGCCTTCGTGCTGTACTCGGCGTGCCCGAAGCCCAGGAACCTGACGAGGTCGACGTCGTGCGTGACGAGGTCGAGCCAGATGTCGGGGCTCGGGCGCGTCCCCCACCGCACCATCTTGACGGTCGTCTGTGCGCGCTGCGGGCGGGTGCTGCCAGCGATGATCGCCTGCACGATTGGGTTCCACCTTTCGGTGTAGCCCACGGCCGGCCGGCTCGCCCCGATGAAGTCACGTAGGCGTGCCATTTCGTTCGCGCTCGCCGCACCGGGCTTCTCGATGAGCAGCCGCTCACAGATCCGCTCGATGTCGACAGAGACCTCGGCGAGATGTTTGATTGGTACAGCGACGACAGCAGCCGAGTAGTAGACGCCTACTGGGACGTCAAGTCGCATCGCGCCGGCGTCGGGGCGTGGGTCGACGGTAGTGACGCGGTACCCGAGGTTGCGGAGCGTGTCAGCGTGGAACCTGCCCATACGGCCATGCCCCACGACGAGGGCTCTCACGCCTGCTCCGCTGCTGCCTGACGAGCCTGCACCGTCTCCCGGACCTGCGTGATCTCGACGCCGGGGCCGAGCACCATCACCGGCACCTTGAACCCCCACTGCTCAGAGACGTGCGCCTTGATATCTCCTGCCAGCTCCTTGAAGTCGTGGTTCGGCATGGTCTTCCACGTGTCGCCATCCAAGCTGAAGACGAGCGCGTCTCCCGGCTCCAACGTCAGCTTCCGGACCTCGATGTCCATGAGCCGCTTTAGGTCGTCGGTCATGCTTCCTCTCCTGTGATCTGCCGCCACCATGCGACAGCTTGAACCCGGTTTCTGACCCCAATGCGCGGATAGATCTGCGCAAGGTGATACTTCACTGCCTGCTCTGTCGTCGACAACCGCGCCGCTATCTCAGAGTTCGTGAACCCTTCGGCGAGCAGTGTCACGACCTCTGCTTCGGTGCGCGAGAGCCCGTGACTAACGTCACGGCGCGTCCCCTCGTCCGGCGTGAACTCGTACGCCTCCCGGTTGTAGACGACCGTCTCAACCGTCTGCGAGCCGCACTGATGGCAATACGGTGTCTCGCGCTGCAACCTGCAAGCCCGGCACACACGGATTTTGACGCCCTTTGGCCATAGCGGTACGCCGCTCATCGGCCCACCACCGCAACCATCGGCACCTTCGGCTCGACCATTAGGTCGGCGCCGCCGACGCAGTTGGCCATACCAAGCGCCGTCAGGCCGTCAATGACGCGCACCTCTTGCAAGGCCGCCGAACGGCTCGTCGCCGGCCGGTCGAACCTGTACTTGTCTCCCGGCAGCTTCCGTGCTATCGCATTCATGATGTGCGAGCGGAGAGCACCATGAATCTCCTCCCTCTCTCCTGTCGTTCCGTCAACGACGATGTCGGGAACGCGGCACCAGCGAAGCCACCTCTCCACCACATCGCTGTCAGGTGCCGCGCCGCCACGCAACGCCTGCATGAACGCGTCGTAGTCCTGCTGCGCGTTCGCGTTCCCTTGAGACCGATCAACGACGTCGCAGCCGATCTCTTCCTCAAGCCAAAGCATCGTGTCTTCGGCTTTGGTGGTGTCCATCACGACCATCTTGATGGGGTTGCGTGCGTGGATCGCCAAGAAGGCGTCACGCACGTGCACAGGGCTGAGCGTTGTGCCATCGCGCGGCGGCTCAAGGATCCATGCCTGCCCGATGAGACGCAGCTTGCGGTGCGGGATCCACAGCGGCACGAGCGCCGTCGTGTCGAGGCTCCATGCGAAGTCGGCACCGACGATGATGGGCACACCCTTCGGCAGGATGCCTTCGGGGGCTTCTTCGAGTTGCCCCGCCTCCAGCACGGCGTCATCCCAGTCGGCTTCGTTGACGGCTGCGCTACTCGACCGCGCCGGGATGTTGCACGTGAGCCGCAGCCACCCCTCGCCGTAATCGAGCGTCGGGCTCGCGCGCTTGCGCCGTAGGCTCTCCTCCGTGATCTTGGCGAGCGGGTTCGCCTGCTTCACGATGGAGATGTCTTCGACGAGTCGGCGGTCTGGGACGGCGTACTCGTGCAGGACGCTCGTGTCCGTCTCGTAGCGGCCGAAACACACGCCGCGCTTGGTGCTCTTCGTCGCGTGCTGCCGCAGCGAGTCGCGTGACTTCTCAAAGTCGCTGCCCGGCTCACCGGACGTCGAGATCATGACGATGCTCGCGCCGCGCTTCTCACACTTGCCCTTCCACAGCCGATACAGGCCAAGGTCGCGGTGCCGGTGCCCCTCGTCGATGACCGGCAGTGTGGGGATGACGCCGTCTGCTGTGTCCTTGTCGGCGGCGTACACCTTGAGGCCCTGCCCGCCGTTGAACCGGTGCTTGATGAGCCGTGTGCCCTTGATCTCGTACGGGCCGTCGCACGAGCCGCGCTCACCTGGCAGAGCGTTCTCATCGGGTACGGTCGGGCCGTCCTTCATGTACAGCAGGCCCGGTGTGCGCTCAATGAACCCCTTCGCCTGTGTGAACAGGATCTCCGCCTGGTCGCGAGACGCGGCGCCGATAGGCACCCACGGCTCGTTCGTGACCTCCAGGTGGTAGAGACAGATCTCCGCGATGAACGTTGTCTTGGAGTTGCCCTCCGGGACGATCAGCCAGCACTCTTCGTAGCCGTGAAGGACGTCTGCCATGAAGTCGAGCTGCCACCGCTCCGGCGGATGCCTCTTCCCGTCCTCGAAGACCAGCTCAGACGCCCAGCGCTTGAAGTGCGCGAGCGTGCCGGGCTGGCCCTGGACCTGCCCTGGCCACTCATGCCACGCCATCGCGCCCCTCTAGGAACCTGCGTACGTCTTCCTGCTCAGCAGCCTTGAGGGCTTCGTAGGCTTCTGGTTTGAGGAGCTTGTGCGCCGCAGCGTCGATCTTCTCGCTGGCTCGCCGTAGCGACTCGACCATCTCCTCGTCGAAGAGGGAGATCGTGTGTACGACGTGCGGCTCCTCGCTCATCGTGACCGCTCAGTGGTGATCAGCGTGAACGGCTCCCGGACGCCGGCGCCGTGGTGCTGCGCCGCGTCGAGCGCGTACGGCAGGTGAGCAGGGTCCGGCCCGTTGAGGCGTGCGCCGAGCGCGTGCAGGGCGCCGAGCGCGTGGTATGCCCCTGACCCGACGGCGTTGTACCCGTAGGAGGTGCGGCACACATGGAAGTCGCTGTCGACGGAGAACAGGTAGCCGGCGACGCCGACGAGCCATGTCCCGCCCGTCTCCGTCCCATTCTCGACCTTCGTGTAACCGTGCTCCTTGAGTGCCTGCCTGACCTTCGGGACGTACTTGGTGACCATCCACCGGAGCCACCACTCGTCCGCGTCATCGGGGTCCCATTCGGTGTCGTCGTCTTGCGGGTTCGGGGGCTCGGCGTGGTACCTGAGGATTTGCAGCATCCGGTAGCTGCTCGTCCCACCGATGACGAAGTTGTAGTCGGGGCCTTCGTAGACCCATGCCTTGGCGTCGAGCCGCACTCCCGCGTTGCAGAAGTCAGCTGCACCGAAGGAGTCGAAGCCGATGATGGTCTCGCCTTCGTACTCCATGCCGACGACGCATGTCATCGGCGGCTCCCGGCTGCGCGGGGGCGTGGCCGCACACGGTTGGTGCGGGGGGCGTCGGCCTCGTCTCTCTCCTCCATGAGGCCATCCGCAATGAGCTGGTTCTCGACCGCTCGCGTGAGGTACGTATTGAGGCCAATGTCGCCGCGTGCCTGGTCGACCAACCTTTTGGTCTCGTTGTCCAGTCGAAGCGGAACCCGCTCAAGGGCCATCTATGTCCGTCCTTGGGTTGTTGACGTAACTTCCGTCTCGACCCGACGGACCGTGCTAGAGGCCACCCTCCTCTATGAGCGCATCATAGGGATGGCACCATTAGGCGCCAAGTGGCACATCCGTTTAGGCCGCTAGCCGCTAGTTTCCTGTGCGTAGCTGCTGATGCTGGACTCAACCGGCATCTTGAACGACCCAGAGCACGGCACCACGTGGTTTAGAGGGTCCAATCGTTGGTGCGCTGTCATGCGCGGCTCGTCGTTGACAAGCTCAAGTTCGCGGCGAGAACCGCACGTAACGCAGTCGCCCCACAGCGGCGGATGACCATAGACGGTCAATTACGTAGCCGGCCGGTGAGTACAGGCTTTGCACGAGGGGGCCGCTCCCGTGGCGGGTCAGGTTTGCGCGGAGAGGGTGGCGGCGAACCTGCGTCCGAAGGGGGGTCCTCCTCCGGAGCCGCCACGGGAGCAGTACTGCCCCCTACCCGCTTCTTGCGCTCCGCAACTGGCTTCGCACGCACCGGTTTCTCCGTAGCAGTAGGCGCCTCCACGGCGCGTCCCCGGCGCAGCCCGCGTGCCATGCCGACGTACATGGACTGCGGCAGCTCGGGCTCAGGGTCTGCCGGCTCGGGTGGGAGGTCCGGCACCACCGTAAGTACGCGCCCATCCTCCCCGGCAAACGTCTTCTTGATGCCCAGCCGGATGAGCTGACGGTCCATGAGCATCTTGGACCACGGGTCACCTTCGAGGATCAGCTCTATGAACCTTGTGCGCGAGACGTCGCCGCGAGCCGCCTCAAGCGCTTCGTGCAGGTCGTGCTCAAGCTTGATGTTGACCGCGATCTTCGGCACACCCGGAGGGTAGCCACATCAAGGACCATCCGCGACCCTCCACGTACCGCCTGACCTTAGACGGGTGCCAGCCGATCATGTACTTGATGATCGGAGCGGCGTTGACTACGACGTCTCGCTGTACGACGGCGCCCGCCACGAACCCTCTCTTGCCTCCGGAGTCGACCCGGATGATTCCGTTGAGGGTTCCCGGCGAGTGCATCTCGACCCAGATGCCTCGCCTACGACAAGTCGGCGACGGCTGGTCCACAGTCGATGCTTGCGCGGCGGTGCATGAGGAGCCGGCCGAGCCAGTTCTCGCCCCACAGCTCTTCGACGCCACCGTCCTCCTTGTCGCGACGTCCCCAGCACTTGCCCGGCGGCCGGCGAGCCCACCCGCCCGGCGGCTTGGTGACCCAGATGGCTCCCCACCTGACGTCGCCCCAGGTGTTGCCCTCGACGAGCATCCTGTACCCGGTCTTGACCAGATTCTCACGCAGTGTGGCGTCCATGAACTTTTGGCACAAGAGCCATGCCATGCCCCACTGAGCGAAGCCACGATCCCAATCGGGTTGGAGGTCGTCGACGATGCCGCCCTTGGCTGACGGCTTGCCGAGCTTCTTGGACGCCCCGGCGGAGTCGGCCGCGAGGACCTGGAGAGCGACCTCAAGCTTGCTCGTCTTGAACGCTTGGAACGGTCGCTCGTTGCCGTTGACGATCAGAGTGTTGCCGACGACGCGGACGTTGTAGAGCGCGGCCATGTCCTTGACCGCGTCCATGTCGCCTTGCAGCCATGTCACGTTCGAGAGGAAGCCATTCTCGGCACCGATGCGTAGCGCGATCAGGTGCCCATCGAAGAAGTTGCTCGCCCACGACATGTTGTCGCGGAACTCGTAGATCGGGCCGGCGGCCATCAGGAGAACTCCACTCGCAGCGACTCCGGTGTGGTCGCGTACAGCGGCACGAGAACGCCGTAGTCCGCAAGATGCCCGTCCTCGAAGACGACATGCACGTACGTGGCCACCTCCGTTCCGATGACCACCTTGCGCCGCTCGATCGAATGCACGTACCCAAAGGCGTCGCCGGTGCCGCTGACGCCAACCACGCGCACCGGCTCGTGGTCGAGCATCCGCTTCAAGGCCAGCTCCTCGCGCGTGAACGTCTTGGTGTAGGTCACTGAACCCCTTCCGTCGTGTATGTACGTCATGCGACTCCCTCGCGGCGCCACGCCGGGAACGGAATCTCGTCCTCGTACCGCCACCACCGGTACCTGAACCCACGGAACCCCTTGACGATCGCGAGCCCTGCCGGGTGGCTCGTGCCCGCCGGCCCCGGGAGCGTGCACGCCACGGCCCCGCCGCGCCGCACAAGCGCGTAACCGCGCCCGTCACCACCAAAGCGCGTGCTGTACGGCTCCACCTCGACAAGCGGTGCGTAGCCGCGTAGATGCCCGTGCGCAACGACATACACGCGGTCACCGGGGACGATGTCCGGCCTGCGCTTGCCGATGTTGAAGCCGTATTCGAACTCGCCTTCCCATTCGACTGGCTCCCGGCATGCGTTGTCTGCCGCAAGGTCACCCTCGCACAGCCACTCCGACCACAACTCCTTCGGGACCGTTACGACGACGTCCACGCGTCCTCCTTGAGCACGCCCACGAGCGGCGTGCCCGTGCGCCACTCGCGCGGCGGCGTCTGCTTGAGCGAGTTCCAGAAAGCTTCGAACGCTCGGCGGAGTTCGAGGCGGGTGGCGTGGTAGCCAGCCGTCCAGAGCCACATCCGCCTGTACCAGCCGTCACTGAGCGCGTCGATGTCCGCTTGCGTCGCGTTCATGTTCGCCATCTCAATCCTCTCGCGGTTCCGTGGTGCCCCAGTGACGCGGCCGGGACGTAGCCGTCAAAGCTTCGTCGATTTCTTCGTGTACGCGTGCGTCTCTCTCGCCGTTGAGCTTGTCGCGCTCGGCACGACGAACGTCCTCCGTGTACTTCTTGAGCAGCGTGAGAATCGGTTCGCCACTAGCAGACTTCGCCACAATCGTCGCCCGAAAGAACGCGAGATGCGCCTCATGAAATCCCTGCGAGTCGGTCACGGCCTCTCCCATCCTGCTTGGAATGCGTACCGGCACATCGGCTCCCCCCACCGGCACGACTCCCAGAACGTCTTCCCGGCACGAGCTGCTTCCTGCCCAGCCCCATACAACGCCGGGTACCGCGACTTCAGCATCACCGCATCCATCTCTGGTACGCGCTCCGTCGGGCCACGTCGGACCGGCTCAGGCACATCCTCGAAAGATGACGGTTGGTGGGGCACGAGAGCAGCAGGCTACCGGCTGTATGGCCACCGCGCTACGTCGAGACGTTCCCACTCGTTGTGGCTCGACTTCAGCGACGCGAACAACCTCACCTTGTCAAGGTCCTGCACCACCTTGAACGCTGCGTTCTCCCAGCGTTGCAGCAGCCGCCCATGCCCAGCGATGGGCTTGCCGTGTGCGCCGCTCAGCGGGTAGACGTCCCACACGAACCGCATGGTGTCGAGGTCGTCGGTGGAGTAGGGCGCGTACCCGCACCACACGAGCACACCAATCGCGTCAGGGTCGATCCACGGGATGCTCGTTTCGACGACGAGGTCACCGGGCTCGGGTGGATCGAGATCGCCGGCCTGTTCGTCGGCATACACGACCTCGCGGGCCGTCTCCACCACGAGCATGAGTTCGTCACGCGTCACCGTGGATCGAACTTCCTTCCCATGCCACGGGTTGGGACGACCTCGATCGTGCTCGGCTCGACGTCTTCGATCTCCACCCATGCACGATGGACGGAGACCGGGCCGCCGTACTCCTGCGCGCTTGCGATGACATCCACAGCGGCGGCGAGGGCCTTAGCGTTCAGCTCGTGGTTGTCGTTGTCGGTTGCGATCTTTAGGACCGCCATGCGCTGCGGCCCCATCAGATGACGCAGACGGACTCGAACTTGCCCTTGCCGCCGTCCGGATTCACGAACACGAGCCCGTGGCAGCGGAGCACACCGTCACGCCCGTTGACCTTGGACTGCCACGAACATTGCGCGCCACCATCGGACGTCTGCGCGCACCCGTTGATCCTCCACATCATCGCCCACGGCTCATGGTGCTTCGGGCCACGGCCGTGAGCGTGGTACTTGTGGCCCCACTGCCTGACGTGCCAGCCGACCTGCTGCTCCGCCTTGTCCATGGCGACGCTCAGGTCGACAACCGGCGGTTGTGTCTGCGCGAGCGCCGACGAGACGAGCACGCCGCCGGCGACGATGATCATGGCGATCGTGAGGTAGAACACGATCCTTGCCTTCGTACGATTCATGCTGCTGCCCTTCGTGCGTTGATCCTGGCCTCCAAGTTGCGGCCGCATGGTACGCAGACCGCATAGAAGGTCCCCTCTTCTTCGTCGACGACGATCCTGTGTGTAGCGACGATTCCGTAGCGACCGACCCAGTCGCACGGCTCGCATGTCACGGTAGGCCCATCGAGTGGTTCGATGTACGGGCCTTCTCGCGGGAACTGGTCAGGGTCTTCGTCGCCGAACACCATCAGACGGTGTACTCCTGTATCCGCGCCTGCATCGCATTGACCTGCTGCTGCCACCAGTCGAGGTCCTCTCCGGCTTCGAGTACCGTGAGGATCGTCTCCTTCACGTACGCTGCGACGTGGTCGGCACCGTACAGGCACACAGCCGTGACAAAGAACGCGTCGTCCGTCACGAGCCTGCGCGAAATCTCAAGCCTGCGTTCGTCTTCTGTTAGCTGCGGCTCGCTCATGGACCCTCCGCGTTCGCGATCTCAAGCAGCACGTCCGCATGACAAGGCAGCGGAGCACACCAGCACACCAAGTGCTTGCCGCGTAGCGTACGCCGCGCCTGCTGTCTCAGGGGCTCTTGGCTGTCGGCAGCCATCCACGCGCGATATTCCTCAATCGCTCGCTCTCGTGTGAAGAACACACCAAGCGGCTCCTCATACGGCCCGATGTGCTCGCTCGCGACATTGAACGGGTTCCCCCACGATGTGGGGCGGCCCACGTACACCGCGTCCGGAGGTGCCAGCTCTGCGCCGCTGCGCCTGGACCAGACTCGCGGTGTGGGCGGCTCCGTGGCGCTGCTCATGTGGCAGCGCGCGCACTCGTAGTGGGCCGGCCGGAGCATGCCCACCGGCCGCCATAGGTGACGGCAGAACGGAGCCGGCGTTGTGTTCATGCCCTTTGGCACCCATTCGTCGGTCATGGCCACAGCCTCTCGTAGACCCAACCGGAGAAGTGCTTCCAGCGGAGAGCTAGCCACCGCCGCAGGTCGTACACGTCGTGCTTCAGGTAGTAGAAGCGGCCGGCGTTGTACGGCTTGATCCCGCGCTCAGCGCCTGACCGCCACATCGACTTCGACCATTGCCGTGGCTGACATGTCCATGATCTTGCCGTTCGCCTTGTGCACGCACATCTGGGTCTGCCCCGGCTTGATCTCGATCGTCTCGACCTTGCCGCAATTGCGGCACCACATGAACGCGTAGCCGAGCGGCGGGTCAATAGGAACGCTGCGAGTGATTCTAATCACGGCTCTCCAAGCGTATTTCGATTTGGTCGCAGCGGTCGAGCAGCCCGTCTAGCTCTTGGTTCAGGTGCGCCGATGCCATCACGATGAGCATCTCGTTCGTTGGTAGCTGCTCCCACGGACCGAACCTATCCTCCAGCGCCGAGCCCAGCACACCGAACGTCAGGTATGTCGTCTCGTCCAGATACGGGACGCTCGAAGCGCCGCTCACCCGATTTACATCGACCACGACACCGCCGCTGGTGGTGAGCAGCACCACACCTGTCCCGAACTCGTAGCTGACCGGAGGCACGGGCGGGCTGGTGATTTGGTGCCGGTGCTGTGCGAGCCACTTCGCCGCTTCGGCGCCACAGACAGAGATCTGAATCTTCTTCTTTTTCATCGTGCGCGGTGGCGCTTGAGCGCAGCCTCAGCCATGCGCCGCACGCGGTCGCCAACGTCCACGTTCGATGCTGACAACAGGTCGACGTCGGGGTTCATGATGGGCTCGGCCTGGCCGCGCTTGATCCCGAGCACCTCGAGGACGGTGGGATCGCTGCCGTATTCGCAGTTGAGGTAGTACGCGACCACCGGGTCGTTCATGTCCATGCCGTCGCGGTTGAGTCGGCCGATGAGCTGGTCGTGCATTTTCGGTGACCAGTCAAGCTCACCGAAGACAACTACGTGGCAGACCTCTTGGAGGCCGTCGAGCCCTGCGCCGGCACGCAACGACATGAGCATCAGGCGGCACTCGGGGTCCTCGCGGAACCGCTTGAAGTTCGCGTCCTTCTGCTTGACGGACTCCGAGCCGGAGAACATGACCGGCTTATGGTCCTTGAGCTTATCGAGCATGATGTCGTAGACGTCGCGGTGCCACAACGCGAGCACAACCTTGTCCTCCTCCTCCAGGAGCAGGTCGGTGAACGCAGCGACGTACGGTGCTTTGGCGATGCCGGTCGCGCGACGCATCTGCCAGTCGAGATCACCGCGTGCTTCGAAGAGTTCTTCGCGGGTGCCGCTGCCGCTGATGATCATGTTGGCGAGCGCGAGCGTCCCATGCGCCTTCAGCTCGGCGTCGAGGACTGACTCGTTGCAATCGACGATGTGCGGGACGACGACGACGTCCGGCAGTTCTTTGCCGACCTCCTTGCGCGTCCTGGCGAACAAGAGGTTCTCGGCACGTAGGTGCGACCCGAGCGCACGCGGGTCGTTCACGATGATCTTGTCGTTTCCGCCCTCGTGGCCCCACGCGTTCTTGAACTCGGAACGTGTGCCGAGCGCGCCCGGCTTGATGACCTCGTAGATGTTGTGGACCTCGCCGCCGTAGTTGTAGACCGGCGACGCCGTCGCCCCCACGACGAAGAGTGCCTGCTCCGCGACGATCTGCGCCGCCGTGTACTTGTCGGACTCATCGCGACGGAGCTGCTGCGCCTCGTCGAACACGACGGTGCGCATGATCCCCTTGAGATGACTCGCCCAGCCCTTGAGCTTGTGGTACGAGCAGATGAGCACTTCGGGGGCGTGCCCGTAGTAGCCGCGAGTCGTCGTAATGTTGTAGACGGAACCCTTCCGGATGATGTGCGAGTTCACCATCGGGAAGAATTTCGTGATCTCACGCTGCCACTGGAGTTGGACGTGGACCTCGCAGACGATGAGCATCGGCAACGCTTCGTAGTCGCGCATCGTCAGGAGCGTGGTGAGCGTCTTACCGAGCCCCACGTCATCACCGAGGATCAGCCGCTTGACCGCGAGGATCATGTCGCTGCCGGTGACCTGGTAGTTGTACGGCTCCATGACCGGCCAGTGCCCGTTCGGGCTCAGCGACCCGCCAGCAAGGATCTTCTCGACGAGGTCTTGGCCGTCGTCGTACTCGCGGCTGCGTGCCTTGAGCACCGCACTGTCCTTTTCGGACATGTTCATGGGCCAGCGCATGAGCGCCCACTCGAGGTTCTTGCTGACCTCGGGCGTCTCCGTGAACACGAGCGCGCCGGTCTTGTTCTGCTTCACCTGCCGGAAGATGCGTTTCATCATCTCGGTCACGTGCGGTGCGCAATTGACCGTCCACGTACCGTTGTGCTCACGGCCGTCGACGAGCCCACCCGGTGTGTACTTGACTGTGCCGTACGTCTTCATAGACCCGAGTTCATTAGCTGGTACATGGCAACACGCTTGCCACCCACCGTGCGCGGCACGTTGCGGTGAGCGGTCTTGGTGGTAACGAGCATGAGCGCGGAGACTCTAGGAGACTGCGCGTAGCGCGCGAGCTGACGCTGTACATCACGCCACCCGCCCTTCACCTTGACTTCGACGCCGAGCGAGCCCCACAAGACAAAGTCGATGCGGTCGTGCTCGTTGAGCCTGACCTCCGCCTCATACGGGATGCTGTTGTCCTCCCACAGCCTGCCGAGTGCTAGCTGCAATAGCCGCTCAGACGTGACCAGGAACCTGGACTTGCCAAGCAGCACATGGACGACATCGATTTGCTCTGCTGTGGTCACTTGCGGTACCGCCGCGACAGCTCGTCGAAGTTGAACTGCTCTTCCATCTCAGGAGTTGGGCAGCCGACCTGGAACGAAATGCCGGTGACCTTGTTCTCCCACGACACCCAGCGGCGGTCGTCCTCGCCGCCTTCCATGAAGTACTTGCCCTCTTTGGCTTCTTCGACGATGCGGTCGTAGTCCTTTTGAGTCTTGGCGTACGTGTACACCCTGACCGCATCGAGCGTGCACCCGCGTGGCAAGACCACTGTCGGCTCGTCGCTCACGTGTCCCCCTTCTCCATCGCCCACAACGCGTGCGGCTGCACTATGCCACCGTCAGCCCGTTCGTAGGCTCCTGACATGAGCGCGTACTGCATCGGCCGGTCGTGGCAGGGCATGGCCCGCGCAAGCCTGTGGAAGGCAACGAGCGTGTCGGCCTCCTCGGCGTTCTGTATGAACGGGTTGTCCGGGAACCTGCGCTCGTAGGCTGCCTGCGTCTGCCACGGCTCACGCGGCGGCTCCGTGAGCTGCTTGTCCTTGGACCAGTACCGCCGTGGAGAGCTGTCCATAACGTGTAGGGCCATGCCCGCAGCAAACGGCAGACCCCACGGCTCCCAGCCCCATGCGTTGACTCCGACGGTAGGCACTACTCGTCGTCTTCGGGCTCTTCGTCGGGCTCGGGTTCGATGAGCTTCTTGGTCGGGTCCGTCTCCGCAAGGAACTTCGCAACATCCTGATAACGACCGGCGACCTGCGAGAGCACTCCCTTGATCTCGTCCTCTCGTTCGACCTGCTCCTCCATGCGGTCCTCGTCGACGTAGCCGTCAACGGCATCCTTGACGAGTTGCACGAGGTCGGCAACAGAAAGCGCATCGAGTTCCCATGACTCGTACCCGTACCGTGCCACGTAATCGCCGGCTCGTGAGTCGGTCAGCTTGGCGGGGTTGGGCGGCGGGTTGTACTGGCGGACCTGGTCCATGTTGAGCGCGATGCGGTCAACCTCGAAGCTGTCGGTGAGCGCGCCGGTGTACCAGCCAATGTCGTCCTGGCGACCCTTCGGTCCCTCTAGGCCGAGGTCTTGCGCCACGAACAGCGAGATGCGTTCGTGGATGTCGCGGCTCATGTCCACGCCGCTCGGGTCGTGGTCGCCCAGATGGATGATGCGGACCCGCTTGCCCTCGTTGATCTTCTCGCCGATGCGCTGAGCCGCCGACCACATCTCCGACTGGCTCGTGTACCCACGGCACGAGAAGAACGGCACGTCCAGGTCCGGGCAGGCGTCCTCGAGGACGCCGACGAGTGCGTCCTTCTCGATCCACGCCTCAAGGTAGTAGTCCTGGTCGGCCCAGCGGTCGACCATGAACTGCTTCGCGGCGGCGCGGAGGAGCGGCTGCGGACCAGACCAATGCGGGTTTTGTTCGAGGTTGCGCGTGCGGTCGACGAGGTAGTCCCAATCGAGGTAGCCGGCGAGCCTCGCCTCGTTGAGAATCACGCCGAGCTTGTCGTAGTTGGGGGTCGCGTTCTTGGTGCCGTTCGGGTCCTTGACCCACCGCGTCCCGGTCCACGTGAACGTCCAGTCGTCGGGGAAGAGGTCCTGCGCGACGAACTGGTAGTAGAGCTGCCGGAGCGTCATGCTGTAACCCTGCGCCGCGTTCTCAGCGCAGATCCGCTCGGCCCAGTAGATGATGTACTGACCCGTCCTCTGGAAAGACTTCTCAATGTACTGAACGCGTGCCACTACTCCCCTCCTCTCCGGCCACCAGTGGCCACGACTCCCATGTCTCGCGGGTCAGTACGTCGAACCCCCCGGCCGTTGCCGGCATCCACGGCCGGTCCTTACCGAGCCTGAACGCCACGCACACCGCCTGCACGTACGGTACTTCAGGCGGCCACCATGTCTCAACCCCGAGCCGCCGCATTCCATCGGCACTCTCGCGCACCTCGCCGATGCTGAGCCTGTCTGTGACGGCACTCACGAGACGTAGAAGATGACCGGCAGGCACGGTATAAGACAGACGTACACCTTGCCGTTCTCGCCAACGAACACGCCGCACCAGATGTCGCGCCACACGAATTTGACGGTGATGCAGAGCCACGGGCGCAGATACTCGGCATGCGAGGCAAGAACCTTGTACCGCAGGTCAATCCCTCCGTCGGGAGTGGGTCTGAGCGACAATGGCTCGGCGTCGTCGATGATGTTGATGACGCGTTTCTTTAGCGGGATCAGTCTCATAGCGGTTTCGTGTTCTCCGGGTGCAGCCACTCGCCGCATTTGCAGATCAGCGTCTCGATGAATTCGCCGACCCAGATCTTTCTGTTGCAGTTAGGACAGCGACGCCACACGGTCTCCTCCTACGCTGTCGTATAGGTCAAGGCTTACGCGCTCGACCCCGTCGTAGGCGTTGAACGAGATGCCGCACCACAGCGATGCCTTGCCTCTGATCGGGTACCACCACGAGCCGTCTGTGTCGGCCTTTTGCGTGTCCCAATCCTTCGGCACGCCGTACTTGCGCCTGACCGAGTCCTTGTTGTCTCGGTCGGTCAGGCTTGCGCATTGGCTCGGGACCATGTACCCGTCGCCTTGCTTGACCTGGACGACGACGTGGCGTACCCCGTTCGGTGCCGGCGTGTGCAGTCGATGCGCCGTCACCACGAGAGCACATGCGCACACGACGACCATTGTCACGATGCGTGTCCATGGTTGCCGCCACGAGAACGAACTCGCAGACGACTCTGTCTCCCCTTGCATCGGAGACTTCCTCTCTGGCCCCCTGCCGTACAGATCATCCGCACGTCGTGCCATCAGTTCACGAACGTCCTTCCGGCTCTACGGTCCACTTCGTGCTGCTCGTAATGGTCATAGTGCGTCTCCTCGATGCGCTTGAAGTAGCGCTTGAGGTCTTCGACTTCGGGCCGCTCGAACAACCTGTTGCGGGTGTTGCAACCCGGGCAGATGAACTGGCCCTCGTCCATATGCCAGCGGTCCCCGCCGGTGCACCCGTGCGGACCCTCGTACCAGTGCGTCTGGATGTACACGAGGTTCTTGACGGCGTACCGCCGGCCGCAAGCGTGGCACATGACCCGAGTCTTACGCTTCGCTTTGTTGACCAGCGTCCTTATGCGCGACGCCTCGACCTCCGTAGCCCTGAGCTGTTCGAGCAGCCCCTCCAGCTCAGCCGGCGGATACACCTTGGACTTCTTTGGACGTAGCCGTGTGGCCATTACTCCAAATCCCCTCCCGGCCCCGGCGGGATACGCCCCTCATCGATGAGCTGCTGCGCCCGTGTCTGCGGCACGAGCGGCGGCAACCCACGAGCACGACGCCACGCTTGCTCAGCGTGGTACGCACCCTGAGCCTGTGTCATAAACGGGCCTTTGTGTGGTGGCCGGAGCCCGGACTGCGGCTCCCTGTCCTGCGGCATGGCCTGGCAGAAGTGGAGCCTGCACCGCTTGCACCGGCCTCCGTCGTTCTGGCCGTGCCAGCAACCGGGGCAGTAGTGCGTACAACCCGCTTCCTTAGCCTCCTGGAAGCGGGCCATCTTCTCCTGCGTGACCACGAGCTACAGCCTGTCCGCCCACGCCTGCCAGACGACCTTCTGGCACAACCGCGACGCCTCGGTTGTGTCGACGCGCTCCGGCCATGACTTGGCAGCGATGATCTCCCGCTCCAGAGCGCGAGCCATGTCGAGCGTTCCTTCCAGCTCTTCGGTGACCTGGCCGAGAGTCCACTGGCCGCGCTTGATCGCGATGAGCATGTCCGCGTCGTTGCTGGTGCGGTTGACGATGAGCTTCCATGTCTGGAGCAGGTCGACGAGCATGTGCGCCAACCGGATCGCATGCGACGCGTTCTTGACGTCGTAACCGAACTCCTCGGCGAGAGCGCGTCGGCGTTCGCCCATGTACGCCTGGTCGGTCGGCTTGCTCTTCATCTTCGAGACCTGGCCGGCGATGTACCCCATGAACGCCGTGATCGTCTGCTGTGTCATCGTGAACATGCCACGCGACTGGATGAGCAAGCGCGCCGGCTCGCTCAGAACATCGTAATCGTCGAGCCACAGCATCGTGAGCACGTTCGGGTTGCCCTTGCACAGCAGCCGCACGAACTTCACGACATCGTAGATGACGACATCCCATGGGCCGTTCATGACGTTCTTGGTGCCCTGCGAATGCCCGTACGTCTCCAACCCGAAGTAATAGCCGGGCGGCAGCACAACGACATCCATCATGTCGATGTCGTCGGTGCCGAAGCGGTCATCGGCCTCCGGCGGGATCGTGGTGCCGTGCGCCTGGCTACCCCGGTATCCCGAGAGGATCGCCCACTCAGACGGCTCGTACACGAACTCGGTCATGCGTCTCCTAGAACGGCACGTGCTGCCGGTTGTGGTCGTTGATCGCATGGCAGGCGCACGCGCACGGCAACGACCCCATGGGGCCACGCTTCTTGAGGCAATGCTCGTGGTCGCCGCGCACGCAGTCCATCGAATGCATGTCGCGGCCGAGCTGTAGGCGGCCATGCTGCGGCCCCGGCACCCCACAGTTCGGGCACACATCAACCCAGCCGGCGACCTGTACACGAGGCTGGCACTCGCAGAACCACGGGCCGAGAGTCGGCGGCTCGTACGGCGGCGTCGTCTCCTCCGCGTACGGCTTCCACCTGTCGTCTCCCGGAGCCGTCTGGATGCGTGTGCCCGGGTGGCTCTGTGTCGCCGGCACCGGCTTGCTCCGCATCGTGACCGCGTTGAACGTGAGCTGGTCCCACAGCCGCGTGAACCACTCGACGTCGACGACGAGCGCAGCCGCCTCGGCGGAGTCTCCCTCGAACCAGTAGACCGCGTTCTCGGTGCTCGCGGCGAGCACCGACCCCGGTGTGCGCTCCTCGTTGTCGCTCACTGCGCACCCTCCGGGATCTTCTTCATCAGGTAGTAGTTGAGTGCCGTGTCATCCGCCGGCACCGTAGTCGGCCCCTGGTAGACGTACAGGCAGCCGCGACCGTCGTCGGCGTTGTCCGATGGGCGAAGGTAGATGTACTCGAACTCGCCCATGCCGACGACGAGGAAGCCTGCAACGCCCGTGCCGTGGTTCACGAATGGGACGTAGTGAACGATGGTGTCGTCGTGCCCGTACTCGGTGGGCGGAAGCAGCAGCTCGATGCCGGACTCGACCACACGGCCGTTGTCGTTCGGGAAGTAGAGGTACACGTAGCCGGGTGCGACAGCGATCGGCACCTTGACGTTCGGGTCGTCGTTGCCATTGGCAGGAGGCGCGCCCATGAAGCAGTCGGAGCCCTCGTGGCGTGCCATGAGTGCCTGCACTGACCTGTCGAAGTCGTCGGGGTCGAACACTTGCGCTCCTCGTCGGTGGTGGGTATAGCCACCCTAGTGAGTGGCTTAGTTCAAAACAAGCTGGTACGCATCGGCTGCGTGTGAGCCTCTATCCACACCTCGACCATGTCAACGTACGATGCTTTGACGTATCTCCTGAGCAGCGCGCCGCCGCACCGAGGGCAGTGATAGCCGCGACCGTACATTGGCGTACCCGGTGGCTCGACGTATCCGCAAGGCGGAGAGAGTCTGTGGTCTTCGAACGGATGCGCGAGCCAATAGCCCTCAGCGAATACTCCCTGACAGACGTAGGCACCACGTATGTACGTCCTGCCGGCCAACGGAGGAAGCCAATGGGTCTGTCTTTCGTTCATCGTCGTACCCTCGCGTGTGGGTCGACCTCGGCATGGTGCTTGTCGCAAAGCAGCATGTCAGGCATGCCGCCCTTGCCGTGGTGCGCCTGGAGCATGCCCGCGTCTCGCACCGGACAGCGCGTGCCCTGCGGCAAGTCCACAAACACCGTGAGCCCACCAACCGCAGCGCACTGACCCCCGTACAGAGCAAGCATGCGGCGTCTGAAGTCGTCCTGCTCCCGCCGCTGCCTGCCCTTAGACCAGTGCGCCCCAGCCGGACGGGGCTGAGGCGCACTCGGTTGACACAGACCGCAGTAGCGGTCGCCCTGCGGGATCGGGCGCGAGCAGTTCTTGCACGTCCCGAAGATCGTCATCTACTGCGTGGTGGAGCGCGTGCCGGTGCCCGTCGGCACCTCGGGGTTGTCCGTCTTCGACGTGTCCGTCTTGCTGATCTCGGCGGACTCGTCGAGCTGGAGCTTCACCGGCGTGTCGATCTTGAACGGCTGGTCGCTGATGTGCGCACCCTCGGATGGGAACCTGAGGATCGCACCCGTGATGGAGATGGCGACGTACCCCGAGTTCGATGTGCCCTGATGGACGCCGTTGGGTTCGGCGAGCCCGATGTCTCCGCACCCGTCCGGGATGTTCGTGCCGCCACCGATGTGCTGGCAGTAGAGCTGCACCGGATTCGTGACCTCATCTCCGGCCGGCTGCGGCGCGCCGCGCGTGACGTAGTGCGCGTACGGCGTGCCGTCCATCGCGACCATCGTCACATACCACAGCTTGTTCGGGTCGGCGTCGGCGGTGTAGAAGGCGTCCTGGACGCGGAGCGCGGCGGAGTCGTGCAGGTACGGCAGCTTCTCGGCCTTGCGCAGCTCACTGATCTGCTTGTCGATGTACGTGACGTCCTGCTGGACGATGTTCTGCTGAGCCTTGACGAGCTTGCGCTTCGCGGCGCTCGTGCATGCCGTGGCGCCGAGCCCCAGGGGGACGATAAGCAGCAGCCACAGCCAACGACGACGACGATTCTTGAACATGGGCGGTGCGGGCCTCAGCCGCAGTCGACGGAGTACCCGTCGGGGATCGGGTTGGGGAGCGTGATGCGGTCCGGCAGCCCCGCGTCCTTGAACACGTTCGCGGTGCTCTGCGCAGAGCGACTGTTGTAGTCGGCGGCGGACTTCGCCGCGACGTCACGAGCCGCCGACAGGTCCTGCTGGTCCGTCGTGATGTTCTTGATGGCGACCTGCTGCTGGAGTGGGTCGCTGACGTCCTTCGCGGCGGCCTCGTCGGTCGCGAGCGTCTGCTGCGCGTTGCGGATCACCGCGAGCTGCGAGTTCACGTCCTGGCACGTGTTGTGGAAGAACGCGATCTGCGCCTGCTTGTTCTCCGGCGAGTACACCTGCTTGTCCGTCCTGGAATTGACGGTGTGCTTCGCCGCCTCCCCCTCGAAGAACACAGAGCCCGTCGTCGCGACGCCCACGAGCGCCGCGACGACAAGCACGAGCACGAGCACGCCGACGACCCACTTCAGCGTCACCCACCACGGATGCGCCTCGAACTCGTCAGCGCGGTCGTCCCACGTCGGGCTCTCGCGGTAGCGGTCGCGAGCATCGCGACGGGGCTGCCTACGCGACACGGCTCGCCCACTCCACCTTGATGCCGGCGCGCTTGAGGAAGGAGAGCGCGTCGCCGAGCGCCTTGGCACGACCGTCCTTCTTGCTGTACAGGTCGAGCGGCGAGCACCGCGCCTGGCCGCTCGCGAGGATCTCGCCGTGCTCGTCGCGGATGATCGCCAAGGTCCGGCCACCCCACGACGACAGATGCGACACGCGCGTCTTGCCGGCCGCCGCCTCCTCGCGCGTGAGGCCGTTCGCTCGGAGCACCGCGTCGTACTCCTCGCGCTGTCCGATCCTGTCGAGCGGCTTGATGGCCGGCAGCGTACGGCGGTTCCTGCGCGGCGTGCGCGTGTTCAGCTCCGCCGCGTAGTGGAGGTAGTCGCCATCGGAGCGCCCGTACCGCTCGTGCTGGTATTCGACTGTGCAACCCTCCATGACTAGTGTCATCGTTCTCCTTCTCCGGCCGGTGTACTTGGCTTGAGTCGTGAAGTGTACGCGCCGTTTTGGTCAGTGCAAGCGACGCGTGTCGCTGCTACCGAAGCGCCGTGACGCGCCGCACGGCAGATTTCACGTCCTGCGCGAAGAGTTTGATCTCCTTCTCCGCGATGACGTGCTCCGTGTACCCTACGTCGCCGCGTCCGGGCGGTTCGTCGCGCTGCGAATGCGGGACGCGAGCAACAACCACGTGACGCTCGACGAACTCAGTTTCGGGCCACTTCTCCGCGCTCATGCGAGACCATCCTCAGGGTCGTACTCCGGCATGCCATCGATGACAGCTGCCATGTCGACGCCGCACTTCGCCAAGTGCTCGACCACTGTTGCCATCGCCTCGTTGATGGTGACCTTGACGTGTGCCAGCTCGCGGGCGGCCTTGAGCAGGTCTTGCCCGGCGCGCTGGTTGGCAGCGTGCCGGGCGTCGTCGAGCTGCGCCTCGCTCTCGTTGAGCGCGTCGCACTGCGCCTGCGCGATCGCCATCACGTCCTTGAGTGCCCTCTTGAACGACCACTTCGGGCGGCGGCTCAAGGCGCGTACCGTCGCGACCCTGTCGACCTCGTGCATCGTGGCGCCGTTCGTGATCACCACCGACAGGCCGCTGTAGTTGTCGCCCCTGGCCGGCGTCTCGTCGCCGCTGCCCTCGGCGACGGGGTTGTCGCCGACAGGTCGGCATTGCACGACCCACTCGTGGGAGCCGGGTACGATGACTCCCACGGTGCTCAGGTACTCCCTCGGTTCCATAGCCCTCTCCTGCGATGGGTTACTACGAGTTCACGAGGACGAACTCGGCCATGACGCCGGGCGCCGAGGCGTCGAGCCCGACCATGTCGAGCGAGTGCGGGTCCCGGGGGCCGCAGATGGACGACCGACCGGCGGTCATCGAGTGAACGATGAGCTTGGCGTTGATGCCCATCTGCTTGCGGTACTGGTTCAGCGCCTCGGACGGGTGGATGACGCCGCTCCACGTCTCATTGTCCGTGTACACGACGAACGCGTCGTACTCGCGGCGCTGCTCCAGCGCCCATAGCATCGGCAGTGCGCAGTCGGTGCCACCGAAGTTGAGGTCGTTGACGGAGGAGCAGACGTCGGTGATCCGCTGGCGCGGGCTCACGTTGAGCTGCGTTAGGACGGCAGCCGGCGCTGTCCTGTCAGCGTTCGCGATCAGGCCACGCCCGGCCGTGCCGTCGCTGAACGCGACGACGTCGTAGGGGTTGTCGAGCATGAGTGGCAGACTCATCGCGACGCTTGCCTCTCGTGCCGTGGTGTTCGGCAGGCCGGTGCACATGTTGCGGTTCATTGACTGCGAGACGTCGTACGCGATCAGCAACCGCCCCATGGAGACGACGTTGTCGAACGCGAGGTAGTACGCCTCGTCAAGCGCGTCGATGACTCGTGACACCGGGGTCCACGTGCCGGTGCCCTGCTCGCTGCGCCCGTGCGCGTACGTCCGCGCCGCGACGAACAGCTTCATTGGGTGCACGAGCGAGCGACGGATGTGCTCCGGATTCGAGAGCTGCTGCACGACGAGGTCGGTCGCGGAGGAGACGCCGGTGAGCAGCGTCTTGCCGTTCTTGTCCGGGCGACTCATGCGCGGCAGGTTCCGGATAAGCGCGGTCATAGGCATGCCGGCCTTGAGCAGCGCGAACCACACATCGGACGTCATGTGCTCGGCTGGGATCGCCTCGTGCGGCACCGCCCGGCCGTATGCCGCGATCGTCGCGCACACATCCTGCGGGCTCGTCGCCTTCACCAGCTCCTCGTACGCCACGACCGGCCCGATGAACGCCGCGTACCGCTCGGGGTCGTGGTCGTTCAGGATGTCGTTGTACTCCGCCTTCTCGCGATGCGTCGCCCAGTCGATGAGCGTGCGGTGCTGCCAGCTCGCCATCGCCGTGCCCTGCTCATGCAGGGGCAGGCCCCCGAGGTAGCCTCCCTCGACGGCGTACGGGTGCGCCTGCCGCATGACGTCACGGTGCGTCCACCCGTACCGCTGCCGGTACTTGACCATCTGGTACGCGACGTCTTCGGCCGACTTGTTCAGGTACCAGCGGGTGATGGCCTTGCGGAACCCGCGTCCCCAGCCGCGCATGTCCTCGCAGAAGGACAGGAACATGAACAGGGTGCTCGCGGTGCGGCACACGACGGGGATCGCAGCGAGGCCGGCCTCGCGGACGTCCTGGCGCTCGTGCGAGCAGAGCACGGCGAGCGCGTAGATGCCCGGGTCCTGCTTCGGGGCGCGGCCCGCCACGCTCACGTTCACGACCTCGGCAACGGTGCGGACGGCGTCCTTCTCGATGCACCGCAGCAGCGCGTCGACGTTGTCGAGCGTGAGCTTGTCCTGCCCGGCGTAGTACGTGCCGCCTTCGCTGCCGATGACGAGCCACCGGCGCAGACGCGCCCAATCGCCCGCCTGCCATACGTACCCGCCCGCCGGATTCTTGACCTGGCCCGAACCCGGAAGCGGCCGCGACTGCGGCGTCTTCACCGCACGTCTGGTGCCTCTCTTCAGGTAGCTCATCAGGTCACAACTCCTCTCCGGTGAAGTTAGGGCGTCGCACGGGCATGTTGCGTGAACCTTGTCCGCCGGCAACGCTCACGCGTCCCGACCTTAGATACCGCTCTATGAGCGACGTATCAGGGTTTCAACCTGAGATAACAGACTCACAGCGGCCCGTACGACGTAGAGCAGAGTACACCATGCCAGCGACCCCGCAACCAACAAACAGTCGCAGAAACGACCGAGGGCCGTGCGGGCATGTGACGTAGACGAGGGATCTTCGCTGGTGCTCTGCCTCTTGAGCTACCCGGTCCTTATGAGACGCGAGGCAGGATTCGAACCTGCAACCCCCAGCCTTGCCGGAGAACTCATCCACTTCGGCCCGCACGACCCTCGGCTCGTGTGGCGCAGAGAGACGAACGTATGCGGCGGGCATGTGATTCGCCAAGGGGTGTCGTAGGAAGATAACCCTCGGCTGTCGGCCCGCCGCGCTACGCAGCGTACACCACTAGCTCAGCCAACACCATACGTCATGAAGAAATGGCCGGGATAGTAATCGACGGTGCCGTAATCGATCGGGGGTGAGCCGTGCCCGATCGTCTTGCCACCGCCGACGTATATCTCCACATGGCCGCCGTCCGCCGAGAACATTAGATCTCCCGGCTGCGGGTGCGTCGCGAGCGTGCCCTTCGATATCTGATCGAGCGTGTCGGTCCCGGGGTCTGGCGCGCCCGCCGCAAGGTAGATGGCCCTCGCCCACTGTGAACAATCTGTGCGGTCCGGTGCCGGCGGCATCGGGTTGTCAGTGAGCGCGCCTTCTTCGCTGTACCGGTTGTATCCCGTCTTCGTTGAGAGCGTCGCTTCGGCTGCGCTGATGATCTTGGCGCGGACGCCGGCGAGGTCGCCTACGGCTGCGGCTGCGCCACGGTACAGCGCAGCTTTCTCTTCGACTTCACTGACGTACCATTCGGCGTTGTTGTACGCAAGGATCGCCCGGTGGTAGTCCTGCGGCGCGCCGTTCGCCACGAGCATCCTGGCTGTGGCAGGCACCGCGTCTTTCGGATCGTAGACGTCGCCGCCCTGCCCGTACGCGTCCCACGTACTCGGCGGCCCGTTCTTGATGTTGAACTGGCCGGGACCGGCGCAGCATCCGTACGCGTTGACGCCCGAGTGCACACCCGGTGCCGTACTCCGCCCATGGTCTGTTTCGATGCTGTAGATGCCGGCGATGATCGCCCAGTCGATGTGGTACTCGTCACCTGCCTGCCTGTACAGCGTCAGCATGTCCGGTGGGATGTCAGCTACTGCGACGGTGCTCGGCGCGTACCCAACCTGACCACCGCCAAGGCCACCGACGAGCATGCCAGCAACGGCCATCAGGAAGACGTAGACCGTGGCGCAGAGCACGAACCCGGCGAGCAGAGCCTTGCTAACGAGGCTCGTGTCATCCCAGCGTTGCCGTGCCGCCCGAGCAGCGACGGTGACTTCCATGGACGCCATCAGCTAAGCCCCGTGACCATCCAGCGGCCGTGCTTCTCCAAGGTGAGCTTCACAACGTAGTGGCGGTCGTGAGAGTCGAGTACCCATGCGCTCGTCGCCGCTTCGTTCTGCGTGATGTTCTTCACCTGCACGAGCAACACCTTTGCCGTCGTTCTCCCCATGCTCGCGGGGGCTCGCGGCGGGTCAGCGAGCAACTGAGCCTTGAACTCAGGCGCGGCGTCGTTTAGGTCGCCTGGCGCGTTGCCGTACGAGAACGGCAGGTATTCCTTCAAGAACTGGCGCGTTGTATGGCGCGCTCCGGTGGAGTCCGGGTGCACAGGCAAGCCAGACAACGTACCCGGAACCGGTGTCCTGACTGGGTCTGGCGGCTTCTCCGGGGCCGGCGTACGTGTCGGCTTCGGGGGCTGCGTCGGGTGCTGCCCGACAGGGTTCTGCGCGAGGTACCAAGCGAGCAGAGCAACGGCTACCGAGCAGAGCGCGACAGCCGCCGCTTTAGCTCTCGTCGACATTCTCATCCTCTTCGACGTCCGTGTCGTCGTCTAGGCGGTCGTCTTGCTCCGTGTGCGTGCTCTCGACAAGCACACGCTTCTTTCTCTTGCTGCGACGCAACCTCCCTACTGCCTCGTCGTGAAGCTCGCGCGGGGTGCGACCCTCCTTCTGCGCGCCGCCCTCTCTCGTGTCGGCAGGTGTCGGGTCGTCTGGTGCCGTCCCGTCCGTAGCGGTAGCGGACCCGCCTTGCGGCACACCCCTCTTGTTCGGATCGTGCTCCGTGCCGACGAGAGCCCACGCCACCCGGTGATTGCCCTTCTCGCCGTTCCCGCCCCCGTCGTTCAGGGCGGCTAGTTCTTCTTCGGTTGCGTACCGGTACTCGCGCTGACCGCGCTTGCCGCCGGCTCGCTTCCCGCGCCGCACACCGCCCGCTGTGTTACGCCCCGGCTTGCTTGCGTCGCCCGGCTCCTCCGGCCAGCGCGGATCGGTGGTCCGCGTCGTCGAGCCACTGTCGAGGACGGCGTCGTCGTCCTCTGTGATGTCGTCGTTGTTGCGCTTGCCGGCGTTAGGACCAGCGTCTGTCCCGTTGCCGCGCTGCGTACGGGAGCTGCGGAGCATGGACCGCACCGGGCGCATGGCTGCGTACATACCTGCGGCCGTGATAGCTGCGCTGCCCGTGCCGAGCCCGGCTGAGCGCCCGTGCGCGGCCTTGGCCAGCTCGTTGACGATGAGCTTGCGTTTGAGGTACACCGTCCAGAAAAACAACGTCTGGATGATGAACGCGACCTCGAAGCCGGCCCACTGTGTGGAGACGAGCAGAGCGGCGCTGACCCCCATGAGCACCGCTATGACGATCGCGTAAAAGATCTTGATGAATAGTGCGGTGGCGAGCCGCGTCGCCCACCATTTGACGAGGTCGATGCCGCGCGGGAAGATGCCGGCGACGAGCACTATGGGAGCGAGCCCGAAGAGCGCGAGCGCGACCACCTGCGCGATTATCACGGTCACAGAGAGACGGCCGAACAGGAGCATGAGAGCGATCGCTCCCAGCCCAACAAGGAAGACGACCCTGACTCGTGAGAGCGCGCCGCCGGCTTGCTGGATGTCTACGGCTGCGCTGTCGTTCTTGTCGATCTTGCGTCCACGGAACTGCGCCGCGTACTTCGGGTCGTCTGGGACCTCTCCGCGTCTGAGTGCGTCGTACTCCTCGTCTCGTGCGTCCGTGCCGGGCGCTTGCCTCAGGAAGAACTTGGCGTAGCCGCCGTACCCGTTTGTGTCCTGCGTCGTGCTGCTGCGGCACACGTCAGCGAACGGGTTGCCTGGCGCCACCGACAGTGGGTAGCTGTCGTCTTGCGGCGAGGGTAGGTGCGTGTCGACGCAGTGCTCAAGGCCGCCGAACTCCAGGACGACCCACGGCTTGTAGATCATGATGTCGAACACGTGGTCCGTGATGGACGTGCTCGGGTCGTCCCCCTTCTTGCCCACCGCACCGAATCCGTTCAGGAAGCTCGTGCTCACACCGTTAGCGAACTTGACCGCACCACCGATGATGTATGTGGGGTTTGAGATGATGACGATGCACGCGACAGTGCATGCCAGCGACAGCGCGAACGCTGCGAAGACCTCGCCGGCTCTGCGTTGCACGAGCGCTCGCCACATGCCCCACACGCCCGCGCAGATGACCGCGAAGTACAGCCACCCTTGTGCGACGACCTGGCCCTCAAACTGTTGGACAGCTGCGGCGATAGCAGGCAACGCGCCATGCGGCCCCGTGATCAGCTGGAGATTGAACGCCCACGTGAAGACCTCGATGATCAGATTGAGGCCGTTGCAGATGAGGTCCCAGCCTTGCTGCGCGAACGATTGCCGCAGCTCCGGCACGATGCCGCCCGGGTTCGTGACACCGAAGTCGACGTGGTAGTCGAGGCCGTAGTTGCTGAGCGGGTACCTTGCCGCGAGCCCTTGCAGCCCTTGCGTCGGCCCGATGTTGACAAACGGGTCGCTGCCGAGGTATTCGGCGAATGCGCTCGCCGGCCCGAGTAGGTAGATCCCGAGCAGCCACGCTGCGACCTTGCCGGCTCTGCGTTTGATCACGTCGCCATCTGCCTTGCGCGTTCGGCGGGGTTGGTGTTGAGCTGCCGCAGGAGGCGCGGGCTGGAGACGTCGATCTGAGCGCGAACCACGTGCCCCCAGATGTCCTTCACGAAGCACTTGCCTTCTCGTGCTTCGACGATCATTTGCGCCAGCTCGTCGTTGTCGGGGTCGAGGTTGAGTAGCGCGAGCGCGTCGCGTGCCTCCTCCAGCGTCTCCATCCCGAAGATGTAGAACGTGCCGATGAGTTTGACGATCTCACCCGGGTCGGCGATGTGCTGCGACGCGATGAGAGACGTAGCGAACTTCGCGCGGCCTTGCCTGACAATGTCCCAGATGAGCCGGCGGCCACTCGGCGTGGCAAGCAGGAAGTGAGCCTCGTCGAGCAGCAGCGTCTTGTGGATCGTGCGGTCATTGTTGATGAGCCGCATGGCGAAGTATGCGATGAGCCTGAGGGTCGCAACGCTCAGCCGTTCGATCTCGTCGTAGTCGGCGCGACTGACCATGCTGTCCGGGAGCACGAGCGCGCTCGGCCGGATCACCGTGACCTGCGCACGGTCAATGAACTGGCGTTCGCCGTTGGAGAACGCGAGCCGGGCGAGCCCTGCCGCTGCGCGTGTGCCGAGCGCATCGCCGGCGGCGTTGGCGTCCTCTCCTGCCGACGTCCTCATGAGCAGGTCGATAACGGCTTGCGCACATGGCTTCTCCATCTCGGCGACGACCTGCGCTGCCTTACGCACCTGCGTACCCCACGTCGACGGCACGTTCGTCGGTAGCAGCTCCATGAAATACGAATAGGCGCCGTCAACGACCTGCGACCTCGGCAGGACCAGAAATGGATCGAGGAGCCCAGCGTACATCACCGGGTCGTCCAGATCTACGACTTCCACACGGCCCTTGAGTTCGTCAACCTCCTCCAAGTGGTGGTCGGGCTTCGGGTCGACGTCAACGATCTGGCCGCCGGAGAGCGCGTCCCCCACCGCCATCAGCTCCGCCGCCGTGGTCTTACCAGACCCCTGCGTACCGGCGAGCAAGTACGCGCTCGCGCGGTTCTCCTCGGGGGCGCGGCGCAGGTCGTTGAACAGTGGCCGCTCGTGCCCGTGTTTCGGGCTACGTCGGTCGACGTACCCGATGTACGTGCCGCTCCGCGAGCCGAGATCGTGCGTGGCAATAGGCATGAGCGTCGCGAATTGCAGCGGCGTGAGCCAATCGCGGTAGTGCGTGACTCGGCCGCCGTCGACGCGTGGCAGGTGGTCGTAGAACGCCCGCTTTTGCGTCCCGACGGGCAGCCACAACTTCACGGTGCCGAACAAAGCCCGCAGCTCCGAGATCTTCGCTTTGACCTCGTTTGTGGTCTTGCACCCGCCGATAGCGAACGACACGCTCGTGCGGAGCAGCGGCGGTTGGTCACTGCGCCGGAGCCGCATGTCAAGCCGGCGAGCCTGCCGCGCGTCGTCCTCGGACGCCCATGACTTCGCGCCGGCTGCGCTCTCGTCCTCATCGCTGAGAACGTTGTCGGCATCGCGGACCTTGCGCTGCACCCTCGAGATGGCCTGAGAGTTCGCCTCCCACTCCACATGCATGACCATGTCAACCGGGAAGCTCGCACGCTCCAACGGCGTGAACAAGAACTCCGACTCGCCGGGGAAGATCGTCTCGTCGGGGAGCGCACCGAGGTACAGGATCGCTTGCCACAGGACGCCCTCTTCGGTGCGTGCCTGGAGGAACCCCTCGGCGTTGCGGATCGGCTCGTTCCCGAGCGAGAGCATGTCCGTCCCGAGCGGCACGTAGGCGTCATGCCCGTCGTCGGTTTCGACGACCAGGGCGTTCGGCTCCCAGTAATCGTCGAGTGGTGGCTCGCCGTGCCCGCGATACGCGGCCCGCCGGAAAAGCCATTGCAGCTCTCGGGTGGTGGCACGCCGCGCCGGCAGCCGGTCCGTCACCGTGGCGTGCATTTCTTCTTCGGCCTCGATAAGACCGTTGATCTCGGCCTTGCTGATCGGGCGGAGCTTGCCGACACCAAGCGCGTCCTCGGCCGTCGCCCGGACGCGTTCCATGTCGCGGCCGAGCGCCACACCGAACCCGTCGGTTGCTTCGGTCACGATCCTCGGGATGAGGTAGAACTCAGGGAAGTACGCCTTGCGGCCGTTGATCTTGTCCTTGTGCTGCTCGACGAACTGGCGGAGCAGCTTCTCAGTCTTGTACCGGTTGTCGAGGTTCCGTAGTGCCTGCTGGACGTACGCCTCGACCTCGTACTCGCGGTTGACGCGGTACAAGGAGTAGTCGGCCTTGACGTCGTGCGTGAACAACTGGAGCCGCGACGCCCACGAACCCTTGTCGCGAAGGTACGGGTAGCTGATCGGGTTGACGCGGTAGATAGCGCCGCGCTCAGCGCCGCGACCGACAAGGATGTTGCCGTGCGCGTATCGCAACGGGAACTTGTTCACGCATACACCTCCAGCCGCTCACCGTCTTTGACGTCAACTTCTTGTAGCTCGCCGGCTGCGTCTGCTCGCAGCGTCACACGAGTGTTCTTCATTGCGACCCTGACGGGGGCGTTGGTCCTGACCTTGGCGGGGCCGTGTACTCGGCCACGGCGCAGCTCAGCACCCGAGATGTCCCACCGCACCGGCAAATCCTCCTGCCACTCCTCCCACGTCTCTTCCTCCTCGGGATTGTCGCGTAGGGCCTGGACGGTGCGCGCCCAGAGGTAGATGTGGATGGACCGGCCGTCGGGCGCTTCCTGGCGTGCCGCAAACGCCACGATGACAGCCAACGACCCGTATCTGAACCACCCGGGCATGAGCCCCATGACGAGCCCCGTACCCGGCGTGTGCGACAGCAGGTACACCACGAGAACCGTTCCGAACACCCAGGCTGCGGTCTGCGCCGGGATGCCGCCGGGGACCATCTTTGTGAGGTCGAAGTCCCATACGCGCCGGATGCGCCAATCGGTCCTGAAGACGCGTCTGTACGAGACGACGCGTATGCGCCGTTGCTTCACGAGGTGCCGGCGATCTTGTGCCCGATCGCGGTGACCATGTTGACGATGCTGCCGCCGTCGAACACGAACATGCCCGTGATGATCACGGCCGCGATGTAGCTGATGATGATCCCGAGCTTGCGTGCGCCGGGAAACAGGAACGCGAGTGCACCTGCGGCGACTGCCGCCTTCCACGGGGTCTTGACGTTGTCGAGGACCCAGTTGCCGGCGTTCTCACCGTAGTTCGCGTTGTCGGTTGGGTCGGCGAGCACGATGGCGGGACCGAGCGCTGCGACCATTGCCATCGCCATGAGCAGCAAGAACACGCGCCGCCCCATACGAGTCACTTGCTGCATCACTTATCTCCTTCGTTCACTTTGGCTACGTACCAGCGGTCGCCCTTGACCAGCACGAGCCGATACCCGAGCGAGTACGACGCATCGTCCTCTTTTGCTGTCACCGTCGCGTACACCTGCCGCTCTCGTCCCTTCGCCGGCGCGAGCAGCCCGACACTGTTCACCTGGACGAGCTTCATCACGACAGGGCTCGCGCCGAGCTGCGCACCCGGGAGCGCCGGGCCGGCAGAGACGGCGTCTGCGTCGCCGGCAAGGTACGCCGTGAAGAACCTGTTGACGACGTCGAGTATGTCGCTCGACTCGTCGGGGCTGAGCTGGTCGAGGTCGTCGTTGTTGGGGGTGGCAACGAGCGGCGCGCTTGTCAGGCTCGGCAGCGCGTACACGACCAGCCCGTGGTTCTTGTCCGTCTCTACGGGCACGCCGAGGTATCTCGTCACAGCACGCCCGTTAGCCTGCATGGTCACAGCGACTGTGATGAGTGCGCGCTGCGACCCGGTCGTCGTCTCGTCAGACACGGCCGTGGCTTGCACGACCTGCGCCGGGGCCTTCTCGCCCCAGGTGGGGACCACGCGAGCACCAAGATTCGTCGAGACGAACGACTCAAGGTCCTGCTCGTAGAACCCGGGGTGCTTCGGATTGTACGAGAAGTACGTTCGCGCGAAGTCCATGGCGTACGCGCGAGCTGCATCGTCAGGCCACTGCGAACGCTGTTCTACGACCTTCGTTGGTCCTGCCGGCTTCGTCGGCGTTGTCGCAATAGCCGTGAGCCCCCGGAGCGCGATGATCACCAGGACGAAAGCGACCAGTCCTCGGCCTGCCTTCTTGGCGTACCCCTTGAGCTTCGTGCGCGTTGCCGCCATCCAATCCTCTCCGTGTTGGTGGCCGCTACATGATGCGGCGTTCGTTCGGTGAGGTGATGGTAGCCGGTCTGTCTAAGCCGCGACCATCATGAAACGGTGCGCATGCTTACATCGGCGGGATGGGTGGGCTGCTAGGCGGCCCAAGCGACTGTGACGCTTGCCACTGCCGCGCACGTTCCTCTGAGACGACACCGTGCCCCTTGCAGAAGTGACACATGATCGTATAGCGGCGGCCGGTGCCCGGCTCCTCCCTGCGCTCCACACCACCCTCACAGCATGGGCGCGGGCACTTGACGGACCCGCTCCCCAGCAATGCCGCCAAGTACCCGCCGGGCACGATACCGACGTTCTCGCTCATGCCCATCGCCATGCTGTGACCTACCTCTCGGCTAGCAGCCGACCCAGGCGCCGGCCCCTTGTTCCTTGTAGATGCGTGCCGCGCACGCGTCCTGGTCTCCTGGCACGTTCACGTCCAAGCCTTGGCAGACGCCGCCGGGCGAGTAGTGCGACCTGAGCGTCTGCCACCGGCCCGTTGCCCCCGACGAAGGATTGGTGTTCGCCGGCCCCGTCGAGTAGTTGCCGTGAGACTCGTCCGCGCACGCCGGCAAGTTGGCGGCCACCCCGGACGAGACAACGCCGCTCGGTGCCTGCGGCGCGCCCATGGTGCGTGTGAGCAGCGGCGGCCCCGGCCACGGCACGCGCGCGCGCAACGCGCGGAGCTGCCGCAACGACTGCGCGATCTCGCCGCAGTGCGATGGCCTGATCTTGTGCGCACCGCTGTGGTAGCGATACCTGACCCCGAGGCGCCGGATGTTCCTGCCCGGTGCCCTGCGCCCGAACTTGTGACGTACGGCGTAGTACTGCGCCGAGTAGTCCACGAGGAGTTTCCTCTCTCCGCAGACGGTGTGGCTCTGTTGCGTCGCCGCTTGCGCTGACCCTGTATGGAGCGCAGCGGTCGCAACGAGGACCGCTGTTAGCAGCCTCATTCACCGACCTCCTTCGTTGGAAGCGGCGGACGCTAGCAGCCCTTATCTGTGCATGTCCATCAGCCATATGGCCACTAGAAGAGCTGGTCCACAGAGGGGTACACGGTCAGCGGGGTTTGAGGCCAGCCGCGCATTGCTGTCGGTTGCTCCCTGACTTGTAGCCGCTCAGGGAAGTCGGGCAGCATGTCGGCCTTGCCAGGAAGGCCGTGCGCTCGCGCCCACCGCGTCCCCATCTGCTTCACGTGGACGGCGGTCGGCTTCTGTTCTTCGATGTCGAAGATGGGTTGGATCGGGTTGTGGGCTCGCCACACGAGGTCCCACATCCAATTTTCGTCGACGGGGCGTGCTTTTGGGCCGCTCTCTCCACCGATGATGATCTCGTCGATGTCGCGCAACGACAAGCCGCCATCGGTCTCGTCATGACCATCGTGCCAGTAGTGCCGCTCGCGCATGTCACCGGGGTCGCCGGTCTGCATGTCGCGCGGGTACGGATCATAGCTCGTGGTGTACATGGGGAGTAGCGGCCCGAGCAGCGGCTCAGCGCTGATAAACCGCACTGCCGTGTTCGTGTCGCGAAGCAGGTCGGCGCGCGACACGAACGCACGGTTCTCGATCGTAACGCCATGCCAGATGTGCGCTGGTGTCGGAAGGCCACCGCCGGAGATGCTGTCGGCTGCTGCGTGGTGTCCTTGCGACGTGAGCAGAATGCGCAGGTTGGCCCAGAACGCCGTGTTGTTGAGCAGATTCCTCATTCGCTCAGGGCGTTTGGTCAGGACGCGGTAGATGTGCTGTGGTGCGGCCATCATCGTCGCGTACACCTGCAAGATGAACCCGACCTGGATGTCGTCGTGGAACAGGTCGCTGAGCGAATTGACGAAGATCATGCGCGGCGACGTCCATCGGATGGGGACTTCAAGTCTGTTCGGATGAAGCGTGATCGGTATCTCGCCGCGCTCGAACCGCATGCCGCGCTCACGGAACGGCATCGTGTCGGCGATGTAGCAGTGAGCGCATCCGGGGCTGATCTTCCGACAGCCCCACGTCGGGTTCCAAGTGTCTGTCGCCCATGAAATAGCCGTGCGACCAGGCACTACTTCACCATCTCCCTCATCGTTCTGACGTACACCTCGGCGTGCCCGAGCATGTCATCAAACGATGCGACGAGCCGGGCGCGTATCGCCGCGAGCATCCGCGCCCCGTGACATGCGCTGACCATGCCAGCGCAATCCTCCCCTGCACGCGCGTTGCAGTCAGGGCAAGAGACTTCGGCGATCGCCTCGTACACGGTTGGTGCTTTCATTCTGGCCACCCCAGGTAGTTCGGGCACTTGTCAGGCCCGTGCTCTGAGAGTTTGCCACCGTGACCGCATCGCAGGCACGTGCGCACCACATGCCCTTCGTAAACGGCGTTGCCTTCGACCCACTCTACGTCCCACCACAGCGGTGTGTCAGCCGTGAGCCCGATCTTCAGGAGCCTGCGCGCCTCAACCCGGCCTGCTTCCTTCAAGCGGTACTGAGCCCTGCCCCTGTGCCCGTACGTAGACCACGCGTAGCCGCGCCGCACGAGTGCCGTACACGCGCCCCCGAGCACAAACCCCGGCTGCTGCCACCCCGAGTACGAGTGCCCTCCCTTCGCGCCGCTGCCGTTCCTGCGTACCCCGTGCCCGAGCTTCGCGCGGTACGCGAGGTCGCTCGCGAGAGCGGGGCCGTGCCCTGACACCATTTCAAGGTCGTACAGCGCGAGTAGCAGGCGCTGCCCCGTCGGTGTTAGTGGCGTATCCCGACCCGTGCCCGCCATGACGTGTCGTCAGCTCCTTGGTCGATGTCGTCGTAGCGGATCGCTGCGAGCCCGTTCCTGAGGCCGGCCGCGACACCTTGAGCCGGCCGCCCGGCATCGAGGTCACGTAGCGCCAGCTCCAGCAACAACCTCAGCGATGCCTGCTGCTCACTGTCTGCCATGCCCTGCTCCTCTCCAGAGACAGCAGAGCCCCGGCGGCGGCCGGGGCTCTGTCAGCGTGCGTGTCCTGGCGTACGGCTAGGCGGCCTGCGCCGGCTCGGACTCGGGGGTGTCGGCGCCACCCTGGCCGTCGCCCGCGTCCTCCTTCTTCGCGGGCGCGGCGGCGGCGAGCCGATCCTCGGCCGTCCCGTCGAGCTGCCAGCCGTACGCGATCAGCGCGGCGGCCACGTGACGCGGCCGGATCGCGGCGGCCTCGTCGACCTGGCCGACGAGCGCCTTGAGGGGCTTCGTCGAGCCGCCCTCGGACCGGGCGAACGCGGCGAGGCGCTCGCTCGCGGACTCGAACGTCGGCGCGCTCTCGCCCTCGGGCACCTCGACGCCGTCGCCGTACAGGCCGGCGATGACGAGCAGGTTCTCCGTGGTCTCCCCGCCGGCCTTCTTGAGCGCCTTCGTGAACGCCCTGTCCATGAAGTCCTGCTGCTTCGGCGACGCCGGATTCTTGTAGCCCGGGACGAGCCGGACGAGCTTCGAACGCTGGACGACGTGGTCCTTGTACTTCGCGCGGCCAGTGCCGGCCTTCTTCGCGGCGGTCTTCTTCGCGACGGGCTTGGCCGCCGGAGTACCCGACGCCTTCTGCGCCCGCGCGGCGGCCTTCTCGGCTGCGCTGATCGTGGGGGTCTTTTCGTTGGCCACTTCGGGGGTCCTCCTCTGGGGTCTTGCACGCCTTGCGGTCGTTGTCTAGAACTCGACTATACAGACGGCTGACCGGTTTACAAGGGGTTGCGGCGAAAAATTTCTGCGCCGCAGCTCGGCTAGTCAGCGTCGTCGAAGTACTCGTACCCGACCCTGACGATCTTCTCACCGGTGTCGGCGCGGCACGCGACGATCTCGTTCCCGCCGTGATGCAGGCACATCTGCCATGCCGCATCCCTCGCGGCGGCGGCGTCGACCATCCCGTTCTCGTCGACATTGACATTGGCCGTATACCCGAGCGGGCTCTCTTCGTTGTCGCGGTAGAAGTTGATGCGTGCGATCATCGTGGTCTCCGTTTAGACACGAAAGGGCGGCGTGCCGAAGCGACGCCGCCGAGTGTACGTGGTTGCTACGCCACCGCGACTTCGTGGATCAGCGCGCGCAGCTCTCGCTTCTCCCGCGAGTTCCGCAGCATGGAATCGGTGAAGCGCGTCTCGCGACTGCGGTTGCCCTTCAGGTGGTCGAGGAACTCCGTGCCGGCGAGATGCAGCCCGTAGCCTGTACCACGGTGCGCGTCCGGGATCGTCGGGGAGTTCTCCAGCAGGTTGCGAACGGCCGCGCGAGCCGTCTCGATGTTCTGCACCTTGGTGTCGCTGACGACGCTCGTGATCGCCTCGGGCGGCATCGGGATGAAGCGCTTCACGAACTCCTCGCGGCGCATCTTGTTGATCTTCAGCTTGGCCAGTTCGTTGGCCATCGTGACGTACACCGGCGTCTGCGTGCGCAGGCCCTTCAGCGCGTCGCGGGCCTCCTCGATGCGCTCGGCGTAGTTCGCCGTGTGCCGGAACGTGAAGTTCGTGCCGAGGCGGTTGGCCTCGGCCTCGCTCGCGGCCTCGGTGTTGGCGCAGACGACGCGGACGGTGGTGGAGCGTGCCTTGAGGCTCGCTGTCCCGTCATGCGCCCACGTGACACAGATGAACGGAAGGATGGGGGAGTCGTCGCCCTTGATCTGGATGGGCTCGTCGAGCCACGCGAGGACCCAGCAGAGCGCGCCCATCTTGAGGACGCCGGCGGACTCGTACTTGGCGTTGCCGGACGTGTCCGCGCCGAGGATCATGTCCATGACGTCCCAGCCGACCGAGTTCTGGATCAGGGTGTACGACTCCTTGCCCTGGAACATGATCTGGTCGTGCGTCGGGTCGCCGGGCATGTCCTTGACCATCGTCTTCCAGCCGGGCGTCTCGCCCTTGCAGTAGAAGATGTCGCCGTCAGGCATGACGATGTACGGCTTGTCGAACCCGGGCCTGGCGAAGTCGTCGAGGTCGACGGGGTCGCCAATGCGAGCGGAGCGCTCCTCGACGATCGTGAAGTCATGGCCCGCCAACTTGATCGCTTCCTCTCGGCCGGGGAAGTCTTCCAGGACCGTTCCGAGTCCGTGCCACGCGGGCTCGTTCACAAAAAAACCGTCTTCGAAGTAGGCGGGCATGCTAGGCGCTCCTCGGGGTGTTGGCGGTGGGCTGCATTGAGGAGCAAAGCTACAGGTACGCACTGTTCCTCTCAACAGTTGCCGTCAACTTTGCATCTACACCGCCAGTCCAAACTGCACATGTCCGCCGCGTAGCTTCTTTTCGGTATGCGGATACTCGAACTCGAACGTAAGCTGGTCGCCGTAGTCGACGTAGATCGGCTCACGCACGCGAGGCGTCACGGGGCTGCCGTCAAGCGGCTCATTGAAATGCGGACGGCGTACGCTCGCGACGCGTACCAACGGGACATGCACATCCCCGGAACCGTCCCACAACTTCGCGAACGCGCTCGACGCCGCCACGTGCTCGACATAGCCGCGCACACGCGCCCGGTCTGCCGGCGCATCCCGCACATCCACCGTGCCGGCGTGCGCGCCCTGCATGAGCACAACGACCTCACGCTGAGACGCCCACGCGCCGCGCAGCTCCCACGCGATTACATCGGGTTGCCGTTCAGGGTGCAGACTCACTCGGCGTCTCCTGATGAGCCACGCCGAGGTAGAAGCCGCTCGTGCTCAGCTCGCCCAGCAAATCGCCGGCGGCGTGAGAGTCAGAGCGTAGGCCGTTGACGCGTCGCATCGCAGCCATGAGAGCCGACACCGCATCGAGAGCGTTGACGCGGTGCAGAGTGTTCGGCGGGCGGTCCACGTCACCCATCGTAAACCACCGGCACAACCGCCTTCGGTATGTACAGCGGGTGCTCAGGCTCGCCGCCCTTGCACAGCCTGAGCGCGTACAGCTCGCTACGCGCCGCGTCCCGTAGCAGGCGCGTTACGTGCTGAGCCCTGCCGTCGACAGGGCCTTTGTTGGCGCCCCACGCGCACACGATGCGGCCGGCGCGCGCAGCCTCTTGCGTGAGGTAGTTGTCGTTGAGTGGCCCTACCGGGTCCTCGGCCGCCGCCATGTCACGCGGCTTCGTCGCTCGGTACGCGTACAGGTTGCAGACGACCAAGCCGCCATACCCCCAGCGCTGCGCGTACCCGACGCACTTACGCACCGTCGGGTCGAGCTTGTGTTCCGTCGCTGTGCTCGGGTTGAGCATGACGAACAAACAGATCTGGACGGTGTGGTCCCACACGCGCCAGAGCCGGTATCTGTGAACCGGCTCGGCAGTCCCGTTCTTGTGGTACGTGGCTCCCTCTCGACCAAGGATGTCGCCCCACGCTTCGATGACGGGAGACTCAGTTGCCTCGTTCACCTTGCGACTCCTTTATGACGTCGTCGATGGCCTTGTCGACGGTGCGCCGCATCAGCTCCTTCATCTGTGGATCGTCCATGTACAGCCACGGGCTCAGGTCGTAGATGCTGCATCCCAGGGCCTCGGCGACCTCGCCGAGGTTCTTGCCCTCGGTGCTGTACATGTGCCGAGCACGCGCCATAGCTTCTTCAGAGAGCCGAAACGGGCGAGCCATCGCCGTATACCTCCGCCGCTCGCAGATGCTCTTCGACTTGCGCGATGTACCGCTGGACGTCAGCGGCCGGACCCCGCTCGGCCGGTGCGGTCGGCAGCGACCACACTTCCCACCAGTACATGTCGATTCCCTCGAACCATGCTTGCGCGACACCGACTCTGGCTTCGCTGCCCTTGCGCCAGCGGTACAGCGCCCTCTCTGAGAGCCCCAGCCGCTTGGCCAAGCTCTCTTCGCTGAGCACCGTCACGTGCGTGCCGTCTTCAGCGATGTCGACGTAAGCCGCGAGGTACGCCTCAATGGCAGCAAGCAACGCCCGTGAGTCGATTGTCTTGTAGTTGCGCTGTGTGCGCACCTGCGTCGACTTCGGAACTACCTGGTCGGGGTGGACCCCCTCGCGCTTCTCCTTCCGGAGTCGGTAGCCGATACGACCGACCTCCAGAGCTTGAGCGTGTCGGACGGGGTCCTGCTTACGGCGCTCGCGGTACGCCTTCTGCGACGCCCTGACCTTCTCTCTGTTCCGCGCGCGCCACCGCCTTGACGCGGCCGTGTCAAGCTCGCGCTTGCGTTGCCGTGCCTCCTCGGTCATGACACCTTTCCGGTACGTGACCCAGTTCTTGTCGCACGTCTTGCAGTAGTACCGCTCTTCGCCGTAGAACCCTTCGGCGAGAGGCTTGACGTCCTTGCAGCGTGCGCAGCGCCGCACAACGACGCCGTCTTCCTCCCAGGTGGCGCGGCGAGCTTGCGCCCGCTCCTCCCGCTCAGCTTCTTCTTTGTCGTGGCACGCCTGGCAGACAGCCGACCGCCGCCGCGACACACCACGGCCCTTCTTCCCGTCCCCCCACGGGAACGCGCGGCCCGGCTTCTTCTCAAGGCAGTGGAAGCAATGCCGCCACGTACACAGCGGCCCATCGAGCTTGCACTCCTCGCACTTCTGCTGCCGGCCGACGAGAGTGCCCCTACCGCACGGGCACGGCTTCACCACCGTCTGCTTGCCCGTCCGGGTCTGTCCCGCAGAGCGGGCAAGCTCCGACGAAGGCACCGTCTGGTTCGACCCAGGATCCGCAGCCGGTGCAACGGCGAGCGCCGTGACCGACGAACCGCCAGCGTTCGTCGTCTCCGCGTCCGACTCGTCGGTAGAGATACCGCCCACGAGCAGCTTCAGCGTGGCACCACCCTCGCGAGTCGATCCACCTGAACGTCTCCGACCGCGCGGTCGCGGTTGAGCCGTCGAAAGGTCCTCCTTCGACGGCTCTGCGGGCCATGCGCTCACTTGACCGACGCGAACAACGCCGCGACGCGCTCGATCTCGTCGTCGGTCGTCCGCGCCTCGACGGCCTGGATGGGCTTGCCGGCGCGGGCGCGCTCGAGGAGCTTTGCGCGCTGCTCATTGCGCGTGTCATGCAGGCCCTCGATGTAGCTCGCCGGGCGCACGAGACGTTCCATGGCGCGCCCCGCAGCCGCCATCTGCCCCTCGCTGAGCACGTCCAGGTCGAGCAGGCCCGCAGGCGGGAGCGCGCGTAGCGTCTCCTGCCACGCCAGCTCCAGCACGACGAGGTGAGCGTTATTCTCGTTGCCGCGAGCGACGACCACCCCAAGCGCCTGATTCGTACGCTTCGTCCATCTGACGACGGCAGCCTTGCCAGTGCGCTTGAGCCCGACGTACACCATGCAGACGAACTTGTGCGACGACTGGTCGCGCGGGAGGACGTAGTGCGCGTCGCGAACCAGCTCGCGCGGCACGTGCGCGAGCGAGACGGTCGCCTCGATGTTCATGCCGTCGATCTTGGTGTTGATGTCGATGGCCTTGAGCTGTTCCGTAAGGTCGACCCACGACTCGGCGTGCCACACGCCCCACTCGATGCGCTCCTCGACGACAGTGGTCGCCGGCGCCGTAGCCAGCTCCACCGGCGGCGGCTGCTCCTCTTGCGCGAACGGGTCCACGTCCGCCTGAGCGGGAGCCGGTGCGGCTGCCGGCGCCGGTGCGCGCACGGGCTCGATGATCGGCCCTTCGTCGAACGGCGCGAAGAGGTCGAGGTTCAGCTCGGGCTGCTGCTCGACGGCAGGTGCCTCGGCGGGTTCGTTGACGACGACGCGCCTGACCTCGTGCTGCGCCTCCACGAGCTTGCCGGACGCCTTCATGAGCGAGACGTCCGCGCTCGCCCTGCCGACCTTCAGCGTTGTCCTTTGGTTTGCCATGTTTGTCCTAGCCCCCTGCGTGGACGCGGCCTACGCGCCGCGCGTGGTGGTGTGCTTGCCGAGACTGCGGCTCCGTCCCGGCTCCGCCTGCTCGTCTCCGTCGTCGATCCGGCCGCCGCGCGTCTCGTACATGGCAGCGCTCGCCGACGCGTATACGTCGCTGCCCTGCGATGCGAACGTTGCCGCGAGCCCGGAGCTGCGACGCATCGACGCCCGCACGCCGGTGTCCGTGGCGGCGTAGTTGAACGCCTCGCCTGCGTCGGCGAGACCCATCTCCCGTGCCGTCGCCTCGGCCGACTGGTTGGCGCCGATGTACAGGAACCGCCAGCCCTCCTTCTTGCGCTCCGCGATGGCCTCGGCGCACGTCTCCGCCGACGCCTCGCTCTTGTTGTTCTTGCCGTCGGTGACGATCACCATGAGCACGGAGTCGTCTTCGTCGACGACCTTGTCGATCTCCGCGCCGTACTCGATGATCGCGTCGAATAGCGGCGTCTTGCCGCGCGGTTTGAAGTCGTCTGACGTGATCTCGTTGACCTTGTCGGGCTTCTCGCCTTTGACCTTGATGCGCAGCACCTCGTGCGGCGGCTGCCAGTCGAACCACGCCATCCAGATGCGCGTGCCTTTGACACCCTTGAGCCCTGCCGTGAACTCATTGACGCCGACGATGGTTGCCTCCTTGATCCTGCCCATCGAGCCGGACTCGTCGAGCAGCATCGCGACGATGCGCTTGCCCTTCGCCTTGGTGTCCTTCACGGCCTTTGCCGCATCGGCGGCCGACTTGTGGTCGTCTGACATACGCGTCTCCTCCTAGTAGATGTTCAGCCTGCGACACGCCCGCAGGAACTCCATGCGCGCCACGGAGTACGGCATGCCGAACATGCACCTGACTCCATCGGGCAGCACACAGTCTGGTGTGTCCCAGCCGGCTTCGGCGGGGCACAGGACCTTCCCTTCGCAGAACCGTGCACGTAGGTCAGCTCGCTTGACCTTCTCCCTCGTCTCGTTGCTCGGAAGCGGCACGCCAAGCGCCTCCAACACCACGGGCTGCATCAGCTCGTCGAGTTCGACGACGATGCCGGCGTCGATACAGCCCTGCGCCGCATCGGGGAAGTACGGCGCGTCGCGCTCCTCGCAGTAGGCCCGGATGGCGTCCATGGCTGCACGTTGCGCAAGCGTTTCGAGAGCGCGCTTGAGCGGCGAGCCGAGGTCGGTGATGTACGCCTCGTGGGCGTCATGGCAGAGCGCGTACTGACGCTCGGAGAGCGGCGCGTCGAGGTACATGGAGTCGAAGATGTCGAGCACGAGCATGGAGTGCTCTGCGACGGAAAGCGGCCACAGCGTCTGGCCGAAGAACCGGTTGCAGTTGGCGAGGCCGGTCGCGACATCGTCGAGGCAGATGCCCTCGGCGAGCGGGGCGAGGAAATCGATCGGCCCCTTCGTGAGCCCGTTGATCGATGTGCGGCTCGCGGGGTGGTTGCCGCCCGGATTGATCGTATGGTTCGGTTCGCTGTCGGCCGACAGGATGGCGCGGCGCTGCATCTCCTCGTCGACGCTCATGCTCTCCGGCTTCTCCTGCGCCTCTCGCACCCTCAGCTCGTCAGGGGTCGGGTCGCGGTGGCAGTGCGGACACCTGATGCCCAACGTCTCGTACATGCTCGGCGCAACGCTCACCCTAACCCCATTTCTTTCATGACTACGTAGTTGGCCAACTATAGCCGCCTAGCCGGCGGCAGGCGGCCAATCTCCAGGAGGCGCGAGGTCAGGCATAAACATGATCTCGCATGCCATGACTCCTGGCTTGTACACGGCACTGAATGTCACCACTTCGAACCGGTCCCATCGGTCGTCGGGGATCCAGCCGCCGAGCGGGTCGACGAGCTGCACCGGCTTCTTTGGGTCGAACTTGGAGGCGTCCTTCTTGCGGCCCTGGTGGACCTCGACAACGTCTGTTTCGAGTAGTTCCGCGATGAACGTGTTTGCGATCTTCCAGGTGTACCGCGAGGCGCCGACGTCACCGAGCGGACCTTGGTCCCAATCGATGTCAGCGTAGTTGACCTCGAAGTACCTGCCGCGCACGAGCGTGTCTCCGAGGAACTTGCAGAACGGGTACACGAGGTTGTCGCGGTCACGCCGCTGCCTGTTCTCGAACGTGAACTCGACGTGAACCATCATCCGCTCGCAGCCGCGCGGCAACGACGTCGCATGCAACGCCTCCGCAAACGCCGTCTGCCACATCTTCTTGCGCGGCTGCCACACCATCGGATCCTCGCCGTTGTCGTTCTCGAACGGCTCCGGAAACCCGTGGTGCTCGATCCAGTAGTACGCCCGCTTGCACACCCGGCACAACCCGTGCCCCCGCTTCGGCTTCTTCGCCGGCGGCACGAACTCGTGGTGCCGCTCCAGCCTGATCGTGACCGGCTCGACCGTCGGATACTCCGGTGCGGGTTCTTCTGGTATGGGCAGCCCCATCTGTGTCATGAAACGGAACGATACCGCCACGCGTACGGCTCAAGCTTGTCCACCGCAACATGTGCTCCTTGCAGCAGAACGCCGACACTCGAGGGATACCTACCAGCGACTTGCCGCACAGCCGGCACACCTTGTGACTTCTCGCGGCCTGACGTCTGTACACCATGCTATGTGCACGAGAACAGAACCGTGAGTCGCGTCGCTTAGCAGCGAATCGTTCGTTGCAGTACAGGCAGCGTCGCCGGCGACAACAGATGCGGTCCCTGTGCGTCTTCGGCTGGAACTCTCGCTTGCACCAATCGCACAGCCGAGGCGGCGGCGGCGTCTTTGACCGGCGGCGACCCTTGTAAGCGCATGTCGGTGTGCAGAATCGACCATTCTTACGTCCCACGAACGGTGTGTCGCACGCTGCGCACACGTGCTGGTAACGCGGCTGACGGCGCAACGGCCTGCACTCGGGACACAGGACCTGGTCACGCCGGTTAGCGAGAAACGCGTCAGCACACTCCTCGCAGTACTTGAGCATCGCCGGCTCGGGCTCGATGCCCTTAGTCCACGTACCCACAGCAGACGGCGACACCCCCAACATCTCCGCGATCACGCGCACGCTCTCGCCGTTGGTCTTGAGCACACGAGCACGAGTCTTGACAACCTCGGAGTACAGCGTCATACAGCTACTCCGCGCCTCTTGACCTCTGCAACAACGAGAGCAAGAGTCCAGTACCCACCAAAGTGTTCGTAAGCGTCACCCGCTCGCGCCCACTCCTCTCTCAGCTCCTCGTCGCTCATCTCGACGAGGAGCTGTCGGTACTCGGACTCTCGGCTCTCAGCGCTCACGTGCCTAACCGCAGCCGGTGTTGTGCGTGGGGTCCCTCTGGCACGTCCAGCACGTACCGGTACGCACCATGACTCCGCCGCAGTGGCACGGCTTGGTGCCGGTGGGTCGCAGCTCCACGACCTTGCCGCTGAGCGGTACGGCCGGAAACTTGCCGTTCTTGTGGACGATGTCGACGAGCGGTTCGCCACCCACGAAGAACGCCGGCCCCGTCTTCTCTACCTCCTGCGCGTCAAGGCGCGCGGTCATCGTGGCCTTGACGTCGTCGGTGAGCACGCCGGCTTCCTCTGCGTCCGTGACGCTGCCGTAGCGCGCCATGAACCAGCGCCAGATGTAGTCCGGCACGCTCGATGCGTTCCAGATCTCCGGGTTGCTCGTCTCACCCCGGGGCTCGAACTCCTCGCCGATGAACTGGTGTGCGAACTGCTCGGCCGGGACGCCGTACTGGAGCCCGACGCTCACGGCCTTCGCCCAGCAGCCCAGCATGCCGCTGAGGAACGACCCCTCGTTCCCGAACCCGTTGACGAAGATCTCGCCGGGCGTGCCGTCCTCGTGGTGACCGACGGTCAGGTACCCCTTGTGGCCGCCGACCGTGAACTTGTGCGTCACGGACGTGCGGGTGTCGGGAAGCCGGCGCCGTTGCGGCAAGTACATCGCCACATCGGCCTCGGCAGCCGTCTCGGCAGGACTGTTCTTCTTGATGTGCGTGAGCGCTGCCGTGACCTTGCTGTTGTCACGGAAGACGCTGATGCACTTGGCGCCACCCTTCCATGCCCTCACGTAGCAGTCGAGCACGTCCTCGCGGGTCGCCACCTCGGCGAGATTGACTGTCTTGCTCGGCGCGCCGGAGAGGAACGGTTGGATCGCGCAGACCATGTCGATATGCCCGTGCGCGTGGATGTCGTTTGCGCAGTCGAAGACCCGCCGGTCGCTGTCGACGATGAGCGAGTGGAATCGGTCGAGGTCGTTGCTGATCAGCGCCTCGACTGCCTCTTCGATGACGTCCGGGAGGTACCCGAGCCGATCCATGGCACGCCCCACCGCACGATTGACGATGATGACGCTGCCGCCGCCCGCGAGGCCCTTGTGCTTGATGAGCGAGAAGTCAGGCTCGCAGCCGGTGGTGTCGCAATCCATCAGGTGCGACACCGTGCCGGTCGGGGCGATGACGGTCACCTGCGAGTTGCGGTAGCCGCCCACGTCACCGAACTCCACCGCGTCGGACCAGTCGTCGACGGCAGCGGCCCACAGCGGCGTCGGCATCTCGGCGCGTGACAGCGCACTGTTGTGCTTCGAGATGACGGCGCGGTGCGTCGCCTTGTTCTCCTCGTAACGGTCGTACGCGCCGAGGGATTGAGCGAGCACAGCGCTGCGCCGGTACGAGCGGCCGGTGAGCAGAGCCGTGACGCTCGCGGCCATGTCCCGACCCTCAGGCGAGTCGTACGCGAGGCCCTGGCACATGAGCAGCGCGCCGAGATTGCTGTAGCCGAGGCCGAGCTGCCGCAGCTCACGCGTGTTCTTGTCGATCTGTGGGGTGGGGCCTTCGGAGTATTCGCAGCAGATGTCCATCGCCGTGATCAGGATGTCGATCGTGTGCCGGTATCCGTCGACGTCGAAAGACCCGTCGCTGTTCAGGAACTTGAGCAGATTGATCGATGCGAGATTGCAGGCAGAGTCCTCGTTGAGCCACGTCTCGGCGCACGGGTTGCACGTCGTGATGGGGCTGTACTTGCCGTGTAGGTACGGTGTCGTGTGCCACTCGTTCGCACGGTCAAGGAACACGAGCCCGGGGTCGCCGCAGACCCACGCGGCGTCCACAGCCGTCCTGAGCAGGTCACCGGCGTTGACGGTCTGCACCGTGTCGCCCGTGACGCGCGCCGTGAGCGACCACTGGTCCGTCGTGCTCATCCCCGTGGCACGCCGCATGAACTCATCCGATGCTCCGACTGAGAGGTTCGCGTTCTGAAAGCTCGTAACCTCCGCGATCGTCTTTTCGCCCTCGGGGGTGAACGGATCGATGTTGTGGCCGGCGTCCCTGAGCGTGCGCATGCGGCCGTCTTCGCGGCGCTTGCACTCGATGAAGTCGAAGATATTCGGATGGTCGGCGTCTTCGATGACCATCTTCGCTGCTCGGCGGTGCGCGCCGCCGGACTTGAGCGTGCCGGCATTGGCGTCCCCGAGGCGCATGTACGACGTCGGGCCGCTCGCGTAGCCGCCCGTGCTCAGCGTCTCCATGTCACCACGCAGTGCACTGATGTTGACGCCCGAACCGGCGCCGGACTTGAAGATCGCAGCCTCGGTGTTGACCCAATCCATGATAGAATGCTGGCCCTTGCCGCCCATCTTCTCGCCGAGCATCGTGTCCTCGATGCGAAGGAGGTAGCACGCGCTCGCGCACTGCCGGCGCCCCGGCACGCCCAGGTTGAGCCACACCGGCGTGTTGAACGCAGCCATCTGGTGGAGCAGGATGTAGCTCAGCTCGTCGAAGAACGTCAGGGCCGCCGACGCGTTACGCCACGCACCGTCGCCCGTCGGGTCGCCGAAGTACCCGGCGTTGTAGCCCCAGATGGTGATCTGCTCCACTACGCGCCGGACCATCGACCGGACGCTGTTCTCCTTCGCGCCGTTGACAGTTGCGAAGTACAGCTTGGCGGAGACGCCGACCGCTTTGGGGCTCCAATCGGCGGGGTACTCGACGTCCTTCTGCGAGAAGTCGCCTAGCTCGGCGTCGCCACGAGCCCAGGAGATGTCGTTGTAGGGGTTGCTGCCCTTCTTGGTGAAGCGCCGCCCAATCGGCACTTTCTTCTTCGGTGTGTCTAGAGCTGTCATCCTAGTCGAATAGTTTCGTGGTTTCCAGGTCGCCGCGCTTCTTGAGGAGCCTGTACCCCTCGTTAGCCCATTGCTCGAACCTGTCGGCAATGTCGCAGATCATTGTGATGCCGTCCTTGCGCTCTGCGTTCGTGCCTTCCGCCTTGCGCGTCCCGAACTCGCCTCTGTAGGGATACGCACCGATGTACGCGATCGCCCACTTGATTTCTTCGGGCTTGTACTTCTTGAGCCACTTCTCAACCGCGTCGAAGCGGTCGTCGGTTAGCTTGCTGTTCGGATGCCCGGTCTGCTCTTTCCAGTAGTTGAAGATGTCCTGAACGATTGGCCGCTTCGGGCTCTTTGCTCTCGCGTTGTCACGCTCATTCTCCAGCCGCGTGACCTTTGACCTATAGCTGCGTAGCTCCCTCTCCGCTTCGGCGAGTTGCTGCAACGCTCGTTCTGCTTCCGTCTTGTAGTGCTGGCAGTCTTCGCACAGTAGCTCACCGGTGGTGCCATCGACGAGCCGTAGCTGAGGTCGCGGGGCCTGCGGATCTGCGACCTGGCTCGGGTGGTACGAGTGGTGGTAGTCAGGCGCAATCGAGTCCGGCAGCAGGTCGTCCGGGTGCACTCCTCCTAGCTCATCGATGGCTCGTGCCATTACGACTCCTCGATCGCCGGCCGAGTACGAAGAGGCCTCTCGCGGTGCCGCATGACCTTGCCCTTGAGACCCTGCATGAACGCCTGGTTCCTGCACCCGTTGGGGCAATCGATGTACAAGCCGCCGCCGGGCTCGGCGGGCTGCGCAGCAATCCTAATTTCACCGTACACAGGATCGTTTCTCGTGTACGCCGGGACTGCCTGTCTTGGTGCTCTTGTCCTCAGCCATGCCCCCTGCGCCCCGCAGAACATGCAGTCGCAGCTCACCATGACCATCCACGGCTCGTGAATCTCGTCGAGCAGCGCCAAGACGTCCATGAGCTTCTTTGCGCGGCGTGCCGGCGGGGGCGGTGGTGCGACATCGATGCTGCGCGCGTGGCTCTCGCCCGGCCGCAGCAGGTCACGGTACGTCAATCCGAGAGGACGAAGGATGTCGTTGATCTTGCAGTCGTACACGAAACAGTGCACGCTCGCGTTCCCTTCGAGCCCTTCTTTGACGAGCAGGTTGTGATCGTCTCCGTCGTGCGCCGGGCACTTCGCACGGAACTTGTGGATAGGGCCGCGCGGATCGAACCCATGCGCGTCAAGCGCCTCGTACACAGTGCGGCAAGGGTCCGCGCTCACCCTATCCACGCCCCAACGCGACGCTGACTCGGCCTCCAGTAGTACTCGTACTGGCACTGCTGGCACAGCGGCTCCCCGGTCTCAGGCAGCTTGACAACCGCCGGCCTGTCAGTGTGGACGTGGCACCACTCCCACCCCGGGTACGTCCCACGGAACGGAAGCCCGTCTGCTTCGGGGTCGACCATACCGCCGTCTTGCGTGACGTGCACCGCGATGGTCGGCACGGGCATATGGGTGCGGTCTGTCTGGAATGGGCCGCAATGCGGCCCCTCGCAGATCGTGTACTCGTGCTCGTAGTGGACGACCTTGGCGTACCCGCACACGGGGCACAGCCTCAGGATCCACATGAGTGGGCGGTCGCCTGGTGTCTCACGCAGGTTCGTTGAGTCGCAGCCGCCGCACTTCTCTGGCAGCGTGTCCATCGTGCCGGCTGTGTACGACCCGCAGTCGAGACACTGAACCTGTTTTTGCGGACGTATCACAGCTACGCCTCAACTTCGGGGTTGCCGCACGCCTCGGACGCCTTCTTCGGGTCGCCCTTGGCGAACACGAGCACGTGCTGATGGCAGCGCTCAAGCTTGCGGCTCGCGTTCACGTGCTTCGCGGCGCGGAGCATGGCCGTGCCCACGGAGCCCAGCAAGATGGCCTCGTTGTACAGGTGCATGCCGCAATCCTGCGCCGCCTGAATCGCGTCCTTCATCACGCCGTACGCGAAGCCTGTCTTCTTGTTGCGGACCTCGCCGAGCACCCACACACTGAACGCGTCCTTGACGAGCAGGTCAGTTGACTGAGCCATCGCGGAGCGCAGCATTGCCCTGAACGTCGAGTACGGTGCCGTCGACAGGTCGCGCGGGTCGTCGCTGTACACCTCCAGGTCGGCGTATGGCGGGCACGTCATGACCAGGTTGGCTTTGTCGAGTCCCATCGACCGCAGGCTGGTAGCGTCGCCCTCGTGCCACGTAGGCGCCGCAGGCGTACGCCCGAAATCAAATGCTCCGCTGAGGATTTCCTCAGCCTGCTTGCGATTATCCTCGACCTGTTCTGGCCGTAGCTCGACGCCGGTGTACTCGCGGCCGAGCGCGCCGGAGACGACACCGCGCACAGCACCACCCGCGAACGGGTCTAGGACCTTGAGCCCTGGCGCACTGAACCAGCGGACGATGATCTCGCACAGCAGCGGATCGAAGACGCTCGTGCCGGTCTTGAGTGACCCACTTGCGCCTTCCATCTCCTTCTCGCGGTCGTAGTACTTGGTGCGGAACTCCTTGGTCGAGATCTCCCGGCCAAGCTCCGCCTCGACCTCCGCCTTACGCGTGTAGAACTTCGGGTCGCCGTTGACGCCGGAGTTCATCATGAGACCCTTGTCGCGGCCCAGCTCTGAGCGGAGCCCGATGCTCAACCACTGGTCGCGACGTTCCTTCCAGTACCCGGCGCGCGTGTCGAGCACAGTGAACGGCGGCACCACGAACTTGTCGGTCAGTTTAGGCGCGGCGCCCTTGATGGCAATGACCTCGCCGGCGAGGTTGCGTTGCTCACCGTGGTCAACCTCCATGTCGAATCCGAGCTGCGGTGTGAGCGCATCCTTCAACGCAGCGTCTGCCTTCTTACCGGCCAAGGCTCACCTCTCCCTTCCCTACCGTGAGGTGCCACCCGCCGCACGCATCGCAGCGATACGCACCCCCCGGTTCGACCTCTGCTGGCACAGCCGCCTGCGCGTTCTCCATGTGGATGCTCACGGCCCGGCGTAGAGCCCTGCCCTGCGTACTGAAGTAAGCTTTGCCGGTCGGGCACACCGGCGTCGTCTTGTGTGGCTGCCGCTTCAGGCTCATACGTCAAGCTCCGCCATGCCGCACGCCTCAGCCGCCTTCTTCCAGTCGCCCTTCACGAACACGAGAACGTGCTGGTGGCAGCGAGTGATCTTGCGGGTACGCATGCTGCCCGCAGACCGCAATGCCGCAGTGCCGATGGAGTTCACGAGGACCAGCTCGTTGTAGAGCGGCATGTCGCATTCGCGCGCCATGAGCTTCGTGTCAGTCACGAGGTCGTATGGCATGCCCGATTTGGCGTTGCGTGCCTCACCGATCACGACCACGGCGAAGCGGTCCTTCTTCAGGCGCTCGGCTGCTGCTGCTAGAGCTTGCGAGAGGAGCGCACGGAACGTCGCATACGTCGCCGTCGAGAGATCGCGTGGATCGTCGGAGTAGACCTCCAGGTCCGCGTAGGGCGGGCACGTGAAGATGAGGTCAGCGCTTGTCGGAGCGTCGGCGATGTTGCGAAGCTGTGTGGCATCTCCCTCGATCCACGTCGGCTTGATGAACTCGCGACCGATGTCAATGCGGTCGGCGGTGTTGACGGTCGTGCAACGCGCGTTGAGCCATTCGGCTTGGTCGCGGTTGTCGGTGACCTGCTCGGCGCGTAGCTCGATGCCGGTGTAGCGGCGGCCGAGCACGCCGGCCATGATCCCTCTCACGGCCCCGCCAGCGAAGGGGTCGAGCACGACGGCGCCGGGTGCACTGAACCAGCGGTACGCCACTTCGCAGAGCAAGGGGTCGAAGATGCTCGTGCCGGTCTGCTCGCCCGGTTCGTTGTAGATCGTCTCGGGCCGCATGCCGATCGTCTTCCACGCGCTGCGGCGTTCCTGCCAGTACGCCTGCCGCGTGTCCAGGATCGTGAGCGGCGGCACGACGAACTTGTCGGACAGGCTCGGTGGCTTGGTGAGCACTGTCTCGACCTGTATGTTGAAGCCGAGCTGCGGGGCGAGAGACGCCGCGAGCGTCGCATCGGCGCCGGTGCCTTCTTGCTTCGGCTCGGCGCCCTCGCGGTTCTGCTCGAACTTCTCGCGTCCGGGCCATGCCAGCGCGTCGGTACGCAGAGAGCGGCGCCGTAGCGGCTCATGCCCGCCGTCCACAGCCCCGAACAGGTCGGCTGCCGGTTCCGGTTCCGGCTCGGGCTCGGGCTCCGGCTCCGGCGTGGACTCGGGAGCCGACTCCTCGACGACGACCAGTTCTTCCGGTGCCGGTGGCGCATCGGGCACAGCTACGCCGCACGTCCCGTCACAGTCTGTGAACCCGCATGCGCCGCACGCGGCGTCGACGAGCGTCTGGCCCCTCACGGGCACGGGCGCAAGCACAGGCTCATCCCACTCAGGTTCGTAATCGGTCTCCGGCTCCGGCTCGTCGAACAACGACGGCCCCGCCGAGCTGACCTTGCCTAGAGCACGCGCGCGTTCGATAGCTGCACTAGCAGATGCCAGTGCCTCTGGAGACATGTTCTCCAGACCCCTCTTCGGTTCAGCGCGGGCCATCAGACAGCTAGTGAGTCCTGGCCTGCCACATCGCCCTTCTCGCGATGGTTGCTCGGGCGGCCCATCCACTGCCGGATGGTTCCGATCTTCGGCCACCGGTGGTTGGCCAGAAGGAAGTCGTCGAGCTTCGCGAAGAACGCTTCGCGCTTCTCCGGGTCGGACGTGAGTTCCTTGTCCTGCGCCGGCTCGGTAAGCGCGTGCCACGGCGCGTCGAACTCCAGCGCCGCCTCAGTGAGCCCCGTCGACGACCAGAACGCGGCGACGGCCTCGGCCTCGGCCAGCCGTTGCAGGCGCGTCACCGACCCCTGCACCGGGATGTCGAACATCTCGGCCATCTGCTCACGCGTGTACGAGCTGCCAAGCCGGTAGACGGCGTCGACGATCAGCAGGAGCATGCGCGTTGGCACGGCGTCCGACTGCTTGATCAGTCCGAGCTGCTGAAAACTCGTGTACTTGCTTCTGTAGCGGCTCATTACTCCTCCTTCGGAGCGGTCGGCAACGCGCTCCGGATTCTGTCCAATTCCCTCATCTCGTTCCGGTAGCTCTCGTGGGCCGCCTCCCTGGCCCGCTTGATCTCCCGTATCGCCCTACGCCACGTCTTCTTGTCTTCTTTGCTCGCGCTGCTGTCAATGAGCCCAACGATCCAGTCCAACTCGTTAGGTGTCAGCTCTGCGCGCGCTACAGCCATCAGCAGTCCAACCGTTCGACGCCGACGGCAAAGATGGCTCGCTCGGCTTCGAGCGCCGCTGCGTCAGCGACAAACTCGGCCGAGCAGCCCGGGTTCTGAATGGCGTTGAGGGTCGCCATACGAACCCTCGAACGGATCTGGCCGACCGCATTGCTGCCCAGCGCGTAGCGCCGGGCCGGCTTCGCACCGGGTCCCAGGAGCGAAGCGCGAACGAGATCGGCCTGTGTCGTAGACGACACGGATCCGGACGTATGAGATTGAGAACCACCAGTAAGATCCGGCACAACGCCTCCCTCATAGGCGTTCGTTAGGACGGTCGCTCAGTCGTATGGACCCCGGCTGAGCAGAGAGCACAGCGTATACCCGCCCGGCGCGAGCATGTTGGGGCGTCTCGCCGAAGTGTCTGGCGCGGCGCCCTAACTTGCCGCTCTACATGAGAGACCCGGCCGCATACCCGCCAAATGCAGGCGGTCTGCGGGTTTTGAGAGTGTCGTCAACTACCCGTTTGGTAGCCGTGCTGACACTCTTCCGGACCTCTCGGCCCGCTTAGTCCAACGGACCTTTACCGTTGCCCTCGGCGAGCACCTTTTCCATCTTGGCCCTCATGTTGTCGAGGAGCCGGCCGGCGCCGCTCGTGTTGCCCGCCGCAAGCATGCGGTCGAACTCGCGCATCACCGCGTCTTCGCCGGTGCCGAGGTACTCGACGAAGATCGGGGTCAGCTCGGCGCTGACCTTCCACTCCTCGATGTTGCGGGTGTCGTCGTCGCGCCACTCGCCGATCGGCGTCTTGATGTAGCGTGAGACCTGGCAGAGCGCCGACACCCGGACGCGGCTACGCGGGTCGATGAGGCCGCCACGCAACGGGACCTGAGCACCACGCATCGCAACACGCGTCGTGACCGTCTCGTTCGGGCCGACGAGGTTGTTGACGGTGATCTCCGGGTCGCCGTCGAGAACGCCGTTCTCGAAGAGCTGCTGCTGCGTCAGGTCCTGCTCGTGCGCGCCGTTGGCCGCAGCCGCCGCGCGCTCCGCAATCGTCAGCGGCTTGCCCTTCGGCTTCTCGTCCTCGCCGACCAGCTCACTGCGCGGCGTCTCCTTCTGCCCACTCTTGTTCGTTGTTTGGTCGCTCATCCGATCCTCCCGTCAACGCCGACACCACGATGTCGACCAGTTTCATGTAGTGCTTGCCTGACCGCTCAAACCGCACATCGAGAAACCCGGGGTTGTCGACTGCGATCCCGCTGCGCTTGATGTCATACTCGCACAGCGCCCTCGCGGCAGCCTCAAGGCGGTCCTTGGTGAGCGGCAGGGTACTGCCGCCTTCCTCTTGCTGCTGCCGGACCTGCTCTTCTTGCCGCTTCTCGTCCTCCCGCACGAAGTCTTCGAACAGGTTGCCCCAGCCTGTGTCAAGTGGCCCCGCCATCTGTTCCTTCCGTGTCGTAGTACCGCTCAAGGTACAGGACCCTGTCATCGTGGCCGTCGAGAAGTTCGAAGAACGTGCGTGGTAGCTCCGTCACGCGCACCTTCCTGTTGTGCCGCTCATGATTGTCGTGGCAGCCACGGCACAGCGGTATGACGTTGCGCCACTCCAACTCAAGGCTGAGGAAGTGCTGTACCGGCAAGATGTGATGCGGGTCAATCCATGACGGGCTGCCGCACACGACACAGCAGCCCTCGGTTGCCGCGTACGCCAGTTCTTTCACCGCATCTGGTAGCGGGTCGCGGCGGTTGCTGTTCGCCACAGCGCGTTGTTTAAACTCACGCACCTTGCCGGCGTCAGCCTTGAGCGGCTTGTCACCCGGCTTAAGCCCTGACGTCCGCTTGAGCCCCTTCTCAGGGTCGCGTTTGAGCGGCTTGTCCCCCCGCCGTAGCTGCGACCGTTTCAAAAGAGCCGCGTGGGGTCTAGCTCGATGTCGAACTTCTGTTCCAGCTTGCGGACGTCGTCGGCGATCGCGAGGTTGTAGACGGGCACGCCGTAGTGCCGGCACAGCCGCATCGACTGCGCGGTGCCGCCGGTCTCGCGGCCGTTGGGCGTCCAGCACACTTGCATGTCAACAGGCTCGTTGCAGTTGCGGCCGAGCACCTGATGCGTATTCCTCGCCATGAGCAGCTGACCCGTACTCCCGAGCCGGTCCCACGCAGGATGGAACTTGCGCGCCAGCATCATCGCTAGCGGCGTCGGATAGTTGTAAACCTTCGCGGCCAGCAACGGCACGTTCTTGTTGAACGACATGAACGGTAGATAGACCGTCGCGTGCGTACCAGCGCCCTTCTCGAACGCCTGGTCCATGCCGGCGGCGTGCCCGCTGTAGCACTCCCACGACAGGCTCGCGAGATGCTGCGCGAGCCTGTACGCCATCTGCATGACCTCGACCGGCGAACGTCGCGACCCTACGCCTGCATAAACCATTTGATCCTATGCCTTCATGTTTGCTGCTACCGCCGGCTGCATCTACTCTCCGTCGTCGCACACCATGCCCGAACCGTACACGCTCGTATACGTTCGCCAGTCAACCCACGCGTCGCCGACCCAGAAGCCCCACACGCGAGCCGCCCGACCAGTCACGACCAGCGTCCATGCGCCCTCGGCGCGTGTCCTTGTGATGTGGGCGTGCTCGGCCTTGCGGTACCTGATGCATGGCGCTCGCATGATCTCGACCGTGTAGCCGGAGCCGTTGCACTTCGGGCAGTTGAGCCACGGGCCGCCTCCGTTCACGGCTCCGGGGCGCATGCACTCGCACGTGGTGAGGTCTTCGTACATGCCGCGCAGCACAACCGTGACGAACGGCCATGGGTGGTCGTGCGTGTCGCGGTCGTGCGAGTTCGGCAAGAAGCGGTGGAGCATGACCTTGTGCGAATGCGTCGACGTTGACCCGTCCGGCAGCGTCACGGCCTCGCGGCTTGTCGTGAACAGCATCCACCGCAGCAGCACCGGGCACGCTGCGTCGCCGATGACCTCGGGGTTGTGCCACCACCGCGCGACCCTCGGCGCCACGTAGCTGACCAGCGAAGCCAACGCCGTTGCCAGCCACGCCACACCCCACACCTTCAAGTGCTTCCGCACAGTGCTACTCCTCGTCGCTTACAGGCTCATCTTGCCGGCGCTCAGATGCGCCCATCCACACCCTGGACCCGAGGGACTTGTCCCAGTCGGAGAACTCCTGCGTGGCCGGCGTCTTCGACTCCACGCGGTCGAAGGAGCCGAGCCTACCACCAAGGTTGTCGACGAAGTGGACGAGGGTGGCAGCGCGTGTCGCCGGCGCCACACTCGCGCCGTGCTCAACCCTGCCGTGGTGCGAGCAGATGATGTGCAGCAGCTCATCAAACAGTGCGTTGTCGTCAAAGTCTTCTGAGATCTGCTCGATACATGACGAGACCAGGTGGAACGTGAGCGGCAGCTCCCCGAAGAGCATGCCGTGTGTCGTCATGCTCACCGTGTAGCCGTCGAGCGCGTACACGTTGATCTTGCCGATGTCGTGCAGGAGCGCGCCCGCGAGAGCCAAGTCGTAGTTGATCTCACCCGGGAAGTTGCCGGCCATGAGACGTACCCCCTCGGCCACCGTCACAGTGTGTTCGAGCAGACCATGCTTGTACGCCTGGTGGACCTTGAGCGCAGCCGGCGCATCGACGAACCGCTCGTACGTCTCGTCGTCGTTGAAGATCATCGTGAGCAACGAGACGATCGGCGGGCTCGTGACCGTCTTGAGCAACGCATCGAGCCGGGCGCATAGGCTCGCCACGGAGTCCTGCGGCCCCTGCACGAGATCGACGATATTGTACTCGTCGTCCTTCGCAGCCCTAACGTGGAGCTGCCCGTTCGTCATGTTCGGGATGAGCCGTGGCCCGAACTGCTCGTGCACCTCGACGCGGCCTTGCGCACGGAGTATGTCGCCGTTCTTGACACCGCTCATGCGCTCGACGTCGTCCCATGCGACCATCTCGATCTCACTCGTGCGGTCGGAGAGCATGAACACGATGTACGGGACGCCGTCCTTCTTCTGCTTGTTCTCGACCTTCGAGACGACGAATGCTTGGTCGATGGCGTCGCCGGCGGTCATCTCGCGTACCGGCTTGCGGCGTTCGATGTACGACAGCTCGGTAACGGCTGGCGTTTCGGGTTCTGCCACTTCTGTGGTCACGTCCGTCATATGCTGTCGACCCTTTCTGCGACCTCTTCGAACGCGGCCGTCAGCTCCGCGTCGGCAGCGTCGTTCTCTTCCTTTGACAGAGGGCCACGGTCGGAGTCGTCAGGCACCCAAATGCCGAACGTCTTGCCGTTGCCGGTCGCGTTGTTCCGGAACCGCAGCTCCATGCGACCCTTCGCGTTCTTGACCGGGATGGGGCCGTGAGCGGTCACCCACGCCTTGAGCGCACCATGCAACTGGTTCTTCACGTATGTTGACTGGACGTACTCGGCGGCTGCTGCCTTGGCCTCCGGTAGCGTCCCTATGCCGCCCTCGAAGACTCTGTCGACGGCGTTGAGCGGGCAGCGCGTCGGCGCCGAGCAGTAGCCGCAATGGTGCCCAGGAGACGGCGAGAAGATCTCGCTCTTGCTGCCGCCCATGAGCGCACGATCCAGAAGCTCCACCAGCATGGTCATCTCCTCTCGGAGCGACTCCATGTCAGAGCGGCGAACCATTCCATACCGTGCGACGCCTTCGAACGGGTAGAACTCTCGCAGCTCCACGAACTGCGCGCTCGGGTACGTCTCCAACGCGAGGAGTCCGTAGAACCGCTGCTGGAAGTACCCGTGGTACGACAGGTGGTCCGGGTCGTCCCAGTGGTCACCCTTGTTCTGATCCGGGTGGTCACGCGGCGGTCCCTCCGGGGGAGCCTTTCGCGTCGTCTTCCAGTCGAGGATGGTTAGGCCGGGAACGCTGCGTTGCGCGTTGACGGGCGCGCCGAGGATGGCGTCGGGCTGGCCCGTGATCTGCCTGTTGATGACCTCACCGGTCGTCGGATGCGGATATGACACCGCCGTCGCGAGTCGTCGCTCCACGGCGATGAGCCGGCGCATACCGAACGTGTTCTCGTGACAGAACTTGATCATGACGATGCGGAGCACGCGGCGCTCACGCGCGCTCGGCAGCACGACCTCGTCGTCAGGGACGTCGCGTTGCCGACAGACCTCATACAAGATCCGCAGCCCCTCGCCGACCGGCATCTTGACGATCTTGTGGGCGCGCATGTACCGCAACACCTGCGCAGCGGCACGATGGAACAAGATGCCTCGGGCCTGCGCGTCGTTGGTGTACTTGCCGCCGCCCTCGAGCCCGAACAACGCGCTGAGCGTGCAGTCGTCAAAGTTGGCCATGAGCGACTGCCGGTAGTCGGGGTACGCCTCGATGACCTCCGGCAGGGTGCGTGCCGGCAGCGTCCTCTTACGCCTGCCCATCGCCCACCAGCTTCGCGCGCTCCTCCAGGTATTCCGCCTTTGCTGCGTCGAAGCGCTCGCGCAGCTCCTTGCCGGACTTCCGGGCCGCCTCGATGGCCTCCTTGTCGTCCTCGCCGGTGGCGGTGTCGAGCGCCGCCGTGATCGACGCCGCCTCGGTCATGAAGTCGGTGTGCTTGGTGTGCCACTCGGCGTCGAGCGCCGCAACCTTCTTGTCATTCTCGAAGTCGTCGAGGTCGGCCGTGGCGGACTCGACCCACGTATCGATGGCGTCCTGCGACGCGCCGCTGACGATCAACTCCACCGTGAAGTAGTCGAAGCCGCCGAAGTCCAGCTCCCTGGCGCGGTCGACGATGGCGAGCACCTCGGGCGGGAGCGTCGAGTTCTTGCGGGCCTCGTCGGCGCCGATCTCCTCGTACTCCGCATCCGTCGAGTTGATCGTCTCGTCCTCTCCCTCGACGATGATGCCGCCGAGCGGAGTCGCCTGCCTGGCCGCCTGCCGCTCCGCAGCCGCGAGCAGCATGACCGACTTCTGCTTGGACCACGGGGAGTACGACGACGCGTCGGTCGGTTCGTACTGGTCGAGGTACGCGAGGAAGAACCCCTTCTGCCGGCCCGTCTTCGGGTCCCACACCTCGGCCCACGAGGCGACCATTGGGCCGCGCTTGCTCGGGTGCGCGTAGACGTGCCTGACCTTGCTCGTGCGGTCGGGCTCGTGCGTGACGGCGAACTGGTCGTTCTCGTGGATGACGTCGCCGCGCATGTCCATGCGGTTGCGCTGGACGATCTTCCGGAGGCCGTCACGGCCGACCATGATGAGCAGCTTGCCGGGATTGCCGTTGCGCCCGTTCGACTTGGTGAACCAGATCTCGGACGTGTACGGGTCGAGCCCGTAAGCGAACGCCAGCTCCAGTGCGCTGGCCAGCTCGTTGTCATCGAGCTTGTCGGCCTTCGAGCGGAGCAGGGCCTTCTGCGTCTCCGGCAGGCTCGACCAGATCGTCTGCCTGGTCGCGAACTGCCGCTCCTGGCGGCGCTCGGAGACGACCAACTCCCCGCGCTCCACCGGCGGAGGGACAATGAACCCCTCGTCCCTCTCCGTCTTGTCCTTCGCCTTTGTCTCCGGCATGCCTGCTCTCCCAACTAGACGACAATCGGTTGTTGGGAACACGCTACAAGCCGCACCGGCGGCAAAACTGCCGAACAGGCTACCTCCCTACGACAAGCAGCTCAGTGCCGCACGCGTCGCAGGTGACCTGCTCCCCGTTGCTCACATCGCCCTCTACTTCGAACACCTCTCCGCACGCCTGGCAATTCAAGCGCGACCAGTGGCCTTCGTACTGCGCGTCTGCCATGAGCGACTCATCCATGACACGACATTAGCTGAGCTGCGCCTTCGAGAAGGCGTCGCTCTCATCGCGGTGCCTCGGCAGTCGGACGAACCTGAGTGCCATTGAGACGGTGCTTCGAGCTAAAGGCGTCCTCTGTGAACCCAGTGAGTCGGCGCAGCTCAGCCCGGCGGCACGGTACCAAGACAGCGACGCGGCCCGTAGAGGAGGAGAGGATCCCGGGCCGCGTCGCGTACTCCCCCGCGCACGATTCGGAAGAGCACGCCGCAGGCTAACCACGCACGAACACGCATCAGCCGACACCTAGCCGAACGGCCGGCAACAAGAAGACGCGGCAGAACTGGAGCCCAGACGAGTTATGCGCGTCCTCGTTGATATGGGGGCTACAGCTCTACCGCGCCGCGTGAGCCTACAGCAGCCGTTGCCTCAACTGCTCTGCGGTGGAATCTTGTTTGAACCATTTGCAGCTAGCTTCCGAACTGCTTTAGGTGGTGTTCAGATGCTGGGGGGTGAGGGGACGAGCGGACTTCGGGAGATAGCGGACATTCAATCCCCCACCCCCCTTCCCCCCGCCCCCATGAGTCAAAAATGGTGTGCGGAGAACGAGTTAGCGTGGCCCCTTTGACGGGCGAAGCGGCGACGGTGAGTTTCGTGCGAGGTTGCCGGCCTGTGATGCACGAACTGAGTCGTCCGCACGGTAAGCCGATGCATCTGTTAGGCTTACCGCGTCTGGTGTTGAGCGCGGCAGACCTTACACGACCCCCGGAACGCCAACCGGGGGTCGTGCTCTTTCTGGCCGTCATCCTATTCATGTACGCTGCCGCCGTAAGGCCCCATCAACGGAGGTTCAGCATGTCTCAGCGCCGCCACTTCTGGAACGGCGACACCACGGACCCGGCGCCCGCCCCCGCGCCGAGCCCCGCTCCCACGCCCACCCCGGCGCCGCCGGCCACCATCTTCGGTCTCACGCTGCCGGCAGGGTGGGTACAGACGGACCACAACTCGTTCACCAAGCCCAACTCGGGTGTGAGCGCCATGACCACCATCGACGGATGGATCTTCACGAACATCGCGTACGTCGAAGCAGCAACGTTCTGGGGGCAGATGTCGTCGCAGCCCGGCTACAGCAGCCTGCCGCCCGTGACCAGCGTCTCGACCACCGTCACCGTCACCGGCAACGTGGGCGGATAGGCTCCCGCCCATGTACAAAACCATTCGCCGCGCGCTCGCGGCGCTACTCCCCCTGGCGGCCGTGCTCGCCCTGCACAGCTCGTCCGCGCTCGCGTGCACATCGAGCACGCCCACACCGCCGACGCCGTGGCCGGACAACCCCGCCACGACGTACACCGACGCGAACACGCACGCGATCGTCTGCTCGACGACGAGCCTGCACATGGGCGACGCCGAGTGGACCCTCGCGAACCTCACGTACGGCGACTGGTGCAGCCGCCGCGAGCAGTGCCCCATCGACGGCACCGACGCGTGGGTCGGGTCGTGGGACACGCGCCCGCTCAAGCCCGTCCCCGGCCAGCCACGCGAGGTCTTCGCCGAGGTCTTCTGGTACAACACGACCTGGCGGCAAGCCTGCGAGTACGAAGGCGTCCTCCAAGGCGTCGACGTGAGCATGACCCTGGAGGCCGGCACCGGCCTCTGGGACGGTTGCTTCAGCTACTAGCGCTTGCGTGGTCCCCGGCTCGTGCGCTGGGGACCACGCGCTCAGCCTAGAAGACCTCGTGCTCGTCCCAGTTGGGGTCTGTGAAGTCGCTAGGCGGCTCGATGTGCACGATCGTCCCGTTGATCGACAGCACATCTCCAGGCTTGAGGCGGACGCCTCCTACCCACGCCGCCGTCCCACGGTCCGTCACCTTCTTATACGTGATTGACTGCCCCGTCACGTCCTTGTCGTTGACTGTGACGGTCATGGGCTTACGTCCACGCCGCTGTCGGCCGCGACCCTGCGATCTTTTTCGCCTCATACCAGTCCCCCCTCACGATGAACTTGATCTGTGCGCCGTTGACGATAAAACGATTACTCGCTCGGTCGTACTTGATCTCGTCGTCGCGGAACTCTTTGCGTAGCTCCACCTCAACCATGCGGCGCTGCTGCTCCGCGTGCGCAAGCGTGTGCGAGAGCACCACCACGTACGCATGCGGCGTGTCTCGCACGTGCTCCGCCACTGCTCGCACTGCGGCTAGACGCTTTCCGTTACGCCTACCTAGCTGATAGTCGAGTTCTGCTTCCAGCATGCCCATGCCGGAATGCTCGCACAGAAGACCGCCGGCCGCCCTAAGGCGGCCGGCTGAGTCAAGCCCTCACTCACTCCGACGAAGTCCCGTCAACACCCGTAGCCGATGCGGCAGAGTCCGATCAGAGAGCGACGTTCGAAGGTATTGGTATCGGTGCTGCCGAGCAGCGTACCAAAGACACCACGACCCGAGCCTAAGCCCGGGTCGTGGCACTACACCTGCCGCCGGCGAACAGCTAGTACGTCGTCGTCACCGGGCCGGAGACGACGTTGATGTCGATCGCGGGGAACCCGTCCAGGAAGTCCGGCGTCAGATCGACGACCCACTCCTTCGCGACGCCGTGCTTCGGGTGGTCCACGTCGCGGCAGTACGCCACGATGTGGTCCTCCCAGATGTTGCCGTACGCGTTCGTGCCCGTGATGTGCGTACCACTCGGGTCGACTGGCGTGCCGATGGAATGCACCTTGCCCTTCGCGCACGTCGCGAGGTCGAACTGGCCGACGAGCCCACCGGACGACGTCAGGCTCGCGTCGACGCCGTCGATCGCGGCGCAGTCGGCATCGCCAGCCGTGGTGAGCGCGTTGATGTCCGCCTGGTTGACGCTCACCGGATTCGCCACCGTGCCGGGCGGACGCCCGTTCAGCGACGCCTTGAACTGGAGGCCGTGGCACTGGTTGTACGGCTTCGTCGGGTTCGCGTGAGCGACCCCGGGTGCGACGAGCGCGAGCGCCGCAGCGCCCACGGTCACAAAGGCGCGCATGCCCTTGAACATGTGATCCTCCTGGATCGTGCCGGGCTGCTCCCCATTAGAACAGCCCTACCAGTTGGGTTCGTGCACTCGACCCCGAGAGCACGTCCGGATACCCGGCGGGCACTCTCCCACAGCACCACCATGAACGCAAACGGGCCGCATCTCTGCGGCCCGATCGCTCACTGCCCGATGTAGTAGTGACTTGGCGGACGGGCTGATCACCGACGCCCGTAGGCGTCCCCGTCCGATGTAGCGGGAGGTGGATTCGAACCACCGACCTTCGGGTTATGAGCCCGACGAGCTACCTGGCTGCTCCACCCCGCTACGGGGAGGAGAAGGTACACGGTTACATGAGAACCCACAACCACGTCGGCGCAACCGAGTACGTCAACTTGATGAAGTGGCCGTTTGGGACTGGCACCCACCCCGACGTCACGCCCATGTCGACGCCATCGACCTCTATCTTCGTCACCGTGCCGCCCGTGACCTGCACCATCGCGCTGCGGCCGAAGTCGTTCACCTGCTCCACGGTGGTCGCTGGGACCGCTAGCACATCGCCTCCGGTGACCGGCCCGAGGTACCGGTTCATGTCCTCGATGACGATGTTCTGGCCACCCAGCTTGGACGGCTTCAGTAGCTCGTTGTGGCTGAAGTTGATCCGCCCGACCAGTGCGTTGTTCTGGTCGACGATGTGCGTGCCGTGGCTGGTCTCGATGTTCATCTGCTCGATGACGAGTGGGAAGCGGCAGCCGGCCGGCGCGTCTGTCTCAAACGCGTGCGTTGCCTCTTCGACGCTCATGTTCACGATGGTCGCGCCGTGGTACGCCACCGACCCGAGCCCGAACACGCCACCCGCCGAGACGCAGTACACGCTCGCCCACCGCAGGCACGCAAGGTGGTCGGTGACCGTACCGGCGTAGTAGAAGTCCTGGCAGCCGTAACTGATCGACACACAGTTGTCGTTCTCGTTGACGTCGGGGAGCTTGCGGCCCATACCCTGCTGGTTGGTGGGGCGCCGCGCGTTCATCTGGCTGGCGGTGCGGCCGGTAAGCGCCGTGAAGTTACCTTCGCTGAACTGTGCGACGTGCTGGAGGTTGAGCGCGCAGAAGCACGGGTTCGCCGGCGCAATGATCTTGAAGCCGCTGTACGAGAACAAGACGTTCGTGTAGTGGCCGGTCATGCCGTTGTCATCGAGGACGCTGACGTCCTGCACGGTCGGGCCTCCGATGAAGCTCGGCACACCCCAGTCGTCGTCGAAGTCCTGTCCGACGATGCACGCGTACAGGCAGACGCCGTCGTGCTGCCCTGTCTGCTGGTTCCAATGGTTCCAAGCCGAGCCCTCGTCGACGCCGACTATCCTCCCAGAGAACTTTTGGTCGGTGTCGGCTTGGATCCAGATCGGCAGCGCCATGTTCCCGAGCGTCGGGCCGCCAACGATCAGGTCAGGCTTGAACATGTAGCCGCCGACGGAGAGCTTCATCTCGGCGTTGTTCGTGCCGTCTCCGGTTGCGTCGCAGTGTTTCGCATAGGCGTCCGCCATGCAGTCGAGGAACGCTTGCGTGTCGTCGGTGCCGTACACCGCGCGCTCTCCGGCAACTGCGGATGTTGCGGCGTCCGTGAGCACCACCGTGTTCTCATCGATGACGCTCGCGATGGTCGTCAGGTGCTCAAGACCGTCGGTGTCCCAATCGGAGCCGGCTCCGTCGACCATGATTGCCTTGCCGACGTCGGCTGTCGTGAAGCTCGCGCTTGCGCTCGACAGATGCGTCTTCGTGCCGGACGAGATCACCACGTCCTGGAGGACGAAGGCGTCACGCTTGGCGCCGTAGTCCTCGGGGAAGTACCTGTTGCGGCCGACGTCGTCTCGTGTGTCGGGGTAGAGCGGAACCCACTCGTCGCCGATCTGCTCGGACGAGCGGTACCGCCGCCCCAGGCTGTTCGACGCGCTCGACGGGTTGGCGGGTGTTACCGCATTCGAGTTCGCCGACCCTGAGCCGTCGTCGTTCGTGGCCGTAACGACACACCTGATCGACTTGCCGATGTCGTCGGACGTGATCGTGTACGTGGAGTCAGTGGCGTCGGTAATGTTGACGCCGTTGCGCTGCCACTGGTACGTGAAGCCCGTCGGACTGTGCGTCCACGTGCCGTTCGTCGTCGTGAGCGTGGAGCCCGTTGTCAGGCTGCCGGAGACGGCCGGCGCCACGGTGTTCGCCGGCGCCAAGCTCGGCGCTGTCGGCGTCACCGTGTTCGAGTCGGCGCTCGCCGACCCTTGCGTGTTGGTCGCTGTCACGGTGCACTTGATGGAGTGCCCCTCGTCTCCGCCGACGAGCGTGTAGGTGTTGCCCGTCTCGCCTGAGATGTTGGCGCCGTCCCTCTTCCACTGTTTCGTGAACGTTGGGCTCGGGGAGCCGGACCATGACCCGTTGTTGCACGTCAGCACGTTGCCGGTCGTGGCCGTGCCCGTGATAGCCGGCTCGACGGTGTTTGCCGGTGCGCTGTCTCCGCCGCTTGGCATGGTGACGAGCGCGTCCACACCGTAGTGCGTGTGGTTGAACGTGTCGAACTGGATTGTGGACGGTGGCTCCGATGGGTCTGCGGGCGTAAATCCCTTGAATAGGCCGTTGTTGAGGCCGTCGCCGCCGGTAGTGGCTGTCAGGTTCCCATCGTCGGGGGAGTCGACCTCGTTGTCGAACACGTGCGCCTTGAACGCGTAGCCGCCGTTCGGGAGGTACACGGCGACGACGTAGTACGTCCCCGACGGAAACGGGTCTATGTCGATTGGGTCGTCGAGGAGCACCTCGTTCCACTCGCCGTGCGCGAGCCCCGTCGGGAACGCCTTCACGGCGACCAGCTCGGCGTCCGAGTGCAGGATCGCTGTGTGATCGAACGAATACACGTAGGCGTAGCAGCCGGCCATGTTCTCGGCACCCGTGCCGGGGAAGATGCGCACGCCGTCGAGTGTCGCTCCGCTGTCGCCGTTGATCACGGCTATCTGCGTACCGACGACGATCGCCGAGTGGTCGGTGTCGTTGCTGTAGCCGACGAGGTCGTCGCTACCGAAGACGCTAATGCTCATGTGAGTCTCTGAATCCAGATCGTCTTGGGGTCGTAATCGGTTGGGTCTGGTTCTGCGTCATCGGGGTCGGTGACAACCATTCCCGCGCTTGTCCCCTGGCCGTTGGTCCAGTTCCCCTCGCCGTCCAGGACGAGCGCCTGCCCTGCCTGCGGGTCGCTCATCTGGACAACGACGACCTCGTTCCAGGTCGTGTCGTGCCCTGAGTTCGCTGTGCCGATCCTGTGGAGCTGCCACAAGTGGTCGAGCGCTTCAATGAACGCGTTGTCGCGCTCATTGATGGCGAAGAAAGACTGCCCCGCGAACAAGCTCGCCAGCGACACCGCAGCACGCCCATCCTGCGGGTTTACATAGTCGAGACCGTCGCCTGGTCCGCGCCCGGGCTTGTACGCGTACTTGATGTAGGTGGCCACGGCCTTGTCCTATTTCTGCAATGTCGGCGGATACGGGTACAGGCTGCGACAGAAGCTCTCGATGTCGGCTTGGCTGCGAGACAACGGCAACCGCTCGGAGATCCTGACTCGCCGTCCGCGCGCATTCTCTGCCGTGGCCTTACTACGCGCATACGCCGCCTTGTCCTTCTGCCGTAGGAGGTTGCCGACGTCGTTCGCTAGCGAGATTAGGTCGGTGTTTGCGTCGTAGGACTCAAAGTCGCGTGAGACTCCACGTGCGCATCCGTCGCGAAGTTGGTCGGTTTGCGCAACTTGGCTCGCACGAGCCGCGTCACGCACATCAGCACGCGTCTTGACACCAAGAGCCCACACGGCGATGACGAGTGCACCGACAGCCGCGAGCATTGCAATGAACAACTTGGCGACCATGCGTGTGCTCTTATTTCTGTCGTCTTCGCTCATAGCTTCGGCCCTGTGACCTTCTCGCTCGCGTACTGATGACATGTCAACGGCCCGGTGTAGTCCGGCGTCTTGATGAGCGGCGGGACGTGCGGGTACCGGCGCTGCGCGGCTGTAATCACGCGCGGCGGTACGTTGAGATCGCGGAGCAGGTTGATGGTCGCGTCCGTTTGCGCGTTCGTCCGCTCACATGCGTCGACGGTTTGGCTCCAGCGTTGGCCCTGGTACAGCATCGCTGAGATCACGAATGTCACGGCTGCAATGACGATCGCAGCGCATACTGCTTTGACGACCTTGCCGTACCTGGCGTCTAGGTCACGCCGATACGCGCCCATCGACGACACCAACTCGTCGATGCGGTCACGTTTCGCACCATCTTGCCTGTCGTCTCCTGGTCCGGTCTTGATGTCGCGGCTCACTGTCGCCACCTCCGTAGCTCCATGACCACGCCCGGGACCAACAACAGGACTACGAACACGATGGCCCAGGATTCCATCGAGTCCGGAAAGGCTCTCCACAACAGGCCACACAGGGCGGTCACTCCCGTGAACCAGAAGGTCATACCTTTAGTTCCTCTTCTAGGGCTGGCGGATCGGCCGGTGGGATAGGGGGCGCGGGCGGACGCCTTAGCTCGCCAAGCGCGTCCGCTCCCTGTCCCACGGCCAACAGCCCGCCAAACACGGTCACGAATAGTGGTTCGACGATATGGTCGGGGGTAACGACCCACACCACGAAGCAGGCGACCAAACCGATCATTCCGAACAGGCGCAGACCGGCTGTGCTCCATTCGGACAGCGACTTGGGTGTCATTACCCGTCGTGATGGCGACTCCTTCACCGTTTCCCCCTGACACCGGACTTATCCCCCTCGACTGCCTACCGGCAGTATTCGTGGCGGCGGTCGGCCGCGCGCTCCTTCTCGACGGCGTTGCGCTTCTCCGGGTTGCGGATGAGGTTCTGGATGTTGCTGCTCATCCCGCCGGAGACGTTGTCAGCCTGACTGCTGCCGATGCCGAGGATGTACGCCGCCCAGGCGCCGTTCTGCTTCGTCTCGGTGCCGTACGTGCCGTCGACGGTGACGCGACGGTCCTTGCGGCCGCAGCCATCTGCGCGGTCGTTGATGGACTCTTGGAGCGCCGAGACGTCCCGGCCTGTCATGCCAAGAGTCAGGTTCCGGTACGCCGCCTCCTGCGGGTACGGGACTCGCACGGCGCCCACCACCAGCGTGCGCGAGCGGGTGCGCTTGTACACGCCGCCGCCGTTGTTCTGGGAGCCGGCGGCCCCTGCGCTCGTGTTGCCCTCGATGCACGTGACGGTGGTGCTCGTCTTGCTCACGAGCACACCGACGTGGTCGGAGGGGTCATGGCTCACGCCCGGCCACTTGAAGTAGATGAAGTCGCCGGGTTGCGCGTCGTCGACATGGATGGGTCGGTAGTCGCCGAACCCGTTCATGACGTCCGGCGTGAAGCCCGTCGTGATCTGCTTGCAGCCGCCGTGCACCGCGACAGCGTTCGCGAAGCACTGGCACCACGGCACGCCCACGGCCGCGTTCTTCACCCACGGGTAGCCGGAGTCGATCTCCCACTGCGTGATGCCGTCCTGCCCGGGTCCCTTGTTCGAGCCGGGCGGGCTCTCCACGACCTTGTTGACGCGGTTGCTTGCCCACTCGAGGGCGTGACTGGCGCTCACGGTGCCACCCCCGCCCACTCCGGCGGCTTCTCGCTCGGCGGGACGCTACCGGCCGGTACCTCGAGCGACAGGTCCGTGGGCGCACCGATGACGGGTTCCGTGGGCGCGCTGGACGGAACGGGAGCCGACGAATGCGGAGCCATGTCGTCGGCTGCTCGCGTTGTCTGCGCGCGCTTCCGTTCGCCGTCGAGGTAGTCAGCCAAGACCATGCGCATGACGCCCTCGACGTCGCCGAGGTTGGGGTACGCCGTCTGCTGCACATGACCGACGAGCGGTTCGAGCGCGTGCGTCGTCAGCTCTGTCGTGGGTGGCGCTGACTGCGCGGCGATGGCGAGGTTGGCCTGCTTGTAGCGGCCGATCATCGTCACGACGGCGAGGACGATGGAGATCGTCCCGCCGCCTACGGTGCCGAGCGTCTGCTGCGAATGGTCACCGAAGATGAACGCGAGCACGGCTGCGGCGAATCCGCCGGCCGTGAACGTGATGCCGAGCTTGGTTGCGACTCCGATGACTCGCTGCTCGGGGGTTTGCGTGTCCTGAACAGACACGAGACTGGTCCTCCTCTGTAGTTTTGGTCATATCGACTTCTGGCCTGTTACGACCGCTAGGCGCTGGAGTAGCGCTTCGAAGCCCTCGCGGTTTTCGTCGAGGGACACGCTCGCTGTGAGCGTGTCGTGCGTGTAGGAGACGGCCGCGATCGTCCCATCGCGGCCCCACCCGCCGGTGTCGGGGTCGATCCTGTGGGAACAGCGAACGAGTTCTCCAACGACGAGGTGTGCCGGGTCAATCGAGACGCCCGTGAAGATGTCGCGGACACCGCCGAGCCCCACAGCCTGGAACGACCCCTTGAATGGAATGGTCCGGTTTGACTGCAGGAACAGGTCTCCGATCCGGGCTCCCACAGCGGTGGTAATAGCCGAAGACGCCTCCAGGATTTTTGTGCGCCTAAACCCTCGGCGGTCCATGAGAGTGCCAGTCGCAACTGCCAAGTACAGGTCATCGACGTACATGGCGATGCCGCTTGTCGGCCCCTCCACGAAGACGTCGAATTCGTACGGGCCGTCGTTAGCAACAAAAACAAAGTCGACTTTTGTCCAGGTGTTGAGAGGAAGGTCGGCGTTGCCGAGCAGAAGGGTCCTGTCTGGATCTTCGTCGAACGGGAACATTGTCAACCCGACTGACGTGACTGACACGGTGCGGTAGAGCCAGATGGACAGCTGGTATGACAGCCCAGGTGTCAACGTCGGGAACGTTGTCCCGGCGTCGACTCCGCTTGCTCCTGCTGTCATACGTAGGCTGTTCGAGCCCGTGTGCTTCTGCGTGGTGCTCTGCGCGATAGTGCCTGTGTCCTGAGACCAGCCCGTGGGCACGCCGCCGGTAGCGGACTCCATGCTCGGGTTAGATATGGCCGGCCCGTCCGCCCATGGCGGCCCGGCCTGCGTGCGCTTGACAGACACGGGGTTACCGTCCGGTCCTGTGCCTTCGACGATGACGCGGTTGTAGAGGTCTTCGCCGGAGTTAGCGGAGGCATCTTGGAAGTCCGTCCCGCGCCACTCGCCGATCTCGTAGACCGGCACGCTCTGCCTCGGCTTGAACCGCAGTTTACGACCAGGCACGACACGAATGTCGAAGTTTTCGTACGCGTTTACGGCCGTAATGACCTCTCGTGGTGTGTGCGCTCCGTCCATCGACAACTCAGGGATGTTGAACGTCCCTGAGTCGATATCGGACAAATCAGCGGAGAGCAACGGGGCGGCCTGCGTCAACGCATCTTTGATGACAGTGCCAGCGCGCAAGACGCTCTGCCCGCCACTTTCGTATGCCTTCTTCGCAAAGATACGAATCCCGGAGATTTGGACCGTCAGATCGACTGTGGGTGTTATGACGCTTGCGTTACCTGCTCTTAGATCGATAGCGATAGCGCGTACTGGCGCACTGCTGTAGTCGAGGTCAGATGTGTCGCTTGAAACACCAGACGTGAAGTGCGCGAACCGCACCGTGTTGGTCGTGAAATCGTAATCGGCTGGATCATCCTGGCCTGTAATGTTCACATCGACGTCAACGGTTCCGAATCCGCTTGTAAGCGCCCAATCGATCGAAACGTATTCGATCAGCAAGTCTTCGCCCATGTCGAACACAGCTCCGCATGGGTCGCGCAGTAGGCCGGTGCCGTCGATGGCTGTGTTAGCCGGGCGCGTGATACTCAGACCCGCGTCACCGGCCTGAACCTGGCCAGCCGCATGGAACTCGTACAGCGGTGCCGTGACGCTTGCGCGTACGTCCTGGAAGGAGCTGAGCCTCGTGTGGACGTATCGCATGTAGTAAACGTCGTCGTCAAGGTGGTACTGCCAGCCTTCGCACTGCACGCTGATCTGCGGGTTCTCGCCATCGTCGATCGGCGTTTCTTTGATGCGGCCGTCCCACACGACCCTGCCGCCCACTTCGATCTCGACGGGCGTGAACGTGCCTAGGTCGGGGTAGATGCCGCGCGGGTCGCGCTTCAGGATGAACGAGGCCGTATCCGGCCCCATCGCGTTGAACGTGAACTGAACCTGTTCGGGGAGGACGCCGCGATAGCGATCGATCCCCATTGTCTCCCAGGTCCCGTTGAACGCCTCAACACGAACGGCAATGGAGTGCGGATCGTTCATTACGGCGTTCGGAGGAGGAACGACCGGGGAACGACGTCGACCTGAAGGCACCCTGAGTACGATGCCTGGTCTGAACCGGTCGTGGAGTCAGGGTTGTCAGGGACGAGGTTCGATGGCTTGATGAACCACTGCACGAGCCCGGGGGGTGGCTCGATGAGCGTGCCGCCGAGCCCCGTGTCTCGCTGCCCGGCGGGCCACGGCCTACTCAGTGCGGAGTTGTACGTGATGCCGGCAAGGTCCCAAGTCAACTTCTTGGTGATCTCGTTATTCGTCCGGACCCACGACGGGTACACGCCTCCTTGCGTCGATTTGGCTGTCGGGCCAAGAGCCCGTTGCCTGATCGGCACGCAGATGATGTAGTTGATGCCGAAGTTGCCGGTGGATCCCGCACCGACAGACCCTTGGAGGTCAAGTATGACGCCGGATGGCTCGACAGGATCACAGAACAGCGTGATCGTGCCTATACGCGTCAGCCTGTACACGTCCCCAGACGAAGGCGTGACGACCGGCGATCCTTCTGTGCCGTATTCGTCTGTGTAGACCGTTGCGCCGTACGAGGCAACGGTCGGTTTCGCCGACAACATCATCGTCGGGTTGACTAGTCCGGGGTTGAGCTTGAGTCCAGCCCAGACCTCAAGAATCAGGTCATGCTGCGTGAAGTCGTCTGGAGACAGCAGCGACGGCGTAACGTTCCACGTAGCGTGAACCGTGGTAGCGCCCGACACATTGACCTCGGCGACACTGCCCCTGAATGCATTTGCGTCACTAGTTGACGTCAGGCCGCTCAGAGTCCTCCCGTTGATTGCAGAGTCCTCGGCTATCAGTAGCCCGAACGGGACCCTGTTGATACCGAAGTCCGTCTGAGCCCAGCTCACGAGCATGAATGCAGGCGGGTCGTCAGCAGTCTGCGACGTGATAAGTAGGTCTGCCTTCGCCGGGGCGGTACCGGGGATCTCGTTACCGAACCACGAGTACGTCGGAACGAACCCGGCGGGGTCGAACGGCAAGAACTGATTTGCCGAAACGAACGGGCAGAATTCGAAGTAGTTGATCTTTCCGCCCGTTGACCCCGGCTCCCAGGAGAATCCGATCCCCCCTTCGGGCATGGCAACCTTTTCGGTTGGCGACAGCGTGTACCCAGTTCCGCCGGTGGCAGCGTACGTCGTGACCGGAGTAGGAAGCCCTGTCTTCCAGAACGACAAGATGAAACCGTCCTGGGATGCCTGTGCCAGAAGCCAACAGGTCGTGTTCGCCGGAATCCCCGAAAGAATGTTCACCGTCGCCCTATTGACGCGAACGTTGTTAGTTACTACGTCGATTTTGATCGCACCAGGGCCGGCGCCCGTGTAGTCGGCGTAAAGCTCTATGAATGTCACAGCCGACACGATGCGCATGGCAATCCCTGCCTTCCATGACGCGTTCATCACGGGCGGCGTTGTAAAGCTGAGTAGGGCTTGACCCTCTCTCCACGTGTAGCCTCGCGCGGTGTGCCTGAGGCGCCGGTATTCAGTTGATGTCGATCCGGCATCGACGAGGGTTCCGTTCGAGACCAGCGTGTGCTCTGGGGTGCCGGCATCGAACACGTAGTCATCGAGGATGTCGTCGTATGCGAAGCGGTCGCGGATCGTGCATGGCGCCCACAGGCCAAGCGGTTCCGTAGGGAACGTGATCGCGACGCGCATCGAGTTCGTCTGCACGAATTCGACGGGGTTGTACGCGGGTGACCACGTACCGGGACCCATGATGACGAAGAACGTCGAAAGGCCGCCCTCTGGAGCCCATTCGACCATCCTCCCTACGGCTGCGCTGTTCATGACGCGCAGGAGCGTCTCAACGTTGGCTGTGGCCTGCGCCAACGTATTCCCCTTGACGTACGCGGTCCAGGCGATAGCGCCGTTGTCGTGTGTCTCGCCTACGCTCAGAGACCCTCCGTACCGACGCGAGCGGGAGCTGTTCTGCTGCGTGCTCACACCGGGCGTGAAGGTGAAACCAGCGTCCCTGTCTCTGAAGTATCCGGTTGCGGAACCGGAGGCAGAGTTTAGGTCTAGGAGCGGAACGACTCGGCCGCCGCCATCAACGGTGACCACGCGAAGTGTGTCGGCCACTACACCACCCCGAGGCTGATACGAGACGCCGAACGAGAACCCTGATAGCCGAGCCCGCTTGTCACGGTCTTTCCGATTTGCGTCAGCATGGCGGGGTCGCCTGGTGTCAGCGTGTTGATGTTGTTCACAATGGTTGTGCCGCTGCCAGTGCCGCCGAAGAGGTCGACGCCCATGGCTGCGGCCTTGCCGGCGAGCGCCGGAGAGACAGACGGAACGTTCGGGCCGCCGTAAGCGCCCACCGAATTCGGGTTGTTGACACCGCCGAGCACACCGACGCCCGACTGGTTGATATATCCGCCGTAGCCGACGATCTGCTGGAGCCGGTTAGCTTGGTCGAGTTGCGCTTGCTGGTCGGCTGTGAGCCCTGTCGTTTCGGTTGTGTCGGGGGGCTGCTGCTTCGAGTCTTCGTAGTTCTGGTCTTGGATCGACCGGTCCGGTGCTGTCATGGCGACGCTCTGGCGCTCTTGCGCAATGTCAAGAACGTCGAGGCGTGCATCTTCGATGTCGAACGGCAAATCGCCGGCAATGTCCTGCCAGTTCTTCATGTTCGCCTTGTAGTGGCTGATGCTGGCGCGGATCCCGGAGCGGTCCTTTTGCTTGGCGTGCGTGAGAGAGTTCGTCAGATTCGTGATGATCGTGTCGTACGTTGCGATGATGCGCTTGACGACGTTGTATGCCTCTTCGAGCTTGTGCCAGATCGCGATGCGCAGGTTGTAGAGGTCGGTCAGCTCATTGACGCGCTGGTTGACCTCGTCGACGTTCACGTCTCCGGTCGTCTCGTTGACGAACGTCTCCTGACTCTGGCCGTACGCGCGGTCCTTCTGCGTGTACTGCTTCTGCATCGTGTCAAGCTGCGCCTGAACCTTGTTGTACGCCGTGATGTTGTCGCCTGTGACCTTCCTCAGGGAACCCACGCTGTACGGGTTTCTCGCGCCACTCGTTCCGAGCACGCCACCGGCTGCGAACTTACGAACCTTTCCGCCCATTGCACGTCGCATAGCCCCACCACGCGCCATGAACTGACGAGCTTGAGATGCAACCTGGTCGTAGCGTGCGGGGAAGGCGCTGCGCTGCACGGCTTGCGCGAGCGAGCCCGCCGAGCCACGCCACGGCCGGTGCGACTCCGCAGCCCTGAAGTAGTCCTCCGCCGCGAGGAGCGGGATGCCGGCATGCTTCCAGCCTTGCGACGGCCGCTGCTGGAACACGCCGATGGAGTCGCGGTCGCCGTAACCGAGGTTCTGGACGCCGGACTCAACGATTGCTGCTTCCCATCCCGACAGCTGCTCAACCGGTGACGCCTTAGTGACCTGGATGGCCTTGCGAATCGCTGCGACGACAGCCGGGTCCGGGTGGATCTTGCCGCCATCTCCAGAGAACGAACCCGTCACGCCACCCGAGGCGGACGCTGACGCCAGAACGCGGTTCGCTACGCCAGTAGCCACCTTCAAGACCTGGTTGGCGAGCGCGCCAACCGCACCACCATTCTTGACCTTCGGCTGCGGTACACGTGGGAGTGCCGCTGCGGCGCCTGCGCTCGTGGCCGAGCTGGCATCCACGCCCATCACGGTGCCCTTGTCCTCGCCCTCGTGGATGTGGTCAGGCGTTCCGCCCGGATAGTCGCCGACAGTGCCGAGGTTCTGGCCACGACTCACACGCTGGCCGACCTTCACGGCCCTGGACCCGAAGTGCGTCAGGAAGTACGTGGCTTTGTTGTCGCCGCTCAGGTACATGGACCAGCCGAACGGACCTCCGGCGCCCTCGTACGCGCCTGCGCTCGGGCTACGGCCACTGAACCGCGCGATGGTGCCGCCAACCGGCGCGCCCACCCGCTCACCCGGCTTGCCGAAGACGTCAATGGCCGGATAGCCGGGCAGACCGGCCGTCTGGTGCGTCGGCGTGAAGCTGGCTGGAAGCTGGAGCATGCCGCCACCGGCGTAGTGCCGCATGCCAGAGCCCCACAGTTGCGAGAGGCTGCCCCAGGGGAGTCCGCCTGCCGCCTGAGTAAACCCGAGCGCGTAGTCCAGGATTTGCATCTGCGGCTCGTTGACGACGCCTTCGGTGCCGCTCATGGCTGCGACCGGACGCCCTGTGGGGTCGAGCAGGATGTGGTCGTCTGCGCTGGAGCCGCCGTAGGGGCTTGCCATGCCGCCGTGCGCGTTGGCTTTGACGCGCGGCTGCGTGCCGGTTCCGGTGGGGCCGGCGCTGCCTTCCTCGGGGCCACCAATGTACGACTGCCCCTTGACAATGTTCTTGGCTTCGCTGATGGAGAATCCGTAGACCTCCATCTCCTGCTCAAGGTACTGTCGGACCTGCGTGAGCCCCGCCTTGGTCGTCTTACCGGCCCGGTCCATCTGCTTCTTGATGGCGTCGGCTGCGGCGGAGAAGTTGGAGGCGAGTTTGTCTTTGCCTTGCGCGCTGAACGAGTCGAGGTCGTCGCGCACGAGCGTCATGTTCTGTTGAACGAACTTGTGGATCTGCTCCGTGCCGTCCTTGGCGCTGATCGAACCGTCGTGCATGCCGTCTTTGACGGCCTTGATCCCAATGCCGATGTTCTTTGACATCGCCTCGGACCACGACTGCGAGCCCTGCTGGAACGCCTTGTTGATCTCGTCCGTGTTGAACTTGATGTTGTCGCGGAGGTCCTTGATGTTGAGGACGCCCTGCTCACGGATCTTGTTGAAGTTCCCGAACAGCTCCGCTGCGGCACGCGGGTCGAGGATGTCCTGCGCGCGGATCTGCTTGAACGCTCGCGGGAACCTGCCGAACTGGTCCTGAATCCCCTGGATCGTCGGCTTCAGGTTCTCGAATTGCTTCTGGAGGTCCTTGAGGGTCGACTTGTTGAGCTTCTGGATCTCGTCAACGCTGAGCCCGAGGACCCTGCTCAACGCCGAGAGGTCCTCGTTACCTGCCTTGCCGGCGATTGCGCGGGCGAACGCCCCGCTGATCTGGTTGACGTTCGTGAACGGCGCCGTCTGGATGACCTGGTTCGGGTTACGCGGCGCTGGACCGGGCGTCACGCCCGGGAAGTACTGGCTACCACGCGTCGTGAACGATGGAAGCACGGCAGCGGCGCTGCGATTCAGCAGGTTCGCTGACGCTTGCTGCGCGTTCGTCGCGTTCGTTCGCGCCTGCTGCGCTCTCTGGCCCGACAACGGGTCCGGAACCAGCCCGAACGTAAAGTTCGACAGCACCTTTTGTGCCTTCTGAACCGGGTTACCCGGCGCGGTCATGTACGTCAGCAGCGCCACCACCGCAGCGGCCGGCCCAGACACCTTCGACAGGAACGAAGTGGCGCCCTCTCCGAGCGTCGCAACGCTCAACGCACGCGCCCCGGCGCCCACGGTACCCGCAGCAGCTCGCGCGCCCGCTGCAACGCGCCCCGCGCGGCTCAACGCGACGTCCTCCACGGGGGTTGCGGCGGCCTTGGCAGCAGCGAGACGCGCCCTGCGTGCGTCCTCATACGTGGGACCGGCGATGAACACGCCCTCGGCGGTCCTGACGACACCTTCTGCTGCGCTGCCGCCGCCCCGTGCGACTGCTCCGGTGGCGATACCGCCAGCGATGGCGCCGGCTGCGCCCCCACCACCGCCGATAATCGTGCCACCCGCCTGCGCAGCGTCATTCTCGGCCATGATGGTGCGTGCCTGCCGCAGGAGCTTGATGAGAGCGTTCATGCCGGAGATGGCTGCGGCGAGCCTGAGTGCCTTGACGAGCCCACCGGCCACGACGAGCGCGCCGATGGCGGTGCCGATAGCCGGGACCTTGTCGATGATCTCGTTGATCAGGCTCAGTGTCGTGTTCAGCATGCCGACGAACACGACGAGCGGCCCGTGGTCGCCGGTCAGCTTCTCGAAGATCTCGATGATCTGCGAGACGGCCTGAATGAACGCCGGTCCGAAGCTCGTGCTCGCGTTTTCGATGAGGTCGTGGAGCGCGGGCAGGAGGTCTTGCCGGATCGCGTCGATCAGTGGCGTGATCTTGCGACCATCGCCGAGGTCGAAGAATTCCTTCGCGGCGTCCTTGAGTAGGCCACCGGCGTCCAAGATCGCCGGGCGCGCGTTCGTGAAGTAGTCCTTGATCGCGTTCTCGCCCTTGGCGCTCTCCGTCCAGTCTTTGAAGACAGCGGCCTGCTCCTGGAGGATTCGGAGCATGTCGGAGCCGAGCGGGTACGCGTCCTTGAAGATGTTGTAGAGCGCGATACCGAGGTTCTCGGTGATGTCGAGGAGTTCGTGGACGACCCGCTCCGTCTCCTGGAAGAACTGCTTCATCTTGCCGTTGTCGCGGGTCGCTTGCGCCTGGTTACGGATGAAGACGGTCCACTGGTAGATCGTCTTGCTAATGGAGTCCGTTAGGTCGCCGCCGGCGACGGTGACATCCACGACAGCCTTGAGCAGATTGATCAGGCCCTTGCCGACAAGCTCGATGGTCTTGTCGTTGCGTTCCATGATCGTGCCAAGGTCGCGACCGAAGCCGTCGGAGCCCAGGAACTTGCCTAGGACCTCGATGAAGTCGCCGAGTGTGCCGCTCGTGCGCACAATGCCCGTACGGAAGACGTCGAAGTTCGCCATGGCGTCCTTGACGCCGGCCTCAACACCCGTGAATAGCTTCTGTCCTGCGGCCTGCTGTAGTGCTGTGTAGGTCGTATTCTCCTTGACGAGGTACTTGACGAAGTCGGCCTGCGCTGGTGAGAGTTGCTTCAGCTTCGCCGCGTACGTGTTCGCGGCCGACGTGCCCTTCTCTTGAGCTGTCGTGACGCCCGCTTGCGCGACACCGACGTCGTGGAGCGCTTCAGCCTGGTTGTTTGCTGCGTCAGTCACCTGCTTCTGCGCTTGGACAACCTGGTCAGACCCCTCGACGCCCTTCTTTTGTGCGTCGGCGTAGTCCTCGCGGGCACGCTGCGCCTGAATCTGTACGTCCTTCAGGTTGTCGCGCGCTTGCTGAAGGTTATTTTGGGCTTCTTCGACGCCGAGGCGGCTCGCGTTCGGGCCATGCTGCGCTGCCTGTAGCGCCTTCTGCGCCTCCTGCACCTGCAACGCCGCTGCGCGCTCGCTCGTGCCGGCCTCCTCGGAAGCGCGCTTCATGTCCTCGAGGTCGCGGGTGGCCTGCTCGCGCGCCTGATTCAGCGCGACCAGCGAGTCCTTCTCAGCCTGTTGGTCCTGCTGGAGCGTGCGGCTCGCGTTGTGCAGCGACTCAGCCGCGCTCCGCTGCCGTGAGCCGGCGGTCACAGCGTTCTGCGAGGCTCGTGCCTGCGCGTTGAGACCAGCGGTGACGGCCGGGCCGATGCCCTGCGCGGCGAGCCCGATGGTGCCAAGCGCCTGCGCCGCAGCCGACCCGTAGTTCGGGAGCGTTGCAAGCAGGCCCGTCAACGGGCCGAGAGACGACGCAGCACCCACCGCACCGGCCGTGAACGTGCTCAACGCCTGGATCGCGGCGCCGATAGCCTCAACAAACCCGGTCGACCTGATGACGCGCATCGCGATACCGAGCTGCCGGAGCCCGTTGACGGACTGGTTGCTTTCAGGACCGAGGCTCGACAGCAGCGAACCGAGCCCGCTACGTCCACCACCCCCGCCCCTGCCAACCGACGTAAACGCGCGAGCTGTGTCGTCGGCGGCCTGGATGCTGCGCTTGGCGGCTGCCTCGTCAGCTTCGGCGCGGCGGCGTGCGCTGCGCTCGGCCTCGGCGTCGCTCTTGATCCGCTCGCGCTGGATGAGTGCGTCGTTTGCGATCTGCGCCTTGACACGCGTCGCATCGATCTTGAGCTGTTCTTCGACTGCCTGCGCCTCGATGCGGGACTGCTGACGCGCCTTCTGGCTGTCGATCCTGATCAGCTCGGACGCGGTCTGGCTGTGCTGCCGGACCTGCTGCGCCTCCGCTGCCTTCTGCTCCTGCTGGAGCTGTCGGTACGCCGCGTTGAACGACCGCGAGTCGAAGTCAGCGCCGAGCGTGGCCCTGAACTTCTCTTTGGCCTTGGCCTTGGCCTCTGCTTCCTTGAGCTTCGCGTCGTAGATCGCGAATGCGCGCTCGTCGACCTCCGCGCCAAGGTTCGCCTTGATCGGCTTGGCGGTCTCGGCCTCCAGCTTCTTGAGCTTGGCCTCGTACCGGTTGGCGCCGGAGTCGTCGACGTCGAAGCCGAGGCGCGCTGAAACGCCAGCTACGTCAAGATCGGCCACATCCGGCTCCGACGGTCAAGAAGTGGCCGAAAGTGGCCTGCACACGGGCGCAGAGCCGGGAGTCCCACTGCCCACGCGGGCGAGAGAGCGAACAGCAGTGGGACTCGGGTAGGCATGGCTCAACGGCCCCGCTTTGGCCACATGCGCGCATCAAGGCGCTGCTTCGCCGCCAGCACGCGCGCCATCGCATCGTTGTACCGATCGACCGGGCGTGGAGCCTCATGCGGCGCGGGCGGCAACGGACCTTCCTGCCACTGACTGTTGCGTAGCGGGTCGAGGTCGTGAGGTTCCATGCCAGCCTTGATGCGTTCGTCGTTCTCGATGCGTGCGCTTAGGTCGCGGAGCCGGCGCCAACTGGTTCGGTCGAGGATCCGCTCTTCGTCCCATCCGTAGGCGGAGGCGAATCGGTTGAGGACGTCAGACTCGTCTCCGAAGACGGCGGCGTCGAACTCGGCGTCTGTGAGTGGTCGTCGGACGGCTCGGGCACCTTGAGGGTCATCTGGACGCCGAACAACCCCAGCATCGAGTTGATCCTCGGCCCGAGTTTTCCCAGGACGTTGTCCTTGTACTGCGCGGAGATGACCTCGGAGCAGACGACGCCCAGCTCGATGAGCATGTGGAAGGGCTCGTCCATGAGCGCGTCGCCGGCCTCCTTGATCTTCTCGCGGATGGTCTCCTCGCCGTCGGCGGCGTAACGCCTGACGTCATCGTTCGGCATGCAGATCAAGCCGATGAGCGACGTCATCTGGTCCTCGGCCATCTCGATCATCATCGGGAAGACCTTGACGAAGCACTCCTGCGCGCTTGGCGTACGCGGACGCTTCAACTTGTTCCCGCTCGCCTGCCAATCCTGCTCCGACAGGTGACCGAGAGGATCGGGACCCATCATCGGGCCGCCGGTGCGCTCATCCAGGATCGGCATGCGCCGCACGAGCGGACGCCCCTGCCTGTCGTACTGCACCTCACCGTCGACGACGACGGGCTCCTCGCGCATGAGGGGCTCCGGGGAGTACTGCGCCCGTGCGAACGCGCGGTCCAGGTCGACGGTGTTCTCCGCCTCGTACTCCTTGATGTACTGCTGCCATGCGCTCTGGATCTCCGGGGCCGCTTTGGCGACCTCGTCCAGGGTGCGCAGAACGCGGACGGCCTTACGACCCGAGAAGTCGTAGATCGTCACGGTCCGGTTGGTGAGCCTTACTTCGACCATGATCCTCTCCTGGCTCAGGCTCGCGCCGACGTACGCCAACGCGAGCAGAGCCGCTTTGGTTACGTGAACGCCGGCTGCTGACAGCCGACGGTGCAGGTGTAGAGATCGACGCCCGGGAGCTTCTGGAAGCGGCCGGTGAGCCCGACCTCGGCCGAGCCCTGGTCCGGGTTCGGGCCGGGACTGTCCGGGATCTCCCACTGGACGCCCTCGACGTCGATCGCGAACGACGCGTACGTCTGCCCGCCGGAGTCCTTCTTCTGAAGGTTGGCGGAGTAGCCGCCGATCGGCGGGACCCGCTTGACGGGCTTGGTGCCGGCCACCGGCGTGGGATCGTTGTAGACCCACCGGTTCCACTTCTCCAGCATCGTGTTGTCGAACAGCATGGTCGCGCCGATGGTGGCGCCGACGTTGCCGCGCGCGAAGTCGAACGGGACGGTGTCGTCTCCGTACACGAACGAGAGGTCCAGGTTGAGGGTGAACTGGAACTGCGTCTGTCCCTCAAAGACCTGGCCGTCGAGGGTGTACGAGCCGTGGCCCTCGGTATAGATGAGGACCGGACTGGACGGCATGTCGACGGTCGGCTCCGTGGCTTCGTCGTACACCTCACCCGGGTCGACGAACATGATCGTCGGGGTGACGCGGAGGACCTTGGCGCCGGTGCTCGCCTCGATGACGAGCTGCCCGATCCTGCCGTCGTTCATCTTGAGGCGCTGGATGCTGCCGATGGTGGCGCCGACGGTCTGCCACCACGTCATCCAGAACCCGACGCCGCCGCCCGGCTTCGTCGCGTGCGAAGCGTTGACACCCGGCGTGGACTGCACGAACGTGACGTGCGGGCTGCTGCCGCCCGTCAGGTTGTTCGTGTACGCCTTGATCGCGGGCATCGGGCGCTTGGCTCTCAGCCCACCGTACGTGAGCGTGATCGCCGCCGGCCACGGGCCGCCCGTGCAGGTGACGTTGCCGGCACCGATGTACGGGTGAGCTTGGAGCGCGGCCTGCACCGCACCGGCCGTCGCGTTGAAGTTCAGCGGCGTGGTCGGGCGCCCCTCGATGTCGAGCAGGATGCTGCCGCCCGTGGGCGTGCCTCCGAGCGCGATGGTGTCGATCTCGTTGGTGCCGGAGAGCAGGACGTCTTCGTCGCCGTGGAACATCCACAGCAGCCACGCCAGCTCATCGACGGACCCTTCGACGCCCGGCGTGCCGGTGCCGGTCATCGAGTTCAGCCACGTGGTGACGTCGCCGAACGCGGTGCCATCCGAGAAGTTCTCCGTACCAGACTCGACGGCGACCTGTGCGCCACCGGTCACGAGCTTGAACGAGACGTCTGCGTCGGTGGCCGGCGTTCCCTTGGCCGACTGCTTCGCAGCCCAGACGCGATAGATGTTGGTCTCTGAGAGGGCAGCGTTGGACATTACTTCTCACCGTCCTTCTCTGCCTTGCTCTTGTCGCGGCCGGCGGATGGCTTCGGAGGCTTCTCCGGCTCCTGCTCCGGCTCCTCGTAAGCCTTCGCGAGCGCTGTCCTCTTGAGAGGCGCGTACTTGTCGAGCCTGGCGATGGTGGCTTGGTCGTCGACCACGAAGACGCCGTTCGGGCTGCCCTCGACCAACTCCCTGACGTTGACCGTCGTGCTGTCGTTCACGAAAACCGTGCCCAACGCATCCAGGTCCGTGTACCCCGCCTTTGGCGTGTATGCCACCGCTGTCACCGGCCCGACCCCCCTTGGAATCTGACTCGCGGCTTGCTGCCCATGCAGCGCCGCTGACTTTATTCGACTCCTAAGTGGGGGCTGACCCCGGCTTCGGTGGGCTCTAGGATGCCGAGCGGTGCGGAGTGCGTGTGCACTCCCTAGCCGTTCGGCGCTACGTCATGTTTTCGTCGTAGCACTGGAACAGGACGCTGCTCATGCCGGTGTAGCCCTGTCCGCTGTCGCTCTCAAGCATCTGGTGGCCGCGCCACTCCTGCGACTCGATGACCCGCAGGCCCGCCATCTGCCAGTTGAATTTGTCGATGAGCAGGCGCCGGCATGCGCTGTACAGCTCTTCGTTCCGTGGCCACGTCAGCGTGCGGTACCAGATGTCGATGATGGTGCGACGGAACTCGCTCTCGAACCTGGCGGCCGTGATGGCGTTGGTATGGATCAGCCCGATTACGGCGTCCTGGCCAACTGCGGTGCCTTCTCCTTCGCGCGGCGCGGGGGTGCCGTCTGCCGGCTGCCTCCAGATCGGCGGCAGCGACATGTTCGTGCCGTCGCGTGGGTCGCGGCCGATGCTGTTCTCGATGAGGTACGCCTGGATGCGGTCGGCGATGATCACAGGACTGTGCTCTTGAATCGGGTCCGCGACCGCTTGCTCGCGAACGTTTTCTGAACCGAGATGCGTAGCTCCTTCTCGAACACCTTCGCCATCAGGATGGCGTTGGCTTCGAGGAACTTGGCACGGCCGCCACGCGGATGCTTGAAGTGCAGCGCCTCATGTTGCTTGACGGCGTACGCTCCTTCAACACGGACGAGGACGTACCGTGGCAGGACGGTGACACTCACATGGTCGGCGAGCGAGTACCCGGGGTCTGGGTCACGTGCCGGGTCGCCGACTGGGATGTCGGCGATGGTGGCGAGCGCCAGCTCATCGCCAACAGTCTTGAGGACGTCGTGGCCAGCTTCTTCCATGGCCGCCACGAGCCGCTTTGCAAGACCGTCGAACTTGCTGCTAGGCACGCCTGAGGATGATACGGGTTACGCCTGGTAGGCCGGGCGTGGTCGTACGCCGCCGCCACCGCACGATGCCAGTCTCCGCGTCCTGTCCGTCAATTTGGAACTCGATGCCGTAGCCGACTTCGAATTCCAGCACAGCTGCGTCTATAACCATGGTCCGGTCGAGGAGCTGGTCGATGACGGGGAGCCCGAGGTCTCCTCGGCTTGCCCGTGTCCTGTCCTCGTCGACCTCTACGCAGAGTACGCGTTCCTTCCCTGACCACACTTCTGTGCCGGGTACCGCTGGCCTGTCCCACTCGGCTTCCTGCCCCGGACCAGTCACGCGCGTAAGAACGCAGTTCGTGATCGTCGGGAGCTTCACCGCACGAGCACCCCCCGAGACCCCCTGACGATCGTGTTCAGCTCCGGTGTGGAGAACAGGTCGTTGTCGAGATTCGGCTTGGCGTACGTGATTGCCTGGCCGTCGGCTTCTCGACGGACGACTCTCGCGTCGATCGTGCCGTTCGTCGTCCCGTACATCTCCTGCGCGAGAAGGAACATGGCGCGCTGGACGTCGGCGCCGGCATAGTCCAAGCCGTGCTCGTAGCCAATGGTGGTGCGCTGCCCCGGCATCCCGTACGACGGGATCCAGTACAGCTTCGACGTTGACGGGTTGTATCTGATGCCTGCGATGGTGTCGGGGGCCCATGCCACGCCGCTGATGTCGTCGTGGACCTCGCGGATCGTGCGCAGGTACTTCCAGGTCAAGAATGCGACGAGCCTGTGCGGGATGACCGTCTCGCGGACGTATCGGGGTACGGCCGCGTACCCGAGCGCGTCCTCTAGCCGTACCTCGATCTGCGTGCGCTTGTCAGCAAGCTGCTCATCGGTGTCGTCGGGGTACAGGCTCGCGAGTACAGACAGCGGGCACAGGAAACCGCCGACGATCTCGTGGTACGTGTAGAGAGCCTGCACAAGCCCCCCGTACGTGAACTTCCAGCGTGCCACGAGCGTGTCCAGTAGCGCGGTCTGCGTACCGTTGAGCTGGTAGGTGAACACACCTGTGCCGGCCTCTGTGGCTGCCGTGTCGGGCAGCAGGATCGTGCCGTCGGCGCGGGTGAGCTGGACCACAGCCGTGTCGGGCGACGGGTCGACGGGCGTGGTACCGGCTGTGACGGTGACCTTGATGGTGGGGTTGCTGCCTTGCAGGATTCTGTCGATCATTAGCCTACCTCGAGGCGGCCGAGGTCTCGTGTTGGCGGCGCCAACGATACCTCATCGGCGGCTGGTCCTTCTGCGGGCTCGTCGGGTTCAGGCAACGCAGGCGTCACGTTGATGACACCTTCTTCGCCGGTGGTTGACCACGTGTAGCGCCACTGCCCGAGCTGCGGGAGCCACAACCGGGCCTTGCCCAGAGGCGCCGGCATGCTCCCATGGAACCCGTCGGGCGCATCGAATTCGAGGGTGCCGTCACGCGGCCCGCGCAGCATGATCGTTGAACCTTGTGGACGTTCGTGCGTGCGCATGCGCTTACCCCAGGTCCTCGGTCACGACGAACGACGGGTTGCGTTCCTTGTTGTTCGGGAACGTTTGGATCTTGCCGACGGTCCACGTCACCTCGATCTCGCAGAAGTACGTGCCTGCGGTGTCAAGGTCGCTCGCGCCCCATGTGTACGACCAGAGGCCGCTCGCGCCGGCCGGCACGTCGCAGGTGCCTTCGATGGGGTCGACGCGCGCGTCGCACACCGCGATGAACTTGACGGACGTCGCGCCGCTGATGTCGACGGGGCCGTCGTTGTCGGTGAGCTGCCCGCCGATGTCGGGGGTGGTGTCGCCTGTTTTCCACTCGGGGATTGCCATGTCGCCTCCTACGGGAACCTGTCCGAAAGGACGTTGTTGACTGTGTTGCTGTCCAGGACTGCGTTCTCGGAGTTCTCGTCGAGGAGCACATCGATGGTTGACGTACTGTCGTCGAGCTGAACGTTCACCGAGTTGGCCGCGAATACGGCGTTCACCGTGTTCTCGTCGAGGACTACTGCCTTCGTAGAACCGAAAAGTTCTGTGTTGGTCGGCTCCGCGCTCAAGACGAGCTTGTCGAGCGGCGTCGCATCCAAGATCACGTTGACCGGCATGGTGAGCGGCGGGCGGCCAAGCGCACGCAATCCGCCCGTTGCACTGCCGTGCCCCGCTGCCGTACCGATGAGCGCAGCGGGCGCATGGGGCACGCCAGACATCGCACCCGAGCCGGCGGCCGTGCCACGCAGAAGGCTTACGATGCCGGTGGTATGCGAAAGTTCGTCGCCGGTTTGCCCCTGGTCGGTGTGAGCGGTGACGTCGCAAGCGAGCTGGAAGCCGACGTCAGCAAAGACAGCGGTGTACGACGCCGACGTCGCGCCACTGATGTTCGTTTGGTCGAACGTGTCGGGATCGACCCGGACCCACTGGTACGTGAACGTGAGCGGCGGCATCCCGAACCAGTTGCCGTCGTCCGGGTTGCTGACGGTGACCGTGACACCAACGTCGACTGTGGTCTTGTTGAGCGGGAACGCTGGTCCGACATGGCTCGGCTCCGGGACCCTGAAGACGTACGCGCCCGTAGCGAGAGTCGCCGACGCCTCTCCTGAGTCGTTCGTCGCGTAGACGCGACAGTTGACATCATGAAATGAGATGTCGGCGCTCTTCGTAAGCACCAAGCTGTCGTCGGACGACCGGGCTTGGAACGTATGCCCACCGATCGAGAAGAACTCGTACTCGAACGTAGGGGTCGGCGAACCAGACCACGCACCCGGGTCAACCGTGATCGTTACCTCTGAGTTGTCGGCCGGGAGGTAGACGCCTGCCGTGAGGTCACGCACGTAATCGCCGTGGAGTGTCGGAGCGACAACGTTGACTGGCGGCTCGGCCGGGAAATCGGGGCCGCCCGTCAGGGTGCCGGAGCCATCGGCGCTGCCTGAGAGCAGCGGTGGCGCATGCGCGGCGCCAGTGAGAGAACTGACGCCTGCCATGGTGCCCACTAGTGCCGGCACAAAGTTGATGGCGCCGGTTAGCGTGCTCGTGCCCGCCGAAGTGCCGGAGAGGATCGCGACTACCTTGACGGAGCCGGTTGTGGCGCCTGTCCCTGCCATGGTGCCGGTGAGCTGCCCCGGCCGTGAGACGGTGCCGCTCATGGCGCCCAAGCCGGCCATGGTCCCCGACAGGTGGTCAGAGACCCGCACGGTGCCGCTCATCGAGCCCGTGCCATGCATGCTGCCCGAGATCGCAGCGCCCGTCGGCGGTGCGCTCGCAGCACCGAGGTAGCAGTCGTCCAGGAAGACTTCGAAGTTCTGGTTGCCGATGCCAGTAAGGCCGCTCGTGTACACCGAGTCGGTGAACGTAAGGAGCACATTCGAGAAATCGTTGACGTACGCTGTGAGCACGTCGTCAACTATCTGGAAGAGGATGACGTCACCGGGGCTCATAGACCACGTGCCCCCGGACTCGTCACTTGTCAGCAGTGTCAGGTCGCTGTCAGCGAAGATGCCGTCGGCGCGTTCGATCTTGTATGAGTCGGTTCCGAGTGCGTTGATGTACCACGAGAACCGGTAGCCCGTCGTACCAAACCCGACGTTTGCGATGCGAAGCCACAACGCCATCTGGATGTCGTTGGAGTTACCGATACCGTCGCGGTACTCCAACGCGATAGCGGAGTCCGTCAAGATGTTGCCGTCATCCCAGACCTGTGACGCGCAGTCACCTGAGCCGTTGGCCTGCGTGCCGTCAGACCAGTAGCCCATGGTGTTGAACCCACCATAGACGTCACTTGCCGACCAGGACGTTCCGCCCGGGTTGTTACCGAGTTCTGTGCCGTCAGTCCAGCCGTCGAAGTTGTCGACTTCGGTTAGGCCGTCAGTAAACGGCACGGCGACTCCCGGTCTACTGGAGGCCGGTCAACTGATCGGCGAAGAAGAAGAAGTTGTTCTCTTCGGCTTGCGTGCCCTGGCCCTCAGCGATCGCGATGAGGGCTGTGAGCTGCGAGAACGCGGACTTGACGAGCGTGACGTCGTCCTCGGTGTATCCCATGCCCATAAGGGTCGGGGTGTCGCGGGCCGCGAGGTACGCCTGGATCTTCTCAATCGTCGCGAACTGGTTATGCAGCCCGATGATGCAGTTGCCGATCGTCCGGTCCAGCGTGGCCTTGTCGACTGGGATTCCGACGCTCATGGTTAGTCCTCGTCGAGTGCGGTCACGGTATACGTCAGTTCGCGTGAGATGGTCGTGCTGCCATCGTTCGCGAGACTGAAATCTGTTTGTTCGACGTGGTATCCGGCTGCACCACCGTCAGTGCTGACAACCAATACATCTCCAGAGATGACAAGGTCTGGCTCTACCTGGAGTGCCTCGAGGATCGTGAAGTATCCATCGGTGGGGTTGAACGGACCACGTTGCTGTCCGTTGAAAAGAAGATAGGTAGCCATGTCAGTCCGCTGTCGTGGTGTAAGCACTCGTCGCGAACGTCGCGGGCGTTTGGGTCGTAGACACCGTCACGCTCGTGCACGTTCCGTACTTGCGCAGCTCACCGCTCACGTTGGTGGATGAGATTCCTTGGACGTTGGCGAATGCCACGATGGTGCTGCTGCCGGCCGTGCACGCCGCATACGCGATTGCGGAGCCGTTTGACGAAGAACCGCCTGATGCTGCGCCCATCACAGACGAATTGACCTGAGCCGGCGCGTATCCGGTGTACGTCGGCTTATGCGAGCCGTCGTTCGCTGCCGTAGCGCCGTCGCTGTCGGTGAACGCGAGGATGCTCAGCGCGATGTAGAACGGGTCGACGAGTGCCGGGAACCGGGTCTTCTGGTTCTCCTGATCGATGATCTGGTTCTCCCAGACATCCGACCAGCCCGTCCCGCCCGAGATCGTGTTCGTCTTCTTCTTCAGCTCGTCGGAGGCGGCCTGCCCCCACACCGCTGCGTGCTGCGCAAAGACCTGCTCCAGCCACACGTTGAACGCATCGCTGGACAGGATTGGAAGTTGCATGTACTGCCCGGCGTGCGGGTTCAACCACACGCGCTTGTCCTCTGGGATCTCCGTCGCAGCTTTGGCCCAGGGGCCATCGAAGACGCATGAGCGTTGAGCGTTGATCAGCTCAGCCGCCTCGTTCGTGTTGAACGTCTTCTCCTCGCCGAGCGGTTCCTTGATCGCCTCGAGGCCCTGCTGCGAGAGCATGTACGTCTTGCCCTCGATCCGCCAATGCCGGTGGGGCATGGCGAGACGGCGGGCGAACGTCTCCGCCGTCTCGTCGTGCATCTCGATCGTGTGCGGGTGGCTCTGCGCGAGCAACGCGAGCCGTGTCGCGTTCTGCTGCTCGTCCAGGTCGACGACGTACCCCTTCTTGACCAGCGCCTGGACCTGCTTCGAAACGGCCAGCTCTGACCTGTTCGCGGCATAGGGGTCCGTGCGCAGCATGTGCGTCACGTCCTCGATATTCCGTGGGCAGCCCAGGTGGACGAGCGTCCGCCTGTCCAGTTCAAGAAGGGGCATTCTGCGTGAGTCCCTTGTCGTTAGCTCGTGCGCTTGGCGCGAGCACGACGCGCCGCCGTGGGCTTGGCGGCGGTGCCGAGCGGAGCCGCGTCGCCGTTGGGCTCCGCGTCTCCGCCGTTGGACTCGCCGTCGTCCTCTCCGCTGTCGGCCTGCTCATCGGCGGCGCTCTCACCGGTGTCACCCGTGTCGTCGCCGCCGTCGTCGGCAGAGGCCGACGAGTCGGGCTCCTCGTCCGACTCGCCGCCCGTGTCCTCGTCTCCGTCGCCGTCGTCGCTGTCGTCGTCGGCGCCGTCCCACTCGTAGTGGACCTCGAGGTCGACCGGGTCGAAGGACTCGGGGCTGGCCGCAAGGATCGGGTGACCCTCACGGATGCGCTTGCCCTTCGCAACGATCACGCTGGCGCCCTCAAACGTCGTCGCAAACGTGCGGTTCGCGACGAACACAGCGCCGCGCTTCTTGTCTTCGGCCACGGTCTCCCCCGTTCCCTACTTGACCTTCAGGACGCGGAACGCGTTCGGCGAGAGCACCACCGACGTGTTCCGCCAGAAGGCGACGATGCCGCGCTGGCCCGTCGGCCGGCCGGACGTGCCGAACAGGTGCGGCACCAGCTCGATGTCCATGCCGACCCGGTCGACGATCAGGAAGTAGCGCCAGTCGCCGACCGCGAGGATCAGGTTGCCGGTGGCGATACCGCTCGCCATCGCCGAGCACTCGTTCGCCGGCCGCCCGAGGAGCTGCGCCCCGAGGTTGCCCGGCGTCGGGACCTGGTTCTGGAACCCGAGCTGGAGGTTCTGCACGAAGATGTTCGCGCCGCCCGCCGTGTCGAACTGGCGGGTGAGGTCGTAGACGGAGAGGTTGCCGACCCACTGCGCGCGGGCGCGGAAGCGGGCGGGCAGGTTCTCCCACACCTTGTAGATGTCGGCCACGGCGAACGTGGCGGAGCCGGCGCCGGTGACGACCGTCGTCGCGCCCGTCAGGAAGCCGCTCGGCTCGTCGGAGCCGTCGCCGTCCGTGAACTTCTGCGCCTCGACGTCGTCCTTGCCGTCCTGGATCATGACGGCGATGTCGGACTGGAGCGAACCCCAGTCCTGGCCGATCTCGACCGAGTACGGGATGAACGCGTCGCATCGGACCGGCGTGGCGTCCGGCTGCGCGAGCGTCGGCGAGTCGTCGGTCATCTGCGCGGCCTGCGCCTTGTACGACACCGAGACACCGGCGGAGCTGACGCCCTGCCACGTCGTCGTCGCGATGGACTCGACGCGGGCGATGTTGCGGTACGGGTTGACCGAGTGGTTCGACGTCGGGATGATCGTCGGGTCGAGCGTGAACGGCACCGCGAAGCCGCCGCCGGAGCCGGCGGTCGACAGCGCGCGCTGCTCCTCGTTCGTCAGCGGGCGGCCCATGAGGCTCTTGCCGAACGCGCGCTTGTACTCCGGCGAGCCCGTCGACAGGATGCGCCGCGCGAGGAAGTCGGCCTGGTCGCTGCCCAGCTCGACGTCCGCGTCACGGAACTTCTCCAGCAGGCCCGCGATGTGCTCCTGCGCACGCTCCCGCGACACCTCGGGGTGCGGGAACGTCGTGTTCTTGTCCTCGAGCGCGCGGAGAACGTTGTCCCTCAGCTTCGAGGACTCCTCGGCGGGAGAGCGCGCCCAGTTGCGGATGGCCCAGACGTCGTAGATGTTGGTCGGACCGGAGTCGCGAGTCGTGTGAAACGTGGCACCGCGCTCCGACGACCCGCCGCCGTCGTTGATGTTCTTGAGCCGGTCCGCGCGAGCGCGCAGCTCCTTGATGATGTCCTCGTTCTCCTCCAGCTCCTCGTTGTAGTCGTTCCACGACTTGCGCTGAGCCTCCGGCATGATCTGGCCGGCGAACGCGGAGTCCAGCTCCGTCAGGGCGGTGCGGATCTGCGCCTGGCGGACCTCGAACTCCTCGATCGTGCGCGGCCGATCGTTCGTCGGCAGGCCCGCGAGGAAGAGGGCGTTGGACGTACGCTGCCACGACTCCTCGTCGTGCAGCAGGGAACGGAGGGCGGTCACGCCCGCCGGGATGGTGAGGGACTTCACAGTCTCCACGGCTCCTTGGTGTTGCCTCGGAGAGGAGTGGGGGCTGACCCCGGCGCCTCAAGGTAATCGGGCCGCTCGCGGCGCTCTCGGCGCGGCTGCGGCCCCTCGACGATGTCCTCCTTGCCCGGGAGGGGCGGGTGTTCGCGCTGCCAAGCAGGCACGAAATCCTTGTCGCCGGCCGGTGTGTCAGCCGGCGTGTCTGCGCCCTCCTCGGACTCGCCCGAGGCGCGCTCCGCCGGCTCGTCAGCCGTTGCGTCTGGAGCTTCCGGAGTCGCCTCGCGGGCGCCCTCCGGCGTCTCCTTCTCGGCAGGTGACGTCTCGGCCGCGCCGTCTTCGGGGTCGGCCTTCTCGTCGGCGCGCTGAGTGGAGACGGTGATGTGCTCGCGCGGCTGCTCACGCTCGGGCGAGACCTTGCGAGCAATCAGATCTGCGAGGGTTGCGCCCTCTCCGGCCATGCGCAGCATCTCCGGGTCGCCGAGACCGAGGCCCGCAGCGATGTACTCGTCCGTCAACGAGCGGAGACCGGCTGTCGCATCGGGATAGGCCGGGAACGTGACAGGCCCGAACTCGCTGACGCGCATCTCCTTGATGGTGCGCTCAGGAATGCCGTTCGGGTTGTGCTCGGAACGGGGCGGCTCCTGGTTCCAGTCCTCTTTGATGATGCTGAAGCGGAAGCTAGCGCCGTAGAGCCCGGCTTCGAGGCCGGGGAGAAGGGTGCTGCGCACGTAGTCGGCGTCGAGCAGGTCGACCTCGTACGCGCCACCGGTATTGTCCTCGGCGAGAGACCGGATCGGGCCGAGCGGCTTGCTACCGATCTGCGGGTCCCGGCCATGTTGGAACAGGACCTTCATGCCCGTCCTGTTCTCTTTGAACGTCTTCTTGGCAGCCCCGGGCGCGATGCGCTCCATGAAGTTGCCCTCGAACCAAGAGTCGATCTCGGTCCAGCGGTTGAACACGCAGAAGTGCCCGGCCATGACTGGCGTGTCACCGTCGCCGGAGCCGTTCTTCGCGCGCAGCTCGATCCCCGGGATGGTTAGCTCTCCCTCGGAAGGGGGAGACCAGAGGCGGATGAGGTTGTCCCTCGGCGCCTCGTACCGACCCGGAGGCGGCGGCGTTGACTTGCCACTCATGGCGGGGCAGGCTAGGCGCTATCTGAACGCCTAGTCACCGCCACCTGTACTTTCGTTAGGACCGGGTCCTTTGTCCATGAAGGGCCACAGGAACGTGCCGGGTTCCCGCGCAGCGCGATGCTTGACGAACGTGTTCCCGAAGCGCAGGTTGACCATTGTCCGGTCGTCGTCGACCTCGGCCTGCTCGGCAAGTCGCCGCTGCTCCTCCGCTTCTGTCGCCTCGCGCGCGAGCCGCACCTGCCGCGCGTAGTCGTTCTCTTCGATGACGTCGGCGTCTGGGACGTCGTAGTCTGCTGACGCCGCGCCGCTTGTGCCGTTCGCGCTCGCGCCGGCACCGTTGCCATTCCCGTTCGAGTTGCCGTTCCCGTTGCCGTTGAGGAGGTTGCTGCTGTTCGTCTCCGGCTGTGACGCTGAGCCGGGCGGTTGGAGCTGGACGCTGACGAGCCCCGTGTGCTTCAGCAGCGTCATGTCCCCGGCGTTGACAGCCTTCACGACGCTGTCAGGCTCGAAGCCTTCCTTCACAAGGATGGCGATCGTGGTGGCGTCCGCCTGGAGCGCAGCGGCCGTGTCGGTCGCGTCCTCCTGGAGGAAAGAGATGTCGCTCGGGTCGTACCACAAGCGGACGCCCTGCCCGCGCGGAAGGTCGACGATCCGCTGGAGGCTGCCGCACGCGTTGCGCCACATGGGACGCATCGCGAGGTCACCGAACGCGCGCTTGGCCTGCCCGTAGTTGCTGTACGTGCTGGCGTCAAGACCTTCGCTCAGCCCGATGATGATCGGCGGGACTCGTGCGGCTGCGCAAATGCGTGTCTCGCCCGCGCCCTGCACTTCCTTGAATGACGCCTGTTGCATGTTGGCTCCGACGAGCGTCACGTCAGCGCCGCCACCGAGGTAGATGGTCTTGTAGGCGTTCATGACGCCCGTGTGTTCTTCCTCGAACGCCTCGACGAACTCCTTGAAGTTCTTCGGCGTGATGTCCTTGTCGAGCGAGACGATCGTGTTCACTGTCGCGCCCTGCTCGAAGAACTTCAGCTTGTGTGTGGTGGCTGCGTCGTCGCTCCGGATCTCTTTGATGACCGGAGTGATCCACGACATGCCACGAAACCGGCCCGTCGGGTCCGGCACGAGCTTGAAGTGAGCGACCTCGTCCGCGAGAAATGTTTTGACCGGCTGGCCTGAGTTGCGGCCACCCGGATGGTAGATGTAGCCGATGACCTCGGTGTCCCACTCCCACAGAGGATGATCGCTGTTCGGCTTGAGCTGCGACCCACCGACGATCGTGACCCAGTCAGGCTGGAGGCGCCGGCACGACCACGGCGCCGTACCGAACTGCGACTTCGGGCCACGCGCGATGAACGCGTTGCCGGCGAGGTCAACATCGAGGGACATGATTGACAGTAGGTCGCTTGTGCTGCCGCCCGCCCAGGGCTCTTCCAACGGGAGTAGCGCTTGCGTTCCGAAGAGCGCGCCGGCTTTGCCGTTGTCCATCTGCTGGAACTGGAAGCGGGCTTCGCTGAACAGCAGCATGCGTGCGACGAGGCACGCGTACACGACGCCGTTGTTCTTCATGGCGCCTTGCACCATGCCCTGGAAGTCGGCGGGGATCTCGTCGGCTGGCTGCCCGAGGCTGTACTGGTTGTTGTTCGGCATCGGGAAGCCGTTGAGCATGATCATCGACAGCCAGTCGTCGACGGTCAGTGTCGGCCACGTCTCCCCAGATCGCGCCTGCTGACGCCCCCCGAGCCAGTCACGAAGGACGCTCATGGAACCACCCTCACGATTGAAGTACCTGTTTCCTGTATGACGAGAGCGCCGCCGACCATGCTAACTTCGGTCGCGAACTCGTATCGGAACCGAAGATGACCCTCACGAAACTGACCTTTGTTGCTGCTCTCGTTGCCCTCCCGCTCGCGGCTTGCGGCCAGGGACGACAGACGGCGACGACGTGCACCGACAACGACTTCTACAGTCGCGCCGTCGACATCGCTCACGTCACGTACGGCATTCCGAAGGACGGCCGGTACCTCGCGCTGAGCGCCGCCCATTACGACAACGGGCAGGCCGCGACGGTGCATGTGCGTTTCGACGGCACGACGCACGATGTCGACGTCCGTTGCGTCAACGGGCACGCCGAAGTCGACACTCACTGAGGGGTCCTCCGGTTGCCTCGCGGTGGCGAACTGACCAAGAACGCCACCGCGAGCAACAGGACCCCTAGCACCACGATGGCGACCCAGGGGGCTAGTCCCCATGCCAGGCCCCCGGTTACGCAGCACAGCCCCAGGACCGCGAGGAGCTGCGCGACATAGAGCCGCGCCTTCTGCGACGGGACGGCGCGCTCGGTACGCCTCCCTGTCGGGTTTGTGTTAGTCGCGGCTGCCATCGAGCCTCCCGTAGAGGACCGTGGTCACGGGCTCTCCTCCCGTGGAGACGGTCGGTTCGATGGCCGCATCGTGTGGCGTTTCGTGCGTGCGGGTCATGGCCGGGCACGGTACGCGCGCCCGCGATTGGACCAGCCGGTGGACTACCCGAACGGCAGTTTGCTTACGCCGTGTTCAGGTAGAACGCTGGCAACGACGCGCCAATCCCGGCGCTTGGTCATAGGAGGCCATCGTGAGCAAGGACACCAAGGACTTCCCGTCCGCCCTCGGCGCCCCGGCCGAGCACCCCGCGAACCCGAAGATCGTCGGTCCGTCGACGGATCCGCTGGTCGTTGAGGAGGGCACCCGCAAGACGGTGCCGATCCAGGACCCGCCCGGCCCGTCGCCGTTCAAGTACGTCGACGACCGGGGCAAGGAGCATGACAGCGCCGGCGACGCGATGGACGCGACGCGCAAGAACGCCGAGCGCAAGAACGACAGCGACTAGCTGCCGGTGAGCGACTTCATCGAACGCGTCCGTGAGGTCGCTCGCAACCACGGATACGCAATCGGCGTCCACGGCTCGCAGAAACGTGACCTGGACCTCATGGCCATGCCGTGGACGCCTGAAGCGTGCAGCGCGCAGGACCTCGTAGACGCCATCTCCGAGGAACTCGACCTCCATCAGCGTGCCGTCAACCTGTACGCCGAGCCCGATGGGCCGCGCGTCATGCCGAACCCGGAGCCGAAGCCATGGGGCCGGCTCGCGTGGTCACTCGACGGCTGTCCGTCTCACTGGAAGTACGTCGACATCAGCGTCGCGCCGCGAGCCGGAGAAGCAGTTCCGGTGATCGCCTACCAAGTGGTAACTTCGAAGTGACATGCCCGGCCGGGGTGGGAGCGCACCCCGGCCGAGTTGTCTAGAGCCGCCAGGGCTCCGAGCCGGGATCGTACCCCTTCGTCTCGCTTGACTTCGCGGCGTTCTGGTGTCGCTTCAGGTGCGCCTCGACGCCGGCGCGGTCCGCATCGGGGATGTTCGCTCCCGGTAGACGCGCCAGCGCGTTGTTGACGCCGTTCAGGTTTGCAGCTCCCGGCTTGCCATTGACGACCTCGTGGTGCGGGAACTTGTACGCCGCCTTCTTCGTCTGGTCCGCGCTTCCGTCGACCCACGCGTACATCAGCCGCAGTGTCGACCTGCCGGCGTCGTCAGGGATCTTGCTGACCTGAGAATTCGCATCCCAGGTCCCTTCGACCACCTTCGTGTTGTGTGGACCGATTGCAGGCAACTGACCTCCTCGATGCAAGTTGCCGTGCACGGTACCGGCGACAGCCCGAGCGTGTGTACCATGCCTATGCTCCCGGCCGGACAGCCCGGGGCGTGTATGGCTCAAAGGCGTTGACGGCGGCTGGTGGTCTATGGGAGGACTCCGGCCGCCGTTGGCGTCTCCTGTACCATGCGCCGCGCGACGTCGAGCGGGCCGCCTCATACCCTGCGACCCCAGAGGGCGAACACTCTCCACGACCCCATAACGACCAGGTGCGGGGAGCCGTCGGATCAGGTGCGAACAATCTCCCGGCTAGTCCTCCGACGCCGCCTACTTTCTCGCGTAGTGGGTATCGGGGGTGCGCAGGCTGCGCGCACCCGTGTAGCCTGCCGGCCACTCTTGGCCCGCCGTAGGAGCGCCCCGTGACTAAACTCGCTGCTGTACTTGCCGCTGTGTCAGTCGTGTTCGCCGGTGCTGTCCTTTTCGCACCGCACGCGATCCCTGACCACCAGCCAAGTGTCCGCCTTGGCCAGACGCAATACGCATCTGTTCGTTAGCGTGTCAAGTTCTTGAGCGGCCGTGGCCGTGGCTGTGGGCGCTGCTTGTACACGTTTGAGTCTGCGTGAACTACGATCACGAACATCTTGGTTCCTTGATATGCGTCGGACTGCAAATCCGTTCCCATCGCAAGGTGACGCCGGTTCGATCCCGGCCCGGGGATTCATGACGACGATACCTGTACTCGGATCGACGAAAGTCCGCGAAGTTGAGTGGCCGCCATGCGCCGGCGAATGCCCCAGGTGCACGGCGCGCCTTCAATTCCACAGCCTGACGGCATGGTGCCTCTCGTGTGGCTGGTCACTCAACCGCGACCACGAGCCCGGCAAGACGGCATGACCGGCAAGTTCGCAATCAGTGGCAGGATCCCAGTCGACGACCAGACGACCGTGTCGCAGGTGTCAGGCGTCGGCGCACCCGTGAAGGACGAGCATGGCAACGTCATCGGCGAGGTCGTCGGTGTCGGTCACGACCGCCGTGGCCTCTCCGTCGACATGGTGCTGACTGAGCAGGCGTACAGCGACGTCCTGCACGGCCGTGAGCCGGTCTTCTTTACGGCGCCTACTCGTGCCGACGCTGAGCGGACATACCGTACGGCGCTCGCGCGACTACGCCGTCAGCACTGGTTCTAAAGACGGCAACGGCTCGCCGTCCTAGCGAGCCGTCAACCTGGAGGGGTTTGGACAACCGGGATGCTACACAGCATCCGGGCTCTTGTCGAAGAGTCGCGCTAGCACCCGCTCCACCGCACGGTGTAGGTCGGACTCCAGCGCTGCGGCGTCTCCGACTGTGGCAGGCCCAGCCGTGCCGGCAGGGAACGTCACCTCGACCGACACACCTGTCGGCCGGATTCGGATGTCGTAGACCGCGCCGGGCGTCTGGCATTCGGACGCAGCCATCTGTTCGACGCCGCGCCGCATCCAATCAAGCGCCTCCGTGATGAACGTCAGGGCGTGGCGGCCGTCGGAGATGCCGGGGTGCGAGTACGCGCGGTTGAGGGCGTCGCGGGCGTTTGCGATGCACTCGCGCGGCGCGACGCGGTCGGGGCCGATGGGGTCGTTCCAGTTCACCTGATCACCAAGTAGTCGCCACGGTTGCGCTTCGGGGGGTTTGTCATCGCTGCCCAGATTCGTGTTTCGAGTTCGGCGATGTGCATGAACGCTGGTTCGTCGAGCCCTAGCCACCACTCGTTGAGGTCACGCCATGCCCACTCTTCGTCGGAGAGTTCGAGGCATTCGGGCTTGCCGCACCGCGACCCCATGACCTGGCTGCCGCATTCGGTGCAGCCCCGGATGCGTGCTACCACTGGCGTCCCCTCGTACGCGACGATGTCTCCGCCGATGGCCTGCTCGTACTTGACGCCACCTTCGAGGACCACGGTGCGCCTGTTCTGGTCAGCTACGGCACGCTCGAACTGCTCGGCGAGTCGTTCGCGTGCCGCGTAGTAGGCGGCTTTCTGCGACGTGTTGTCGCCGGTCACATAGCCGCTGCTGGAGAAGGTTTCGACGTGCAGGCTGTAGGGGACGGCGTACCCGCCCCTGATCTCGTTCTCCGACAGGAGCCCTGCCTCCCTGACGAGCTTCTCCCATCGTGCGGCTTCGTCTGCTGGCAGCGGAAGCCCTTCGAATCGTTCGTCGATCGACTTCAGCTCTTCGACGCATTCGTGTATGGCTGCCATGACCTCGGTCCGGAGCATGAGGGTCTCCTCAGCGTAGGAGGCCCATGAAGCCATCGTGCATGAGGCTGTCGCGTACGAACGCCGGGATTGCTTCGAACGCGGTCTGTACTTTGACCGTGATCTTCTGGCCGGTTGACGGCTCGATGGTGTAGCCGAAGAACATGTACGGCATGCCGCCGTACATGACGTAGTCCGGGTGGGTTACGACGCGGTACGCGTAGCGCGGCCACACCGGAGTCTCTGTGTTTGCTGCCGCTGGTACACCCTCGGGCATGGACTCCGCCCAGGGGAGCGCCGGCTGCGGCGTGGTGCTCTTCTCGCGTTGCTTACGCATGCTGGTACTCAGCGTACCCCGCGACGGCTTCGATGCGCTGATCGTGCCGTTGCAACCGGTACGCAAGGTAGTCCTTGACCTCACGAGCGTACGGTCCCTTTGACCAGCCCTCCAGCATGAGTACGTCATCCTTCGATTGGACGTCAACCGAGGCGTCGTATGGCTGTCGGTCTGTGGAGAAGAGATGCGCCCCGTCCCAGCCGACGTTGTCGCGGACGTACGCCACGACCTGACTGAGCGTGCGACCCACGACGCATGTCGGCTTGCTTGCGTCAGACGCCGGTACCGCCTGAACGTCAATCTCGGGCGTGTCGCAAATCGCGTCCGCTGCGACTGCACGAGCTATCCCGGTAAGCGACGTAGTCAACGACTTGATGACGTCGGCTGGTAGCTCGCCGCTGTCGACCAAATCCAGCGGTATCGAAAGACTGAACAGGTGCGAGGGGTAGCGGCGCGTGGGCAGGCGGTCTGGGTCAGGCATCGAGTCGAGGGGTTTGGAGTTTGTGCATGACCAAGGCAAGCATCGCTTGCGTCGAGTTGTCCGACTCCTCGACCATGCGAAGTTCGTCGTACAGCTCAGGCTCGGCCTGTCGGAACAGCTCGGCTTGGCGGTTCGCTATCGCCAGCGACGCAAGTTCCTGCGAATAGAACGTCGTCTCCTGACACGCTCTGCACGTCCCCGACCAGTGGTCGCTGCGGCTCTCTGGTTCTTTTGCTTTGACATGGCCGCCGCACTTGTGGCACGTGAAAACGTCACCGATCGCTTGGTCTCGGTATTGACGAGAACGCTGCTCCGTCAGGGGGCCGAGCGCTTCGACATCGCGGCGGCGTGCGTAGTCGAGAAATTCGAGGCGAATCGTAGGCAAGTCGTCAGGGTGCTCAGTCACCGGCACGCCGAAGAGTGTCTTGCGCGGATCTGTCGCGCTGCCGCTGAACCCGACAGCGAAGCCTGTGTCATGAGGATCGGCGCTGACCATGTCGACCCAATCCACCTTGTGGAACCTGACCTCAAGGTACTTGCCGAGCTCAAACGCCAGTCGCTTACCGGCCGTGTCGAGCAGGCCCCTGGCGCTCGCTACCTCGCGCGGCAGCGGCTCTATGCCCACCGTCCCGGGTGTTACGCGAGGGTCCACCATGAAGTGCTTCACGCTTTTGCCCTGCATTTGCGCGGCCTGGAGCACAGCTCGTATCCGACCAAAAGGTGTGGTTGGCTCAGTCAACGGTGAACCTAAAGGTGTCGTAGCCGAACAGTGTGTTGGCGTGGCGGGTGTAGGCAGGCGGGATGTCCTGCCCGCGCTCGGCGTACTGCCTGGCGATGTGCGCGAGGTACGCGTCTTCCATGTGGTCAGCGGCCGTGCGCTCCGTGCCCGGCTTCCACACGTACGTGTAGGCGCAGTCAGCGCACGCGTAGATGCAGTCACCGACGTAGTAGACGCGGTCAAAGATGGCGATGCCACGGTCAAGTGCAGCGCGGATCGTCGGGTGGTCGAGCATGAGCGAGTACGACGGGCTCACATCCACCCGGTAGATGAACGTCGCCAAGCGGCCACAGTTGGGCGCCTCGCACTTGGTGCCGAGGGGGATCTCAGGGAGCGGGTCCCACATGCTCATGCCGGCGGCTCCAGCTTGCTCGTCTCGACGGTCTTCTCTCCGCGTGGCATGGGGTCCACGTACCAGCTCGGGGCATCCGGACCTGCGGTCTGGACGAACGTGCCGGTAGTGGTGCCGCCGTCCTTACTGACCCTGATCTCGAAGACGCGGTGGCAGGCGGGGCACTCGAACGCATCCGCGTACGGCGGCTCACGGAACGCCATGTCCGCCGGCCGCATGACCATGACGTCCGGGTGTGCGCAGTACGGGCACGGCATCCACTGCGCGACCTCGAGGCCATGCCCTGTGACCCTTGCGCGCTTCATCGCGGTGGCGTTCAGCTCCTCCATGCTGCTGAACGTTTCAGGCTCCATTTGCTGTCCTTTCGTACCTGCGCCATTCGCGGTTGTCTCGGGCTCTCTCAAGTCGAACAGCGGCGCGCTCCCTGCCCAGCTCGCAGTACTGCCCGTGTCCGTGCACGTGGCAGTGCCCGCCCTTGCCGATACGGCCGCGCATACGACTCGCCTGCCGGTTACGCCCACGCATACCGCACCTTGCGTGGCGGCTCCGGCACGCGTACCTCGCGTATGGGTTGCATGCTCTCACCCTCCGGGACGATGACGAATTCCAAAGGCCCGACCGACGGCAACGTTTCGAACAAACCTTTAGGCCACTCGACCGTGTACTCCATCCGGTAAGTCGTCCCGACAGGTGCGCTCGTGTCGATCTCAGGGCGTAGGCATGCCCCTTGCTCCGGTACCACCACCCGCGCCCGCTCACGCACCACCACCCCGCCACTCTCCACGCAGGACCACACACTCAACGCGTCCGTGAGGTCACATGGACCGTCCTGGTCGCAGAGCACCACACGCGGCGGGAGTATGACACCTTGCTCAACCTCTATCCGTGTCCGCTCGTGCATGCCCCACAGCGTACCCCACGACCCAAAAAGTTGACTGAGAACTGTCTCCCCCCAGACCCCCCACGCGACTTCCGTTGCGATGCCGCCTGCGGCAGCGAATTGAAAGTCTGTGCTCGTGCCGTGGGCACGAGCGGAGAGCGGTACAGCGGAAGCGAGCCGGCGAGCTGCCGTGAGGGCTGTGGGGGTGCGGCAGTGGACCCGGGCGCGACTGAGCGTGGGGGTCCTTGCCGCGTGGGTGGGTCACAGCATCCGTGAACCCGGCTGTGTGGCGTGCGGCATGCCTGTATGGGTGGCCGGGGCGCGCACCCCCGAAGGGGGTTTTCGGGCTGCGGTTGCCTGTATGGGCCGACGGCGGGCCGCAGCGTGGGCGTGTGCGGCGGTGTCTGTGGCGTTGGGTGGGCGCGAGCCCTAACCCGCCGATGCGGGCTAGGGCGTGGGGTCGGTGTCTGTGCCGTCCCCGAACGGCACAGCACGGCCGTCGTCCGGAAGCGTCCGGTGTAGCCACTCGTCCGCCCGGAGCCCATGAGCGCGACGCGCAAGATTTTCGATGTCGGAGTCCGTCAGGTGGAACGCTTTCACGCGCAACGGAACGGCCTCCTCCGCCGCGAGCCACCCGATCCCCCGCGAGTTTTCGGTCGGCGGGATGGTTGAGGCGTCGTACCCCTGGCTCGCTGCCCGCGTGCCGAGGATCATGTCGCTTGCTTCTGCGGTGCCGGACCGGAACGCCCACCGGTACCCGATGAGGTCCCGGAGCGATGTGGGGATCACGTCGTGTGACGGCTTCTGCGCCGCGCCGATGAAGATCACGCCGGGGGCTCGTCCCCTGCGGACCAGGTCCGTGGCGGTCTCCATGAGTGCGGTGCCGAGCGCCTTGCTCCCTACCTTTGGTCCGGCAAGGCTTGCGTAGTACGGCATCTCGTCCATGACGACGACGATGAGCTTGAGGCCCATGCTCCTCGTGATCGCCCTCGCCCCCTCCGCCTTCAGGATGTCCTTGCGGCCGTTCATCTCCTCCTGAACGGTTTTCAGGACGTCGAGTGCTTCTTTGCCGTCAAGGCCGACGAACGCTTTGCAGCACGGCGTCCATGCCGTCATCTCGTAGTCCTTGCCGTCCAGGATGTACAGGTCAACGTCGGGGTCGAGGGCGGCCGTAGCCACAATCTGGCTCATGCCGACGCTCTTACCCGACCCCGGCTCCCCACCGAGGAGAAGGTTTCGTTGCACGAGCGTGATGGACCGCTCGTAACCGTCCTCGTCGACAGCGACAGGGATCGGCTCCCACATCGACAACTGCTGCCGGTACAAGTGAGGCCACTCGTACGACTCACCCGTCATGAACGGGTCACGGCGGACGAGGACAGCCTGAGCCCTGGATGCGTCCATCGGCCGCGCCGGGTCACGAGTCACCTTGACCATGCTGCACTTGAGGGCGCCCGCCATCTTCTGCGCCGCTGCGTCAAGCGCAGCGATCTCATCGCCGTTCGCGACCTTCAGCGTCAGCTTCTCCCCGGTCGGGACGTGCGCGACACGCAGCACACGCGGCGGGTCGACATTCCGCCTGGCGTCCATCGCCGCGCGCCGCCACTGCCGGCGCACCATGCTCGTCGTCAACCACCGCGTCAGCACGCCACGAACCCGGGCGTTTGACACGAGCACAACCGTTGTGACACTTGTCAAGCCGATCCCGATCTGGGTGCCGAGCCTTAGGCTCAGGGTGAGAGCAGTCACGAACACGACGGTGAACATCGCCAGCTCGACCCTGACACGCCACAGCAGTCGCACAAACGACGCGATCACATCAGTGCCTTCGCTCTTCCGACTGCCGCTGCGAGATGTTGAAGCCATGTTCAGGATGGTACCGCCGAAACGACGGTGTTACACGCATCAGGGTCGATAAGTCGCATCGCACCACGATGGCGCCGCGCGCGCCAAGAGCAACG